AAACAGGGCAATAAGGGCGAAATCCGACCCCCCCATGCCCCCGCCAACACCCCCCCCGATGCCCCCCGGGGGTCTTTCCTGGGGGGCCTTTGTCAGGGTTGCCTGTGTCACCCACGGGCCCCTTGGTCACGCTTGGCTGGGTCACCCCGGAGCCCCGGGTCACGTTTGCCGGGGTCAGCCCTGGGGCCCTTCGTCACGCTCCATTGCCCGCTCCCCGCCCCCCTTGGGGGCTTGGCTGGCGCGGCCGGGGGCGCGACCGCCTCTCTGTCCCCGCCCCCTGTCATTCTACCCTCCAACGGCGTGCAGGCTCCCGCGCCGCCCCCCGCTCCCGCCCCCACCAGACACACCCCCTGCGACCCTGCCCCCTCATCACGGTCACGCATGGCTGCGCCCGCGCGGCGCCCCCCGACCCCCCCGATCCCCGGAACGTCCGCCGCCATCCACCGCCCGCAGCCCCCGGAGCCCGCGGACCCCGACCCCCCGCCGCCCGCCCGCCGTAGCGCCGCTCTGTGCGGGGGGGCTGGGGGGCCGCGGGGGAAGGCCACGCCCCCTCCACTTTTTCCAGGAATGCGCGGCCCCCCATGCCCCACCCCCCGATGCCCCCCGGGGGTCTTTCCTGGGGGGCCTTTGTCAGGGTTGCCTGTGTCACCCACGGGCCCCTTGGTCACGCTTGGCTGGGTCACCCCGGAGCCCCGGGTCACGTTTGCCGGGGTCAGCCCTGGGGCCCTTCGTCACGCTCCATTGCCCGCTCCCCGCCCCCCTTGGGGGCTTGGCTGGCGCGGCCGGGGGCGCGACCGCCTCTCTGTCCCCGCCCCCTGTCATTCTACCCTCCAACGGCGTGCAGGCTCCCGCGCCGCCCCCCGCTCCCGCCCCCACCAGACACACCCCCTGCGACCCTGCCCCCTCATCACGGTCACGCATGGCTGCGCCCGCGCGGCGCCCCCCGACCCCCCCGATCCCCGGAACGTCCGCCGCCATCCACCGCCCGCAGCCCCCGGAGCCCGCGGACCCCGACCCCCCGCCGCCCGCCCGCCGTAGCGCCGCTCTGTGCGGGGGGGCTGGGGGGCCGCGGGGGAAGGCCACGCCCCCTCCACTTTTTCCAGGAATGCGCGGCCCCCCATGCCCCACGGGGGTCTTTCCTGGGGGGCCTTTGTCAGGGTTGCCTGTGTCACCCACGGGCCCCTTGGTCACGCTTGGCTGGGTCACCCCGGAGCCCCGGGTCACGTTTGCCGGGGTCAGCCCTGGGGCCCTTCGTCACGCTCCATTGCCCGCTCCCCGCCCCCCTTGGGGGCTTGGCTGGCGCGGCCGGGGGCGCGACCGCCTCTCTGTCCCCGCCCCCTGTCATTCTACCCTCCAACGGCGTGCAGGCTCCCGCGCCGCCCCCCGCTCCCGCCCCCACCAGACACACCCCCTGCGACCCTGCCCCCTCATCACGGTCACGCATGGCTGCGCCCGCGCGGCGCCCCCCGACCCCCCCGATCCCCGGAACGTCCGCCGCCATCCACCGCCCGCAGCCCCCGGAGCCCGCGGACCCCGACCCCCCGCCGCCCGCCCGCCGTAGCGCCGCTCTGTGCGGGGGGGCTGGGGGGCCGCGGGGGAAGGCCACGCCCCCTCCACTTTTTCCAGGAATGCGCGGCCCCCCATGCCCCACCCCCCGATGCCCCCCGGGGGTCTTTCCTGGGGGGCCTTTGTCAGGGTTGCCTGTGTCACCCACGGGCCCCTTGGTCACGCTTGGCTGGGTCACCCCGGAGCCCCGGGTCACGTTTGCCGGGGTCAGCCCTGGGGCCCTTCGTCACGCTCCATTGCCCGCTCCCCGCCCCCCTTGGGGGCTTGGCTGGCGCGGCCGGGGGCGCGACCGCCTCTCTGTCCCCGCCCCCTGTCATTCTACCCTCCAACGGCGTGCAGGCTCCCGCGCCGCCCCCCGCTCCCGCCCCCACCAGACACACCCCCTGCGACCCTGCCCCCTCATCACGGTCACGCATGGCTGCGCCCGCGCGGCGCCCCCCGACCCCCCCGATCCCCGGAACGTCCGCCGCCATCCACCGCCCGCAGCCCCCGGAGCCCGCGGACCCCGACCCCCCGCCGCCCGCCCGCCGTAGCGCCGCTCTGTGCGGGGGGGCTGGGGGGCCGCGGGGGAAGGCCACGCCCCCTCCACTTTTTCCAGGAATGCGCGGCCCCCCATGCCCCAGCAAGCCGCAGCGACTTTCCGCGCCTGCCTCATGACACTCGCACAGCCCACACCCTTTTCGCCTGAATCCGCCACCTCATTCTGAAATTCCCATATCCGCCGTCTGCTGCTTCGTCACCCGCCGACCCTTAGCCCTCTTAGCCGCCTCACCCGCCTCCCCTACGGTTACCCCACAGCCTTGCCTCACCTGAACCCCCCTAAAGCACGGCCTCCCGCCTGCCGCCAACGACCTCCCAACGTTGCGCGCCCCGCGCCTCTTTGTGCAGATTACACTGCCGCTTCCCACAACACTACGCACTCCCCCTTCTGATTGCCGCACTGCCTTTCCATTTCCTGTTGCACTTGGCCACCGCATTCCCACAGCTTGCCCCCCGGGGACCCGCTTTTCTAACACAAACACACGCTTTCTACTTCCCCTTTCTACGCTTACATGCACACACACACCGCCGCTTTCGGGAAATCTGTACCCGTACTGCCTCCGGCAGACCCCGCAAATCCCCCCGGGCCTACATCCCAAGAAACACGCGTTACTCTGACGTAGCCGCCCTACATAAGCCTCTCACACTGCTCTGCCCCCTTCTTTCCTCAACTGCCTTGCTCCTGACACACTGCCCTGAGGATGGAACACGACCTTGAGAGGGGCCCACCGGGCCCGCGACGGCCCCCTCGAGGACCCCCCCTCTCCTCTTCCCTAGGCCTTGCTCTCCTTCTCCTCCTCTTGGCGCTACTGTTTTGGCTGTACATCGTTATGAGTGACTGGACTGGAGGAGCCCTCCTTGTCCTCTATTCCTTTGCTCTCATGCTTATAATTATAATTTTGATCATCTTTATCTTCAGAAGAGACCTTCTCTGTCCACTTGGAGCCCTTTGTATACTCCTACTGATGAGTAAGTATTACACCCTTTGCCCCACACCCCCTTTCCCTTACTCTTCCTTCTCTAACGCACTTTCTCCTCTTTCCCCAGTCACCCTCCTGCTCATCGCTCTCTGGAATTTGCACGGACAGGCATTGTTCCTTGGAATTGTGCTGTTCATCTTCGGGTGCTTACTTGGTAAGATCTAACATTCCCTAGGAATTATTTACCACACCCCCACTTTTCCAACCCTAACACTCTTTTTTCAACGCAGTCTTAGGTATCTGGATCTACTTATTGGAGATGCTCTGGCGACTTGGTGCCACCATCTGGCAGCTTTTGGCCTTCTTCCTAGCCTTCTTCCTAGACCTCATCCTGCTCATTATTGCTCTCTATCTACAACAAAACTGGTGGACTCTATTGGTTGATCTCCTTTGGCTCCTCCTGTTTCTGGCGATTTTAATCTGGATGTATTACCATGGACAACGACACAGTGATGAACACCACCACGATGACTCCCTCCCGCACCCTCAACAAGCTACCGATGATTCTGGCCATGAATCTGACTCTAACTCCAACGAGGGCAGACACCACCTGCTCGTGAGTGGAGCCGGCGACGGACCCCCACTCTGCTCTCAAAACCTAGGCGCACCTGGAGGTGGTCCTGACAATGGCCCACAGGACCCTGACAACACTGATGACAATGGCCCACAGGACCCTGACAACACTGATGACAATGGCCCACATGACCCGCTGCCTCAGGACCCTGACAACACTGATGACAATGGCCCACAGGACCCTGACAACACTGATGACAATGGCCCACATGACCCGCTGCCTCATAGCCCTAGCGACTCTGCTGGAAATGATGGAGGCCCTCCACAATTGACGGAAGAGGTTGAAAACAAAGGAGGTGACCAGGGCCCGCCTTTGATGACAGACGGAGGCGGCGGTCATAGTCATGATTCCGGCCATGGCGGCGGTGATCCACACCTTCCTACGCTGCTTTTGGGTTCTTCTGGTTCCGGTGGAGATGATGACGACCCCCACGGCCCAGTTCAGCTAAGCTACTATGACTAACCTTTCTTTACTTCTAGGCATTACCATGTCATAGGCTTGCCTGACTGACTCTCCCTCCATTTACTGGGAATGCCTTAGCTAATCACCTTAACTGGCACACACTCCCTTAGCCACACTGTCTGTCTAGGCTGAAAAGCCACATTCATATTCTATTTCAAAACAAGGGGAAAGGAGGACATGCGAGAATTGGCAGACACCTTTACCCAGCCCTTAACACACCACACAGGTAGCAAGGACCCGGGCGTTGCCAGACTCCGCCACCAACGCCCCTGCGTTGAACCCACCCCTCCTACACACATCAGACCTCTGCACAACACAACTACCAGGCAGATGAGGCCCCTTACTTCCACAGGGTACTGGCATACCAGCGGGGGACCACATACATCCCTGTCTCCCACCCAGTAACTCCAGCAACTTTGCTTTCCATCTTGTGCCAATACACATTTGGATTCAGCCCAAGCCACACCTAACTCATGCCAGCAGAGGCAGGAACACCTGTTGTTGACACATTCTTTGCGCATAAGCACTTTAATCCCTCTCTCACACCCAGAAACTAAGAGCTAGCCCAAAACCTCCACACCTGTCCTCGCTCATCTTTCCACATTCCTCTGGCCTTCTTTCCTTGTCCTTACTGTATAAAAGTCCACGAAAACAGCTGTGCCTCACTCTCGAGATGGTACACGTCCTGGAGCGTGCTTTGCTAGAGCAGCAGTCCTCTGCCTGCGGCCTGCCCGGCTCTTCTACGGAGACCAGGCCTAGCCACCCCTGCCCCGAGGACCCAGACGTCAGCAGACTAAGACTACTCCTGGTGGTACTCTGTGTCCTGTTTGGACTTTTATGCCTGCTCCTCATCTAAGAAGCCACCATGCGACCGGGTAGACCACTGGCTGGATTCTACGCTACTCTCCGCCGTTCCTTCAGAAGAATGTCCAAAAGGTCAAAGAACAAGGCCAAGAAGGAGCGTGTCCCCGTGGAGGACCGCCCACCGACTCCGATGCCCACCAGCCAGCGACTGATCCGCAGAAACGCGTTGGGAGGAGGCGTCCGCCCCGATGCGGAGGACTGCATCCAACGCTTCCACCCCCTGGAGCCAGCGCTGGGGGTGTCAACAAAGAACTTTGACCTGTTGTCCCTGAGATGTGAATTGGGATGGTGTGGATAACATCTCCCGCTAGATGGCGCCCTTATTATTGATGTGACTTGTGATGCAATAAATAAAAGTACAGATAGATGGCACTCTTACCTTCCTCTGCCCGCTTCTTCGTATATGTGTTGAGATGAGTCATCCCGTGGAGAGTAGGGAGGGGGAGGGAGCCCGTCATTCCCGTCGTGTTGCAATCCCAAGTACAGACTTTGATCTTGGGTTCCTAGTGGTTGATAGTCCGAGTGACGGTCGCCATTGCCCCAATATGGGTCCTCATAAGGCGGTGGGGGCTCTTCATTAGATTCACGTTCCTCATCGTTCGGTGGGGTGGGGGTGTTCCCAGAAGAGCCAGAAGCAGATGGATATTGGGAGTTGTTTCCGCCATCGTACCCATCCGGATCCCCGCCGGGGCTAGGGGGACCCGCGCCCATTGGCACCATTTCTAGGGACCCCATAGCTGCAGCAGCGACTGCAAAACCGGCCTGAAATGCTCTCTGAGAAACAAGGCGAGAGGGATTTACGCCCCAGCAAGCTTCAGGCAAAATAACCTGTGATGCTGAAACCGCGGCGCTACAGGATCACCCCAATTGGCAAGACCTGGGCGGAGTTCCTGAGAGCCCAGGGGTCTCGTGCAGGTGTCCCCGGGGAATTGTTCTCCCTGATCACCGCCCACCCCCGTTTTCTCCAAACCAGCAGCTGTGACAATCTTCACACACTGCTGCTGTCACCTGGAACTATTTTCCCACGGTGCCCTTCCGCCCATTTTCCCACGAGTCGCGAGGCTATCCACCCGCAATGCCACCCCCCCAATGCCACACTAAAACAAGGTGAAATAGGCAAGTGCGTTTATTGCGACAAGTATCCAGAAACATAAACCCCGTGGGCTTCCTCCTTGTCATTTTTCCCAACGCAGGTCACTGGCAGGTGCCAGGGCTTGGGAAGTGACAGGTCAACAGCAACAGAGAGGCTCCCATCCTTTTCCTTCATAACACCGCCATTTGCCGCAGTTGGTGCGGGCTCCACGCCCTCGGGCATGAGCCACTGGACGTGGGGATGGGGAAATGCATTCACGGTGCATGTCACAGTAAGGACAGAGAAGTCTGGGAACTGAGACCTTTCGGAGTGGACAGACAGCGTTAGAGGCTTCACCACGCTCAGGTGTTCCTGCTTGGTGACCTCGGTCTCGCCCAGTTTCATGCGGCACAGGTAGTTGCCGTCATGGGAGATGTTGGCAGCGGTGACTACTAAAAAGAAGGTGTTGGCACTTCTGTGGATATCAAAGAAGCCCCTGAAAGGCCACTCTATAAAGATGACATCGTGGTGCATGCGCCCAATAAGCACCTGCTCCTCTCCTGGGCCCAGTTTAAACCAGCTGACCTCAATCTCTGGACCGAGGCTCACCCTCCTCCAGTAGGAGGTCAGGGTGACTCGCTCACCCAAGAAAGCGGTGACAGCCTGGCCGGCGGCCACACAGGAGGCCAACAGGAGGAGCTGAGCGATGAACCTGGCCATTGCTCTGGACTCTCCTCACCCAGGCCTCGCGTCTTATACTATTCTGCCACGCCCATTTTATCATATAAGCCTGAAGCCCGTGAGCTGGCCTGACGAGACCATGAGGCCAGCCAAGTCTACAGATTCTGTGTTTGTGAGGACCCCGGTCGAGGCGTGGGTCGCGCCCTCGCCGCCGGACGACAAGGTGGCTGAGTCCAGCTACCTCATGTTCAGGGCCATGTACGCGGTGTTCACCCGGGATGAGAAAGACCTGCCTTTGCCAGCCCTGGTCCTCTGCCGGCTCATCAAGGCCTCCCTGAGGAAGGATAGGAAGCTGTACGCGGAGCTGGCCTGCAGGACAGCCGACATCGGGGGCAAAGACACGCACGTACGGCTCATCATCAGCGTCCTGCGCGCAGTGTACAACGACCACTACGACTACTGGTCGCGGCTCAGGGTGGTGCTGTGCTACACAGTGGTGTTTGCGGTGCGAAACTACCTGGATGACCACAAGAGCGCCGCCTTCGTGCTGGGGGCAATCGCCCACTACCTGGCCCTCTATCGCAGACTCTGGTTTGCGAGGCTGGGCGGCATGCCAAGATCGCTGAGACGTCAGTTCCCCGTGACGTGGGCCCTGGCCAGCCTGACTGACTTCCTGAAATCTTTGTAAATGAATAAACAGTGGGTGTTGCGTGATGAGTAAAGTGTAACATTTAATGTGGGACTGGGAGGCCGGGGCGATACCTTGGGCATCATGCAGGGTGCACAGACTAGCGAGGATAATCTGGGCAGCCAGAGCCAGCCGGGTCCGTGCGGCTACATCTACTTTTACCCCCTGGCCACCTACCCTCTTAGGGAGGTGGCCACACTGGGGACCGGCTACGCGGGCCACAGGTGCCTGACGGTGCCGCTCCTTTGCGGCATCACCGTGGAGCCGGGCTTCAGCATCAATGTCAAGGCTCTGCACAGGAGGCCCGACCCCAACTGCGGGCTCCTACGCGCTACCTCCTATCACAGGGACATCTACGTGTTCCACAATGCCCATATGGTTCCCCCCATCTTTGAGGGGCCGGGTCTCGAGGCCCTCTGTGGCGAGACCAGGGAGGTGTTTGGGTACGACGCCTACAGCGCCCTACCGAGGGAAAGCTCCAAGCCGGGGGACTTCTTCCCCGAAGGGCTAGATCCCTCTGCCTACCTGGGGGCGGTGGCAATAACCGAGGCCTTCAAGGAGCGACTCTACAGCGGAAACCTGGTGGCCATTCCATCGTTAAAACAGGAGGTAGCGGTGGGGCAGTCTGCGAGCGTTAGGGTCCCGCTCTACGACAAGGAGGTGTTCCCAGAGGGCGTGCCCCAGCTCCGCCAGTTTTACAACTCGGACCTCAGCCGCTGCATGCACGAGGCGCTGTACACCGGGCTGGCGCAGGCGCTGCGCGTCCGACGGGTGGGCAAGCTGGTGGAGCTGCTGGAGAAGCAGAGCCTGCAGGACCAGGCCAAGGTGGCCAAGGTGGCCCCCCTCAAGGAGTTCCCAGCCTCAACCATCAGTCACCCGGACTCGGGAGCCTTAATGATTGTGGACAGCGCGGCATGCGAGCTGGCGGTGAGCTACGCACCCGCCATGCTGGAGGCCTCGCACGAGACCCCGGCCAGCCTCAACTACGACTCGTGGCCCCTGTTTGCCGACTGTGAGGGTCCAGAGGCCCGTGTGGCTGCGTTACACCGATATAATGCCAGCCTGGCCCCCCACGTGTCCACGCAGATCTTTGCCACCAATTCCGTCCTCTACGTCTCGGGGGTCTCGAAGTCAACCGGTCAGGGCAAGGAGAGTCTCTTTAACAGTTTCTACATGACCCACGGCCTGGGGACCCTGCAGGAGGGGACCTGGGACCCCTGCCGCCGACCCTGCTTCTCGGGCTGGGGTGGGCCAGACGTGACCGGAACCAACGGTCCGGGAAACTACGCTGTGGAGCACCTGGTCTATGCGGCCTCCTTCTCGCCCAACCTTCTTGCCCGCTATGCCTACTACCTGCAGTTTTGCCAGGGACAGAAGAGCTCTCTGACCCCGGTGCCGGAGACGGGCAGCTACGTGGCGGGGGCGGCCGCCAGTCCCATGTGCTCGCTCTGCGAGGGCCGGGCCCCGGCCGTGTGCCTGAACACGCTCTTCTTTAGGCTGAGGGACCGCTTCCCCCCCGTCATGTCCACGCAGCGGAGGGACCCCTATGTGATCTCGGGGGCCTCGGGCTCCTACAACGAGACGGACTTTTTGGGCAACTTTCTCAACTTCATCGATAAGGAGGACGACGGGCAGCGGCCGGACGACGAGCCCCGCTACACCTACTGGCAGCTGAACCAGAACCTGCTGGAGCGGCTGTCTCGGCTGGGCATAGACGCTGAAGGAAAGCTAGAGAAGGAGCCCCATGGCCCGCGTGACTTTGTCAAGATGTTCAAGGACGTGGATGCGGCGGTGGACGCCGAAGTGGTCCAGTTTATGAACAGCATGGCCAAGAACAACATCACCTACAAGGACCTGGTCAAGAGCTGCTACCACGTGATGCAGTACTCGTGCAACCCCTTTGCGCAGCCCGCCTGCCCCATCTTCACCCAGCTGTTTTACCGCTCACTGCTGACCATCCTGCAGGACATCTCCCTGCCCATCTGTATGTGCTATGAGAATGACAACCCCGGGCTTGGCCAGAGCCCCCCAGAGTGGCTAAAGGGTCACTACCAGACGCTGTGCACCAACTTTAGGAGCCTGGCCATCGACAAGGGGGTCCTCACGGCCAAGGAGGCCAAGGTGGTGCATGGGGAGCCCACCTGCGACCTGCCAGACCTGGACGCGGCCCTGCAGGGCCGGGTGTACGGCCGGCGGCTGCCTGTGCGCATGTCCAAGGTGCTGATGCTGTGCCCCAGGAACATCAAGATCAAGAACAGGGTGGTCTTCACGGGGGAGAATGCCGCCCTCCAGAACAGCTTCATCAAGTCCACTACCAGGAGGGAGAACTACATCATCAACGGGCCCTACATGAAATTCCTCAACACCTACCACAAGACCCTATTCCCGGACACTAAGCTCTCAAGCCTGTACCTGTGGCACAACTTTTCCAGGCGGCGCTCGGTCCCTGTCCCCAGCGGGGCCAGCGCGGAGGAGTACTCTGACCTGGCCCTCTTTGTGGACGGGGGCTCCCGGGCCCACGAAGAGAGCAACGTCATAGATGTGGTGCCTGGCAACCTGGTCACTTACGCCAAGCAGAGGCTCAACAACGCCATCCTGAAGGCGTGCGGCCAGACCCAGTTCTACATCAGCCTGATTCAGGGACTGGTGCCGAGGACGCAGTCGGTGCCCGCCCGTGACTACCCCCACGTACTGGGCACGCGGGCGGTGGAGTCGGCAGCGGCCTACGCGGAGGCCACCTCCTCCCTTACTGCGACCACGGTGGTCTGCGCGGCCACAGACTGTCTTAGCCAGGTCTGCAAGGCCCGTCCGGTTGTCACGCTGCCAGTGACCATCAACAAGTACACGGGGGTCAACGGCAACAACCAGATATTCCAGGCCGGGAACCTGGGATACTTTATGGGCCGGGGCGTGGACAGGAACCTGCTGCAGGCCCCCGGGGCTGGGCTGCGCAAGCAGGCCGGGGGCTCTTCCATGCGGAAGAAGTTTGTCTTTGCCACCCCCACCCTAGGGTTGACCGTGAAGCGCCGGACCCAAGCCGCGACCACATATGAGATTGAGAACATCAGGGCTGGCCTGGAGGCCATTATATCACAAAAACAGGAGGAAGACTGTGTGTTTGATGTGGTGTGCAACCTTGTGGATGCCATGGGCGAGGCATGCGCCTCGCTGACTAGGGACGACGCGGAGTACTTATTGGGCCGCTTCTCCGTCCTGGCGGACAGCGTCCTAGAAACCCTGGCGACCATTGCCTCCAGCGGGATAGAGTGGACGGCGGAGGCCGCTCGGGACTTTCTGGAGGGAGTGTGGGGTGGGCCCGGGGCAGCCCAGGACAACTTTATCAGCGTGGCCGAGCCGGTCAGCACCGCGTCGCAGGCCTCGGCCGGGCTGCTGCTGGGTGGAGGAGGGCAGGGCTCCGGGGGCAGACGCAAGCGCCGTCTGGCCACCGTTCTCCCCGGACTCGAGGTCTAGAGACCCCTGGGGCGGCGATGTCGGGGCTGCTGGCGGCGGCGTACAGCCAGGTGTACGCCCTGGCGGTTGAGCTGAGCGTGTGCACCCGGCTGGACCCCCGGAGTCTGGACGTGGCTGCGGTGGTGCGCAACGCCGGCCTGCTGGCCGAGCTGGAGGCCATCCTCCTTCCCCGTTTGAGACGGCAGAATGACCGTGCATGCAGCGCCCTGTCCCTGGAGCTGGTGCACCTGCTAGAGAACTCGAGAGAGGCCTCTGCCGCGCTGCTCGCCCCTGGTAGAAAGGGTACCCGGGTCCCGCCTCTCCGTACCCCCTCAGTCGCGTACTCTGTGGAGTTTTACGGGGGGCATAAAGTCGATGTAAGTTTGTGCCTAATAAATGACATAGAGATTTTAATGAAGAGAATCAATAGCGTGTTTTATTGCATGTCTCACACCATGGGGCTGGAGAGCCTGGAACGGGCCCTGGATCTGCTGGGCCGCTTTCGGGGCGTAAGTCCCATCCCAGACCCGCGCCTCTACATCACCTCTGTGCCCTGCTGGCGCTGTGTGGGCGAGCTGATGGTTCTGCCCAACCACGGCAACCCTTCCACGGCAGAGGGGACCCACGTCTCCTGTAACCACCTGGCGGTGCCGGTGAATCCGGAGCCGGTCTCGGGACTGTTTGAGAATGAAGTCCGCCAGGCGGGGCTCGGGCACCTGTTGGAGGCTGAGGAGAAGGCGAGGCCGGGCGGCCCAGAGGAGGGCGCGGTCCCGGGCCCGGGGCGGCCGGAGGCAGAGGGGGCGACCAGAGCGCTGGACACCTACAACGTCTTCTCGACAGTGCCCCCGGAGGTGGCGGAGCTCTCGGAGCTCCTCTATTGGAACTCTGGCGGCCATGCTATCGGTGCAACGGGGCAGGGGGAGGGTGGCGGCCATTCCCGCCTCTCTGCCCTGTTTGCCCGGGAGCGTCGCCTGGCCCTGGTGCGGGGGGCCTGCGAGGAGGCGCTGGCGGGGGCAAGGCTGACTCACCTGTTTGACGCCGTGGCTCCCGGGGCCACGGAGCGGCTCTTCTGCGGCGGGGTCTACAGCTCCTCGGGCGACGCGGTGGAGGCGCTGAAGGCGGACTGCGCCGCCGCCTTCACGGCGCACCCCCAGTACCGGGCCATCCTGCAAAAGAGGAACGAGCTGTACACGCGGCTCAACCGAGCCATGCAGCGGTTGGGCCGAGGCGAGGAGGAGGCGTCCCGGGAGAGCCCGGAGGTGCCCCGGCCGGCTGGGGCACGAGAGCCCGGCCCGTCCGGCGCCCTCTCGGACGCGCTCAAGCGCAAGGAGCAGTACCTGCGCCAGGTGGCCACCGAGGGTCTGGCCAAGCTGCAGTCCTGCCTGGCGCAACAGAGCGAGACCCTGACCGAGACCCTGTGCCTGCGCGTCTGGGGGGACGTGGTCTACTGGGAGCTGGCCCGCATGCGCAACCACTTCCTCTACAGACGGGCCTTCGTCTCGGGTCCCTGGGAGGACAGGCGCGCCGGCGAGGGTGCCGCCTTTGAGAATTCCAAGTACATCAAAACACACCTGTTTACCCAGACCCTGAGCTCGGAGCACCTGCACGCGCTGACGCACAGCCTGTACACCTTCATCACGGGGCCCCTGGCGGAGGAGAGCGGGCTCTTTCCCCCACCCAGCAACGTGGCCCTGGCTCGCTGCTGTGACGCCGCAGGTACGCTGCCCCACCAGAAGGCATTCCTGACTTCCCTGATATGGCCAGGCATCGAGCCGAGCGACTGGATAGAGACCTCCTTCAACAGCTTCTACAGCGTACCCGGGGGCTCACTGGCATCTAGCCAGCAAATTCTGTGCCGGGCGCTGCGCGAGGCCGTCCTAACCGTGTCCCTCTACAACAAGACCTGGGGGCGGTCCTTGATCCTGCGCCGGGCGGACGCGGTCAGCCCCGGCCAGGCCCTGCCCCCGGATGGGCTTTACCTCACGTACGACTCTGACCGCCCCCTAATTCTTCTGTATAAGGGCAGGGGGTGGGTATTTAAGGATCTATATGCCCTTCTCTACCTGCACCTCCAAATGAGAGATGACTCGGCGTAGGGTGCTAAGCGTGGTCGTGCTGCTAGCCGCCCTGGCGTGCCGTCTCGGTGCGCAGACCCCAGAGCAGCCCGCACCCCCCGCCACCACGGTGCAGCCTACCGCCACGCGTCAGCAAACCAGCTTTCCTTTCCGAGTCTGCGAGCTCTCCAGCCACGGCGACCTGTTCCGCTTCTCCTCGGACATCCAGTGTCCCTCGTTTGGCACGCGGGAGAATCACACGGAGGGCCTGTTGATGGTGTTTAAAGACAACATTATTCCCTACTCGTTTAAGGTCCGCTCCTACACCAAGATAGTGACCAACATTCTCATCTACAATGGCTGGTACGCGGACTCCGTGACCAACCGGCACGAGGAGAAGTTCTCCGTTGACAGCTACGAAACTGACCAGATGGATACCATCTACCAGTGCTACAACGCGGTCAAGATGACAAAAGATGGGCTGACGCGCGTGTATGTAGACCGCGACGGAGTTAACATCACCGTCAACCTAAAGCCCACCGGGGGCCTGGCCAACGGGGTGCGCCGCTACGCCAGCCAGACGGAGCTCTATGACGCCCCCGGGTGGTTGATATGGACTTACAGAACAAGAACTACCGTCAACTGCCTGATAACTGACATGATGGCCAAGTCCAACAGCCCCTTCGACTTCTTTGTGACCACCACCGGGCAGACTGTGGAAATGTCCCCTTTCTATGACGGGAAAAATAAGGAAACCTTCCATGAGCGGGCAGACTCCTTCCACGTGAGAACTAACTACAAGATAGTGGACTACGACAACCGAGGGACGAACCCGCAAGGCGAACGCCGAGCCTTCCTGGACAAGGGCACTTACACGCTATCTTGGAAGCTCGAGAACAGGACAGCCTACTGCCCGCTTCAACACTGGCAAACCTTTGACTCGACCATCGCCACAGAAACAGGGAAGTCAATACATTTTGTGACTGACGAGGGCACCTCTAGCTTCGTGACCAACACAACCGTGGGCATAGAGCTCCCGGACGCCTTCAAGTGCATCGAAGAGCAGGTGAACAAGACCATGCATGAGAAGTACGAGGCCGTCCAGGATCGTTACACGAAGGGCCAGGAAGCCATTACATATTTTATAACGAGCGGAGGATTGTTATTAGCTTGGCTACCTCTGACCCCGCGCTCGTTGGCCACCGTCAAGAACCTGACGGAGCTTACCACTCCGACTTCCTCACCCCCCAGCAGTCCATCGCCCCCAGCCCCATCCGCGGCCCGCGGGAGCACCCCCGCCGCCGTTCTGAGGCGTCGGAGGCGGGATGCGGGGAACGCCACCACACCGGTGCCCCCCACGGCCCCCGGGAAGTCCCTGGGCACCCTCAACAATCCCGCCACCGTCCAGATCCAATTTGCCTACGACTCCCTGCGCCGCCAGATCAACCGCATGCTGGGAGACCTTGCGCGGGCCTGGTGCCTGGAGCAGAAGAGGCAGAACATGGTGCTGAGAGAACTAACCAAGATTAATCCAACCACCGTCATGTCCAGCATCTACGGTAAGGCGGTGGCGGCCAAGCGCCTGGGGGATGTCATCTCAGTCTCCCAGTGCGTGCCCGTTAACCAGGCCACCGTCACCCTGCGCAAGAGCATGAGGGTCCCTGGCTCCGAGACCATGTGCTACTCGCGCCCCCTGGTGTCCTTCAGCTTTATCAACGACACCAAGACCTACGAGGGACAGCTGGGCACCGACAACGAGATCTTCCTCACAAAAAAGATGACGGAGGTGTGCCAGGCGACCAGCCAGTACTACTTCCAGTCCGGCAACGAGATCCACGTCTACAACGACTACCACCACTTTAAAACCATCGAGCTGGACGGCATTGCCACCCTGCAGACCTTCATCTCACTAAACACCTCCCTCATCGAGAACATTGACTTTGCCTCCCTGGAGCTGTACTCACGGGACGAACAGCGTGCCTCCAACGTCTTTGACCTGGAGGGCATCTTCCGGGAGTACAACTTCCAGGCGCAAAACATCGCCGGCCTGCGGAAGGATTTGGACAATGCAGTGTCAAACGGAAGAAATCAATTCGTGGACGGCCTGGGGGAACTTATGGACAGTCTGGGTAGCGTGGGTCAGTCCATCACCAACCTAGTCAGCACGGTGGGGGGTTTGTTTAGCAGCCTGGTCTCTGGTTTCATCTCCTTCTTCAAAAACCCCTTCGGCGGCATGCTCATTCTGGTCCTGGTGGCGGGGGTGGTGATCCTGGTTATTTCCCTCACGAGGCGCACGCGCCAGATGTCGCAGCAGCCGGTGCAGATGCTCTACCCCGGGATCGACGAGCTCGCTCAGCAACATGCCTCTGGTGAGGGTCCAGGCATTAATCCCATTAGTAAGACAGAATTACAAGCCATCATGTTAGCGCTGCATGAGCAAAACCAGGAGCAAAAGAGAGCAGCTCAGAGGGCGGCCGGACCCTCAGTGGCCAGCAGAGCATTGCAGGCAGCCAGGGACCGTTTTCCAGGCCTACGCAGAAGACGCTATCACGATCCAGAGACCGCCGCCGCACTGCTTGGGGAGGCAGAGACTGAGTTTTAACCATGTCTGGGGGACTCTTCTATAACCCTTTCCTAAGACCTAATAAAGGCCTTCTGAAAAAGCCTGACAAGGAGTACCTGCGTCTCATTCCCAAGTGTTTCCAGACACCAGGCGCCGCAGGGGTGGTGGATGTGCGGGGGCCTCAGCCCCCCCTGTGCTTCTACCAAGACTCCCTGACGGTGGTGGGGGGTGACGAGGATGGAAAGGGCATGTGGTGGCGCCAGCGTGCCCAAGAGGGCACGGCAAGGCCGGAGGCAGACACCCACGGAAGCCCTCTGGACTTCCATGTCTACGACATACTCGAGACGGTGTACACGCACGAGAAATGCGCCGTCATTCCATCGGATAAACAGGGGTATGTGGTGCCATGTGGCATCGTCATCAAGCTACTGGGCCGGCGCAAGGCCGATGGGGCCAGCGTGTGTGTGAACGTGTTTGGGCAGCAGGCCTACTTCTACGCCAGCGCGCCTCAGGGTCTGGACGTGGAGTTTGCAGTCCTCAGCGCCCTCAAGGCCAGCACCTTCGACCGCAGGACCCCCTGCCGGGTCTCGGTGGAGAAGGTCACGCGCCGTTCCATTATGGGCTACGGCAACCATGCCGGCGACTACCACAAGATCACCCTCTCCCATCCCAACAGTGTGTGTCACGTGGCCACGTGGCTGCAAGACAAGCACGGGTGTCGGATCTTTGAGGCCAACGTGGATGCCACGCGCCGCTTTGTCCTGGACAATGACTTTGTCACCTTTGGCTGGTACAGCTGCCGCCGCGCCATCCCCCGCCTCCAGCACCGGGACTCGTACGCCGAGCTCGAGTACGACTGTGAGGTGGGCGACCTCTCGGTCCGGCGTGAAGACAGCTCCTGGCCCTCCTACCAGGCCCTGGCCTTCGATATCGAGTGTCTGGGGGAGGAGGGCTTCCCCACGGCCACCAACGAGGCTGACCTGATCCTGCAGATATCCTGCGTCCTCTGGTCGACAGGGGAGGAGGCCGGGCGCTATAGGCGCATCCTGCTGACGCTGGGCACCTGCGAAGACATAGAGGGGGTTGAGGTCTACGAGTTCCCATCGGAGCTGGACATGCTCTACGCCTTCTTCCAGCTCATCAGAGACCTCAGCGTGGAGATTGTGACCGGCTACAACGTGGCCAACTTTGACTGGCCCTACATTCTGGACAGAGCCAGGCACATCTACAGCATCAACCCAGCCTCTCTGGGCAAAATTAGGGCTGGGGGCGTCTGCGAGGTCAGGCGACCCCATGATGCGGGCAAGGGCTTCTTGCGGGCCAACACCAAGGTCCGCATCACCGGCCTCATCCCCATCGACATGTACGCCGTGTGCCGGGACAAGCTCAGCCTCTCAGACTACAAGCTGGACACAGTAGCCAGGCACCTACTGGGGGCCAAGAAGGAGGATGTGCATTACAAGGAGATTCCTCGCCTCTTTGCAGCGGGCCCCGAGGGGCGCAGGCGGCTCGGCATGTACTGCGTGCAGGACTCGGCCCTGGTCATGGATCTGCTAAACCATTTCGTGATCCACGTGGAGGTGGCAGAGATTGCCAAGATCGCTCACATCCCCTGCAGGCGGGTGCTGGACGATGGGCAGCAGATCCGCGTGTTCTCCTGCCTCCTGGCGGCCGCCCAAAAGGAAAACTTTATCCTGCCCATGCCCTCGGCCTCTGACCGGGACGGCTACCAGGGGGCCACCGTCATCCAGCCCCTGTCCGGATTCTACAACTCCCCGGTTCTGGTGGTGGACTTTGCCAGCCTCTACCCGAGCATCATTCAGGCTCATAATCTCTGTTATTCTACCATGATAACGCCGGGAGAAGAGCACAGGCTAGCCGGCCTGCGCCCGGGAGAAGACTATGAGTCCTTCAGGCTCACGGGGGGCGTCTACCACTTTGTAAAGAAGCACGTGCACGAGTCCTTCTTGGCTAGTCTGTTGACCTCCTGGCTGGCCAAGCGCAAGGCCATCAAGAAGCTGCTGGCGGCCTGCGAGGATCCGCGCCAAAGGACCATCCTCGACAAGCAGCAGCTGGCCATCAAGTGCACGTGCAACGCCGTCTACGGCTTCACCGGGGTGGCCAACGGCCTCTTTCCCTGCCTCTCCATCGCCGAGACGGTGACGCTGCAGGGCCGCACGATGTTGGAGCGGGCCAAGGCCTTCGTGGAGGCCCTGAGCCCCGCCAACCTGCAGGCCCTGGCCCCCTCCCCGGACGCCTGGGCGCCCCTCAACCCCGAGGGCCAGCTTCGAGTCATCTACGGGGACACGGACTCGCTGTTTATCGAGTGCCGGGGGTTTTCAGAGAGCGAGACCCTGCGCTTTGCCGATGCCCTGGCCGCCCACACCACCCGGAGCCTGTTTGTGGCCCCCATCTCCCTGGAGGCCGAGAAGACCTTCTCCTGCCTGATGCTGATTACAAAGAAGAGATATGTGGGGGTGCTGACGGACGGCAAGACCCTGATGAAGGGGGTGGAGCTCGTCCGGAAGACGGCCTGCAAGTTTGTGCAGACACGCTGCCGGCGCGTGCTCGACCTGGTGCTGGCGGATGCCCGGGTAAAGGAGGCGGCCAGCCTCCTCTCCCACCGGCCCTTCCAAGAGTCATTTACACAAGGGCTACCTGTGGGCTTTTTGCCCGTCATTGACATCCTAAACCAGGCCTACACAGACCTCCGTGAAGGCAGGGTCCCCATGGGGGAGCTCTGCTTTTCAACGGAGCTCAGCCGCAAGCTCTCAGCCTACAAGAGCACCCAGATGCCTCACCTGGCCGTCTACCAGAAGTTCGTCGAGCGCAACGAGGAACTGCCCCAGATCCACGACCGCATCCAGTACGTCTTTGTGGAGCCCAAGGGGGGAGTGAAGGGGGCGAGAAAGACGGAGATGGCCGAGGACCCGGCCTACGCCGAGCGGCACGGCGTTCCCGTGGCCGTGGATCATTATTTCGACAAGCTGCTCCAAGGAGCGGCCAACATCCTCCAGTGCCTCTTTGATAACAACTCCGGGGCCGCCCTCTCCGTCCTCCAGAATTTTACAGCCCGGCCACCATTCTAAGACCCAAAGTGAGGGGGCCTGAGACTGGACCCTACTACTATTCTCTCGTTTAAACGAGAGAAGAGAGCGGCGAGAGCAGACTCCGAATATCCCCAAAGTCAAGGGAAAGGAAGGGGGCCCTTAGCATGGGAGGCGCGGCGACGAGCGGGATAGCAGGACGGGGGGCTGGCGAAGATTCCCAACCGGGGGATCGCTGAATCTAGTATGAAGGCTGGCAAAGATCCCCAGTGGAGCGAAGCTAGTGCAGGGGGCTCGGCATTCCTAGGAGAAGGAGCCTCGCCTTGAGGGCAAAGACCCCCCCAAGCCTCTCATCAGAATCTCAACCGATTTCGTCAGCCGCTTCAGACAGCCGCGGTTGTCATCATCATCGGGAAAGGCGGTGGGATCATGAAGCCCCCAGGGGAGCGTGGCCCGTGGATCTGTGAAACTCACAGTTTATTTTCTCCAAATCGCTCCTTGCAACAATGGACACGCAAGGGCGAATGCAGAAAATAGTCTGGAAGTCCACCAGGCAGGGAGGTGGCATGCAAAATAACTGACTGCCTGGGCAAGTTCCTCTTTTGCTGCAGACACCACCCAGTCTGGCTCTGACCAGCAAGATGCTCTCCACCATGGCCCCCGGGTCCACCGTGGGGACCCTGGTGGCCAACATGACTTCCGTCAATGCAACGGAAGATGCGTGCACTAAATCCTACAGCGCCTTCCTCAGCGGCATGACAAGCCTGCTGCTCGTCCTGCTGATTCTGCTAACACTGGCTGGCATCTTGTTTATCATCTTTGTAAGAAAATTGGTTCACCGAATGGATGTCTGGCTGATAGCTCTTCTCATAGAACTGCTGCTCTGGGTGCTGGGAAAAATGATTCAGGAGTTCTCGTCTACCGGTCTCTGCCTTTTGACCCAGAACATGATGTTCTTGGGCCTGATGTGCTCCGTATGGACTCACTTGGGTATGGCGTTGGAGAAGACCCTAGCATTGTTCAGCCGAACGCCCAAGAGAACCTCCCACAGAAATGTGTGCCTGTACCTGATGGGCGTGTTTTGTCTGGTACTCCTGCTGATTATCATCCTCCTCATTACCATGGGCCCCGACGCCAATCTCAACAGAGGCCCCAACATGTGCAGGGAAGGCCCCACCAAAGGCATGCACACGGCCGTCCAAGGACTGAAAGCCGGCTGCTACCTACTGGCGGCAGTCCTGATCGTCCTCCTCACAGTTATCATCATCTGGAAACTTTTGCGCACAAAATTCGGAAGGAAGCCGCGCCTGATATGCAACGTCACCTTCACCGGACTCATTTGCGCCTTCTCCTGGTTTATGCTGTCCCTGCCGCTGCTCTTCCTGGGTGAGGCCGGGAGCCTGGGGTTTGATTGCACAGAGTCTCTCGTTGCCCGCTACTACCCAGGCCCCGCCGCCTGTTTGGCCCTGTTGCTCATTATACTATACGCCTGGAGCTTCAGCCATTTTATGGACTCTCTCAAGAACCAGGTGACAGTCACCGCCAGATACTTCAGAAGGGTGCCTAGCCAGTCCACCTGAGTGCGAGGATGGCCCTGCAAACTGACACACAGGCCTGGCGGGTGGAGATAGGGACCAGAGGACTAATGTTCTCTAACTGTGTCCCACTCCACCTGCCGGAGGGACAGTACCACAAGCTCCGGCTGCCCGTCTCGGCCTACGAGGCCCTGGCCGTGGCCAGGTACGGGCTGGTGGGCTCCCTCTGGGAGGTGCCCGCCGTGAACTCTGCCCTTCAGTGTCTGGCGGCCGCTGCGCCCTGTAAAGATGTAAAGATCTACCCCAGCTGCATCTTCCAGGTGCACGCTCCCATGTTTGTAACTATAAAGACAAGCCTGCGTTGCCTAAATCCTCACGACCTGTGTCTGTGTCTCATTTGTGTAGGTGCGGCTATCCTAGATATACCCCTCCTATGCGCCCCCCGTGACGGAGCTGGGGCACGGGCCGCCGAGGGGCAGGCTGCGGCCGCCCAGGGGGGCAAATTGCGTGTCTGGGGCCGCCTGAGCCCATCCTCGCCCACATCGCTCTCCCTGGCTTTTCCCTATGCGGGCCCGCCCCCCGTGGCGTGGTACCGACATTCTATCAACCTAACAAGGAGTGAAGGTGTGGGGATCGGCAAAGATTGCGCCCAGGATCACGCCTGCCCCGTCCCACCCCAAGGTCATGCTTCCTCTGCGGCTGACCAGGCTGGGGTGCCGGAGAGAGGTAGAAAGCGGGCCCATGAAGGCCCGGGGGCTGGCGAGGCGGCGTCCGCGGGCCGAGGGGATGTGGCCCTGAGTCAGTCCCGGGCTCTGCTCTGGCGCGGCCTCGGCTGGGACACGGGACGTGGTCGGCTGGCACCAGGCCTGGCCATGTCACGAGACGCAGCCTCCGGGTCCGTGCACCTGGACATACAGGTGGACAGGGCCGAGGAGGGCTGGGTCTGCGACGTTCTGCTGGAGCCCGGGCCGCCCACCGCCCGGGAGGGCTGTTCTCTGAGCATGGACCCCGGTCTCGTGACCCTGAAAGATGCCTGGACGCTATTCCCCCTCCACCCGGAGCACGACGCCGTTGTTCCACCCAAGGAGGAAATACATGTGATGGCACAGGGCCATCTCCAGGGCGGCACGCCCTCTCTCTGGGGGTTTACATTCCAGGAGGCGGCGTGCGACCAATGGGTGCTGCGCCCGCGCGTGTGGACCGCCCACTCGCCCATAAAAATGACAGTCTACAACTGCGGGCACAAACCGCTGCACATCGGCCCCAGCACCAGACTTGGACTTGCGCTCTTCTGGCCGGCCGAGCGAAGTGACAACCTAGACGCCGGGCGGATATTCTACCAGCTAACGAGCGGAGAGTTGTATTGGGGCCGCACCGTCGCCCGCCCCCCGACTCTCACCTTGCCCGTCGACGAGCTCCGGCCATGGCCGAAGCTTACCCCGGAGGAGCCCATGCAGCACTAGCGTCCCGGCGCTCGTCGTTCAGGAACAGCCTCCGCCGCCTGCGGCCCACTGAAAAACCAGACACGTCGTTCATGAGAGGCGTGTGGAAGTACGAGATCTTCCCCTCATACGTCCGCGTCACCAACAAGCAGGTATTGCAGCTGGACGCGCAGTGCCAAGAGCTGCCTCCCTGCCCCTCGGTGGGCCAGATACTCAGCTTCAAGTTACCTTCTTTCTCCTTCAACACGACCACCTACGGCAGCCGCTACTTTACGGTCGCGTTTTTGTTCTTTGGAGCGGAAGACAACGAGGTATTCCTCAAGCCCTTCTTCGTTATGCACTCTGACCAGGACATCGTGCTAAGCGTCCTGAATCCGCGCAGCCTGTTCATAGAGAAAGGGAAGTTTACCTGGTACATTGTGCCCATCAGATTGGTCAAGAACCCCTACCTCTACCTGCAGATTCTGCCCGGGCAGAGCGACATTCAGCTGACACGCTCCTGCACCCAGAGCGGGGACAAGCTAAACACCAGCGAGCCCCAGATCTTCCTCAGTGGCTCTCCCGTCACCAGCCAGGACGAGTGCCTGCCTTACCTGCTGGCGCAGCACACGCCCCCATTTCTAAAGTCATACGCCCGTATTCACACATTCCCGGGGAAGGTGTGTCCGGTAAACGCCATACGCCGCGGTAAGGGCTACGTCCGAGTCTCCGTGGACACGCCGGACCTGAAACGAGAGGGCCCGCTGAACGTCAAGGTGGGCATGACCCTATTGGATGATGTGATTATTGCCTTCCGTTACAACCCCTACCCTAAGAGCCACTGGCGCTGGGACGGGGAATCCACAGACATCCGCTACTTTGGCTCCCCTGTGATTATTCCTCCTAATTTCATCACGGAGCTGGAATACAACAACACCTACGAGGCCCCCCTGAGCTCCAAGATTACGGCCGTTGTCGTGTCCCACTCCTCCAACCCGGTCTTCTACGTCTACCCACAGGAGTGGAAGCCGGGCCAGACCCTCAAGCTGACGGTCCGGAACATTTCCAACAACCCCATAACGATCGTGACCGGCCAGAGCATGGCCCAGGCCTTTTTCATCTACGCCGGAGACCCCTCTATCAGCACCATCATGAGAAGATACATCCAACGGCAGGGCTGCGCGCTCACGCTGCCAGGGAACATTGTTGTGGAGAGCTCCTCCCTCCCCACCTTTGAGAGAATCAACAAGACATTTAACGGGAATATCGTAGCCTCCGAGGGCACTCTGTAAACTGAATAAAGCTGTCCTTCTGTCACAACCTCACTGTCATTCTTTTCATTAACGGGGGAAGGAAAGGCCTGCTGTCATCGGGATCCGCAGGGGCGCCGAAAGCAGGAATGCGGGGAGCGGCAAGGGCTCACCAGGGAGGCCTGGGAGGGGGCGAGCAGTCGCATGGCGGGAGTATGGGGCCAGAGGCGACGCTCCTGGGTTGGCGTTTCCGAAGAGTAGCAGGTCGCGCGTCCAGATCCCTACTACTGCAGCATTTACAATTTATATTATGTAAATCGGCAGCGTAGGGTACCGGCCACCCCTGAACATCTCATCCCCAGAGGGCGAATGGGCTGCAGCAACGCCCAGGGACATCCCCAGACTCACCCCCAGCCTGTGCCATACCACACCCCCCATTAGTCTCCCGAGTAACCAAAGCGCCGGATGCAAGTGGCAGACTAAACACATCGTCAGCCGTCCCTGGCAAGTTACAGAGCCAAACAATCGTCTGTACGAGCCACGAGCCGGTTATCGAGGTGCCCAAGTTGAGTTGACATTCCAACGTCGAGATACCCTGGCGCCGAACACCAAAACAAATTCACACTTGAGTCTCCAAAGGACCCAGGATCACGGAGGTTTACATGGAAAAAAGGTGCCAATGGTAACAGGCTGTGCCTTCATGCCATTCGGTACGCAGGAATGAAGACATGCCTGCTACAATAGGCCCTACGCCTGTAGTTCAGGAAACGATGAATCCAATGACAAGCTTCCAGGCCCTAAGAGCATTCCCAAGCAAACAAAACATGTTTAAATTAACCCATGTCATGTTTGCGGGGAATGTTGTCAGGACACGGATACAGTAGGCCTCAAATGTTCCAACGGAGCAGCCAATTCTGAAGGCGATGCTTTCCCCCCTATGGCAGAAAGCAACACAAGGGACCCTAGCACCAGGGTCCCCCGATGGCCAGGAAGGTAAGGCCCACGGGTCACGGGGCAGCCGCACCGGGCCGGTTATTGGCACCGTGTAACACATAAGCGCACAAGCGGGCCCATCCCTCTCGGCTCCAAAGCATTCCAACGTACTCCTGCGTACCCCAAAACCACACCAAACACCACAGGACAAGTTCAGAATCTGTCCGGTGGTGATGGGCGGGTGTTAGGTCACCAGCTACACGGAACGTTCCCTCAAAGTTGCCAAATCTAGGCAACCTCTCTTACATGCTATTGGATAAACGGGCGGAAAAGGGAAACCACCGGAAATTGGCACCGCAAAGGCCAAAGGGAGACACAAGGGTGGGCTAACTCTATGGCCAGAGCTAGGATGTACAAATTGGCGCTCCCTCATCCAGCGGCACAGGAGCGATTAAGTCCTAACTCGAGTACGTCTCAGGGCATGCTTCACGCGAAAGGCACTCCAGAATCCCTCCTTAGGATGCCACAATAAAGGGCCACACTGCTAAGGCAGTCAGCCTGGTGTGCGTTGCTGCTAAGCACACAACTAGCGCACCAAACTGTCTGACCCAACAGAAGCCAGGTGGCAGTAAAAGCCGAGAATGATCAGGGCTCCAGGTGTCCTCAAAGGTGTGGTCGTTTGGAATAGTAACCCAAGGCAGGTAAACATTGGCATAGACTAAACACAGGCGTCCGCACCAGCCCCCTTACCAGATGGAGTGCACCACAGCCAACTCCATGGTTATGTACAATAACAAAATATGTACAGAACCAAAGAGGTGGCCCCGGGACACTCCTCTGGGGTTCCAATGCGCCGCCTGTCTGCTTGCCAACCAAAGTCCCTGGCTGCTCATCCCCACGTAGCTTTGCAGGGTCACAACTACTAGACCATGACTTTGTAACCGAGTGGTACTGGTTCAACTCCAGGGTCTAGCACCTGTGACAACCGCCTCACCCGGGTTATTAGCCCTCAAGAAAACTGCCACGCCCTATAACACTAGGACCCTCACGTTGGCCAGGAAAGGGCACACAATGGAACCCAAAGCCCCCCTCCTCCCATATTCAAGATATTCAGCATAGTTGTCACTACGGGACCCATGAAGTGTTACAGAATCCAAGTTACTGTTTCCAATTCAGGGTCCAGTACAAACAACAGCTGCCACATTCATTAGCTATCACAAAGCCCCACTACATGAGTCCCTAGGGAGCCCATAGCACCACCCATATAGCTAGCAGCAAATTCACATCTTCCATGGAAGTCTGGTAAGCACACTGTCTACGACCCCATAGATTGTGACAGTTCTAGTTCATCTGTACAATCTAGGAAACCGTAATCAGTGAACCCATCGACCGCCGCAGCTCTTGTAACCCAAATAAAACAACAGCCTTGCGTTGTTGCCCTCTCCTCTAATTGCACCGGCCAGTCAGGTGCTGATGGGAAAATACCCATGTAACCTACCCTTCTTGCTATGGGGTGAACAAGGGGGAAAAGGGCCCGCTGAAATTGGCGGCCAGATGTCAGCAGCATGCCAGGGCGTGGCACAGGGGTGGCCGTACTGGCCACACTAAACACACAAACGGAGATGATGAGACTTCCGAGTGCACTGTCCCTGGACACTGGACTATGATGCATTTTTTTAGAATTGTTTCATAGTCAAGGTCCAGGATCAGGACACTGGATCCACATGGTCCAAGTAGGTCACCTCAAACCTACTGCCTTATGCAGCCCACCAAGGCCCCACCAATTGATATTCTGGAGGTTTGGCCCACCTGTAACACAAAGTGGACGCAGCACTTATCAGCGCTGGAGGCACGGGGGCAAAGGTCAAGTAGCTGCGTCCAAATTCAGCTCAGTGACACGTTCAACGGCATCTGAAAAACACAGGGTCATAGAACAGAATTAGTGTTAACAAGAAATTAATAATAAGGCCAATTTGCAAAAAAAAGGGGCACTACATTGTCTGGCTTAAGGGTCCCTCCTAAAGAGCCAAGTGCACCTGCCTAACCTCGTGATTTGGGACCCCCAACACCTACTGGAAGACGGTCCAAACCTTTCGCAGCAGTCGACATTATCGAGTACACTGGGACGAAGCCCAAACTTCCGATACAAGGCTTTAACACTGTATAGGAAGTGCGAACTTGAGCCAGGACACCCGTCTTTCAACGGCAACAATACCACTTCCATCAGGTCTTCGTTACCCTACAACAGTTTTGTTATAATTGGGTAACTCTTTAGAACATACATTTTACCCAGGTGGGGCTGTTGAGCTCAACAGCCCTAAGCGCTCCCTACCGAGGAAGGATCACCCACCAGGCTTCCACGTTAGGTGACCTACCTATCATGCTATAAGTTAACAAGGGGAAGCGGGGGAAGGCAGGCGACAATTGGCACCCCGCGAGACCCCCTGTTAAGGGGAGGGGAAGCTAAATTGGCTAGCATCCCCCACTCTGATACACGGGTAAAAATCAACAAAAGCACAAGTGCTGCTGCCAAATCCAGCCCCCTGTGTTCTGTGGTGACATTTGGGACCGGATAAACACCAGTGGGCACAACTAGCACGTCTAACTGTGTTAGTTGCCTTCACTAGTGAATACCCAGCCCATACTAACCTAACACAAAGCTAACATCTAAAAATAAAGGACAACACTGGAACCTCTTCCTGACAACCAGCCCCACCAAAAAAGCTAACATCCTGGAGCTCTTGCTTAAGTTAAGAGGAAGCTATAACACTCAAGGGAATAATGGCAGCCCGGGATATCAGGAGATCTTCTAGAACTGGATACTCGTGGGGGGTAAAGAAGGTGAATAAAAATTACAAACATTCTCTGCCCAGCCTTCAGACTATCAAACCTAGATAATCATTCTATAAATAACCCAGGGCTTGCATCACAATTTAAAGGGAAGTTAAGATGGGGGATTACCTTCTAAGAGGAAATGACAAGCCACAGACATCCCCACATATAGCCCGGTGTCCACTGTCTAATGTCAGTAATTTAATTCCATAGTGAAAATAGCACCCCCAACTCAATTTGGAATCCAGAAACTATATTGCACACCAACACCCCCTCCTCTGCACATGAGCAAGACAAGACATCTATGTTTATCTCTAAATGTGCCATGGAACCCGGTTGCCCATGCAGTGGTGTCAGACAGGAAAATGGTTAATTAACCACATCTTAAATTGCCACCTTAGGCAAATTGAAAATAGGCAGGCTGAAGAATTGCACAATACCCTAAACAGGTAAGAGGAATTAGTGACATTTTATGAATTTTTTTACAAACTTTCACACTCAAGAATAGAAACCCAATACCAACAGGTGTGCAGGTGTGCATGACAAATCTTGGGGGTCTCAGAACCCAGGACCAGACTTTGAAGTCTCAGGTATAGGTCCTGGCTGAGATTCTATTAATAAAACAAGAGAGAAAGAAGGCGGGCGCCCATTAGAATCTGCTCGGCTGCCAGTAAGTTGCCAGCAAACAGGAACACAAACAAACCAAGGGTGTTGGCCCCTACAGGCTCCCAAGGCGGGGGTTGGGCCCAGGGCCAAGCTCTGCCACCACAGGAGGCAAGTAGACATGCAGGAACACATGGCCCTGGCTAGGAAAGGGAGGAAATAGAGGCCACAGCCAAAGTTAGAGGCTGCCGCCCCACCTGTGTACCCAGGGTGAGAGACCTTGGGAGGTCGTCAGCTTAACCAGCGCCACCCTCACCCCATTGCCAACTTCCGGCTCACACAAAACCACTCCCCAAAATTGAAGACTGGCCAAAATCCAGCTTCCGTCCCCGGGACGTGGTGCTTCCTAAAGGCGGGGCTCATGGATTAGCAGGGGCTTAGTGTGTCATGGTGAGGCAGGCAAGGCGAGCAACGGGGGCTTAGTGGCTCAAAGTGATGCATCCCAAAGGCAGCCACCACGCTGGAGGGACATTGTCCATGGGACAAGGCACAGGCCAGGTCATGACCCAGGAAGTGGCGAGCATCGGTCAGCTGACCAAATGTGCAAAGGTGACAAGTCAGTAAGGCACGCGGGGTGCCACGTCACCCCGGGGTGCTGGGGTGGGGGATGGGCTCAGGCAACCGTAAGGGAGGGGGGGGTAGGGGGGGGAGGGATTACACTATAGGGTTCCCTTCCTCTAGGTTCTATATACCTATAGGTATATACCCAGCTGCAATACCCTATTCCACCACTAGGTTAATAACCTATAGGTTATTCTACCATTAAAACGGAAGGAGGAAGGGTGGCGCACCTTAAGGTAGGGTAGGGGGGTACCCCAGTAGGAACCTAGCTGAATCCTACCTAGCTCCACCCACCTGGTATATAGGGGCGGAGCTTAGGATACCTCCAGGATAATGGAACCCTATGGATACCTACCTCTAGGCTCCACCCACTAGGTATATCGGGGCGGAGCCCGATCCTCCCCCTCCTGGTTCAACCCTATGGAGGGGACCCTCCTGAGGCTCCGCCTACCCCAAATCTCGCGGGCCTCTAGCCCCTCCTCCTCTCGTTATCCCAATAGAATGACCTCCAGGTACCACCCACCTGGTTACACACCTTAATGTAACCCAACGGGCTAAAATCACACACCTGAATTAACCAATGAGAAGCCCCCCACTCCTGAGCAAACCTTAAGGTATTGCACAGAGACCCCAAAAAGAGGATAAAAGAAGGCGAGCTGGCCCGGCTCGCCAGCGTCGTCCAGACGCTCGGGGGGTGCACACCTCCCAGCCGGCCCGGCGTCCTTGCGGCGGCCTCCCCCCCCATGAAGCGGGTGGCGCGGGGTCCCTGCCTGGCACCAGGGTCCGGCCTGGGAGCGCACCCCCATCCCCGCCGGAGCGGGGCAGCGGACCCAGCGGACCCGGTGGGCCACCCGGCCGCCCCCCGAGCTCCAGGGCCGGAACCCCGGACCCGGCTGCAGCCGGCCACCCCCCGCCGGAGCGGGGCAGCGGACCCAGCGGACCCGGTGGGCCACCCGGCCGCCCCCCGAGCTCCAGGGCCGGAACCCCGGACCCGGCTGCAGCCGGCCACCCCCCGCCGGAGCGGGGCAGCGGACCCAGCGGACCCGGTGGGCCACCCGGCCGCCCCCCGAGCTCCAGGGCCGGAACCCCGGACCCGGCTGCAGCCGGCCACCCCCCGCCGGAGCGGGGCAGCGGACCCAGCGGACCCGGTGGGCCACCCGGCCGCCCCCCGAGCTCCAGGGCCGGAACCCCGGACCCGGCTGCAGCCGGCCACCCCCCGCCGGAGCGGGGCAGCGGACCCAGCGGACCCGGTGGGCCACCCGGCCGCCCCCCGAGCTCCAGGGCCGGAACCCCGGACCCGGCTGCAGCCGGCCACCCCCCGCCGGAGCGGGGCAGCGGACCCAGCGGACCCGGTGGGCCACCCGGCCGCCCCCCGAGCTCCAGGGCCGGAACCCCGGACCCGGCTGCAGCCGGCCACCCCCCGCCGGAGCGGGGCAGCGGACCCAGCGGACCCGGTGGGCCACCCGGCCGCCCCCCGAGCTCCAGGGCCGGAACCCCGGACCCGGCTGCAGCCGGCCACCCCCCGCCGGAGCGGGGCAGCGGACCCAGCGGACCCGGTGGGCCACCCGGCCGCCCCCCGAGCTCCAGGGCCGGAACCCCGGACCCGGCTGCAGCCGGCCACCCCCCGCCGGAGCGGGGCAGCGGACCCAGCGGACCCGGTGGGCCACCCGGCCGCCCCCCGAGCTCCAGGGCCGGAACCCCGGACCCGGCTGCAGCCGGCCACCCCCCGCCGGAGCGGGGCAGCGGACCCAGCGGACCCGGTGGGCCACCCGGCCGCCCCCCGAGCTCCAGGGCCGGAACCCCGGACCCGGCTGCAGCCGGCCACCCCCCGCCGGAGCGGGGCAGCGGACCCAGCGGACCCGGTGGGCCACCCGGCCGCCCCCCGAGCTCCAGGGCCGGAACCCCGGACCCGGCTGCAGCCGGCCACCCCCCGCCGGAGCGGGGCAGCGGACCCAGCGGACCCGGTGGGCCACCCGGCCGCCCCCCGAGCTCCAGGGCCGGAACCCCGGACCCGGCTGCAGCCGGCCACCCCCCGCCGGAGCGGGGCAGCGGACCCAGCGGACCCGGTGGGCCACCCGGCCGCCCCCCGAGCTCCAGGGCCGGAACCCCGGACCCGGCTGCAGCCGGCCACCCCCCGCCGGAGCGGGGCAGCGGACCCAGCGGACCCGGTGGGCCACCCGGCCGCCCCCCGAGCTCCAGGGCCGGAACCCCGGACCCGGCTGCAGCCGGCCACCCCCCGCCGGAGCGGGGCAGCGGACCCAGCGGACCCGGTGGGCCACCCGGCCGCCCCCCGAGCTCCAGGGCCGGAACCCCGGACCCGGCTGCAGCCGGCCACCCCCCGCCGGAGCGGGGCAGCGGACCCAGCGGACCCGGTGGGCCACCCGGCCGCCCCCCGAGCTCCAGGGCCGGAACCCCGGACCCGGCTGCAGCCGGCCACCCCCCGCCGGAGCGGGGCAGCGGACCCAGCGGACCCGGTGGGCCACCCGGCCGCCCCCCGAGCTCCAGGGCCGGAACCCCGGACCCGGCTGCAGCCGGCCACCCCCCGCCGGAGCGGGGCAGCGGACCCAGCGGACCCGGTGGGCCACCCGGCCGCCCCCCGAGCTCCAGGGCCGGAACCCCGGACCCGGCTGCAGCCGGCCACCCCCCGCCGGAGCGGGGCAGCGGACCCAGCGGACCCGGTGGGCCACCCGGCCGCCCCCCGAGCTCCAGGGCCGGAACCCCGGACCCGGCTGCAGCCGGCCACCCCCCGCCGGAGCGGGGCAGCGGACCCAGCGGACCCGGTGGGCCACCCGGCCGCCCCCCGAGCTCCAGGGCCGGAACCCCGGACCCGGCTGCAGCCGGCCACCCCCCGCCGGAGCGGGGCAGCGGACCCAGCGGACCCGGTGGGCCACCCGGCCGCCCCCCGAGCTCCAGGGCCGGAACCCCGGACCCGGCTGCAGCCGGCCACCCCCCGCCGGAGCGGGGCAGCGGACCCAGCGGACCCGGTGGGCCACCCGGCCGCCCCCCGAGCTCCAGGGCCGGAACCCCGGACCCGGCTGCAGCCGGCCACCCCCCGCCGGAGCGGGGCAGCGGACCCAGCGGACCCGGTGGGCCACCCGGCCGCCCCCCGAGCTCCAGGGCCGGAACCCCGGACCCGGCTGCAGCCGGCCACCCCCCGCCGGAGCGGGGCAGCGGACCCAGCGGACCCGGTGGGCCACCCGGCCGCCCCCCGAGCTCCAGGGCCGGAACCCCGGACCCGGCTGCAGCCGGCCACCCCCCGCCGGAGCGGGGCAGCGGACCCAGCGGACCCGGTGGGCCACCCGGCCGCCCCCGAGCTCCAGGGCTGGGTCCTGAGACCCAAAGGGACAGGGGGAGACTTTCGGGGCATTGGTGTAACAATAAACTGGCTAAACTTACATCACGTGTATGTGGTTTTTCATGCAGCATACAGATTAGAGGGGCAGGTAGTTATTGGCTCCGAGATTCTAGAAACACGTGTCCCGCTGAAGCAGGGGGCCTTGCTTCCCCTGTTATTCTGATAGAATGACAGCCTGGTCCAAGAGTAAAAGCAGAACAGTAAACACTGCCATAAGTCCTCATGGCAGGAGAGGCGGGGGGTATGTGCTGCGTTGGGAACTGAGTAGGCTTGATAGCAGTGACTGGTTGTAACCTATGCCTGGAAGAATCATGGCCTACCCGAGACCCCCAACGTCTTGGGTAGGCCATACGTCTAGCCACATAGCAGGTCTCCAGAGGGCAGACGTTAGTAACATTTGTATTGTGAGGAAAGGCCTTTAGATATAGAGGCTCTCCCAACACAATAGAATTTTTGCAGCTAAGTTTTCTAAGGGCACGTGCCTTTCCCCCACCCTGGAACAAACATGGGCTGCTATAGTGAGCCAGGCTTTCTATGCCTGAAACCCAAGTTTCCTTGCCATCTAAAGCTGCAACTTTCAGTTTAGATCTGTGGTTACATGGTGCATTTGCAGGTGTGAAATGCTTGGCCTTGAGTTACTCTAAGGCTAGTCCGATCCCCGGGTTTTCACAAAAAAAGCCTATGGATTGGACCAACCTTAAAGTACCAACAAGGTCACTGCTTTTAGTGTAAATGATGCTACCTAGGCCTGCGTCCCACTAAGGGGACACCAGGCATACAAGGACTGGGTAATAACCTTGTATGCCTGCGTCCTCTTAGGGTGCCACATCCTGTTCAACGTGGTGGTTGGACATGCGGAGGTTTATCAATTGTGGGATATGGATAGAGGGTGGTGATCTTGGTGTAATTAAACAAGAGCACACACCCACTCTATCTAAATTCCACACCTGAAAGCCTGGTAAACGGACCCTGGCGGCTGACAGACCTTGCGTCACTTTAGGTGAACAGCGGCCCACCGGTTTCCAGCGATACGTCGATGGGCAGCTATATTCACCTTGAGGTGCCACAGAGCATCAGATGAGACTTTGTTTAAACGAGCCCAAACTCTCCCGTACCCACCCCCCCTCCCCAATGGGGCTGGCAGTCCTTGTGTCTCTATCAAGGAAACAAAACCACTGACCTGGTTAACAGACTTCAGGTGGTCATGTTTCCCTCCAAGCGGCACAGATTAGAAGATGATGCATAAAATTTTATTCTACATCATGCCTGGTTCGGTGGGGTCGTGACTATATAGGGGAGGTAAGGCGACATATAGCCCGGGCGAGACATAGTGGATAGCGGTGCTATGGACCTGTATTCACAGCACGTCACTTCCACTAAGACCCCCCACGGGTTTGTTAACCCCTTCTCCGGTGAGGAGATGCCGAGGCAAGTAGCCCTGGTGACACCTGGTGCCTACGTGATGTGCTAGGCACTTATTTACAGCACACCAGCAGCATCAGGTCCCACCAAATGTTACAGAGCCCCCCCCCCCCCCGTATAGATTTGAGAAGGTAAAAGTGGCACTGAGGCAAGTAGCCTCCGGTGACACCTGGTGACTAGTGGTGCGCTGGACACTTATTTACAGCACAACACTAACACTAGGTTCCACCAAAGGTTAACAATGCCTTGTTCTTAGGTGGTGTGTGTTTACAGGGATTATCAAGACAAGGAGCTCCGGTAGGACCTATAGGATAGGGGTACCCGAGGCACAGCACTCCCACTAGTTCCCACTAAAGATTAACAAAGCACCTAGGTGGAGGCCCCTACTGGTTAGAAAGATGCACTTGCATATTCCGGGCCTCAGCCATCGGCCCGGGGGGAGGGCACGTGTGAGGACCACCGGACACCGCGGAGGGCCAAACTCCGCGGTCCTTATCAGTTTTCTGCCCGTTTACTGATAGAATGTTAGCTTGGATTAGCTGTTAGTATTCTGAGGCAGACATTTTGCACCAGGCCGGGGGAGGTAGAATATTTGCATGAAGGCAGGAAACCCAGGGCACATTAGCAATGTTCTAGGCACGCAATTGCCTACATTAGGCCTAAAGCCACCTGAGGAACAACTTTGGCCTGAGCAATTCCTTATAGCTGGTGTATTTTTGGCCCTTTCTACTCAATCGTGTCAGCTCCTTCCCCCACCCGCCGTGTCTGGCTCACCATCCCCCGCAAAACTCGGTTTACATACCCTGATCCCATTTTTAGCGATCTCTTACCTCACATGAAGAGGCTAGTGCCTACGTGACTCCCTGCTCCTGCCAGTTTCCCTTCGAGGTCTCCATGTTGCTGAGGAGCTTCTTAGGCCTGCTGCCACTCGTGGTTTAGCAGCTTGAAAAATGGCAACCGGCAGCTCCTCTTCCGGGTATGGCTGTTGTTGCAGAATATGAAAGTGATCCTAAGCACACCCCACCACATATTTAGGCCTGAGAAGCAGGGAGTTTTAAAACTGACAGTTTAGGAATGACTCATTTAGTGCTTCTATTGTGCTGCTGTGTGGGGTCTGTTTGTGCATTTTTCTCAGATCTGGTTAAATTTGAAAATGTCACCGCCCATGCAGGTGCTAGAGTGAATCTCACCTGCAGCGTTCCTAGCAATGAGTCGGTCTCTCGGATCGAGTTGGGCCGGGGATACACTCCCGGGGATGGACAACTGCCCTTGGCCGTAGCTACTTCCAACAACGGAACTCATATAACTAACGGGGGTTACAATTATAGCCTTACCCTAGAATGGGTAAATGACTCCAACACCTCCGTCTCTCTGATAATCCCCAATGTGACCCTTGCGCATGCAGGTTACTACACGTGCAATGTGACACTGAGAAATTGCAGTGTGGCCTCCGGGGTCCACTGCAATTACTCTGCAGGGGAAGAAGACGACCAATACCATGCCAACCGGACCCTCACTCAGCGTATGCATCTTACTGTTATCCCAGCCACTACCATAGCCCCCACCACATTAGTCTCCCACACCACAAGCACCAGTCACAGGCCCCATAGGCGGCCTGTTTCTAAACGTCCCACGCATAAGCCAGTGACCCTGGGCCCTTTTCCAATCGATCCCTGGCGCCCTAAGACCACCTGGGTGCACTGGGCCCTGCTCCTAATCACTTGTGCTGTGGTGGCTCCGGTGCTCCTCATCATTATCATCTCCTGTCTGGGGTGGCTGGCGGGCTGGGGGAGGCGGCGCAAGGGCTGGATACCCCTGTGAATGGACAGGTACTAACACGCAATAAAGTTTACTTTCAAGCCACGCGTTTATTCAGCAATTCCTCGCAAAAGATGGACTTGAGGTGGGCTGACACAGACTTGGCCTTGGGGGTGGTGGGCTCCTTAGACTGAGCCACTCCGGACGCAGAGGCCTGCACCAGTTTCTTTCCGCGGTGGTGGCCCTCGGTGGTGGGCTGCTGAGGGTTGGTGTCCTCCCGGGGTCCAGAGTTCCCGGCTGCTCCCGCCTCAGGGATCGTGGACTCGGCCACACAGTGGGCTTCGGGGGCCTGTGTGCCCGGGGGTGGAGGCTGCGCCTGAGCTGCCTGGTGAGAAGTTGGTGGTGGGGGCGGATGAGGGACGTATCTGGGCACTTCGTAGCTTTGATGAGGCTGAAATCCGTAAGGCCCCGAGTGGGTGTAGCAGGGGCCCTGCTGGGGGCAGTATCCGACTCCGGTGTGGCCGTAGGACAGCGTCTCCCGGCGCAGGGCCTGTAGCGTGTGCTGTAACTCATTCACACTCTTGGAGAGGCCCGCTATGTCCTTGCGGTAGAGGGTGGCGTCCTCCCCCGGGAATAGCCCCCCGCCTTCTTCATCCTCCTCGGGGTCTCTTTTCCGCTTGTTGGATCGCGAGGGAGCGGGGACGTAGTCTGCCCGCAAGTGGGATCCGTAGTAAGGAGGCACGGGTGGAGGGGGGCCAAAGAGGCCCGGCAAGCCAAAGTAGGCCGGAGGGGGGTGTGGGTGGGGGTGGTAGGTGTGAGCGTCCATCGCCAAGAAGGCACCCGGGTCCCCGCCCGCGGGCCCGGCGTAGTAACCTCCTGGGGAGGTAAAGTAGCCGCCGGCCGGGGCGACCGCTCCGGCCCCAGGACCGTAGGAAGGCGCGGTGGCTATTGCCTGGTGGGAAAAGGGGGGCAGCGGGGCCGCGTAGGGTAGCGGGGTCTGCCTCGGCGGTTTGTTGTCCAGGTTGGTCTGAAGCAGTGTCATAAAGGTGTTGCGGGGGACGCTGATGAGGTCCTGGCCCGCGGCGGCCGAACCTCCGCAGGCTGTTGCTCCTTCTCCTGCGTTACCTGATAGCATGGTGGCTGGGTCTGTGGAGGCCGGTGGTGGGCTCTGAAGTGCCTTGTCCGGCTTTTGTAGGTCCGGGGCGTCGCTGGCCTTTAAATACGACTCGGCTGGGATATTGGCCACACCCCTGTCCTGCCTCAGAGTCTCCACGCGGTTTCTCAGAAATCCAGCATCGATTGCCTTAGCTATGAGCTTCGTGAGGGGCAGAGGGTGGTCTTCCGGGCATCCGGATTCACGCTTTGCGGCATTGGCGTCATTCTCAATCTGGGCGGCGATAGACGGTTCCAGGTCACTAAAGTGCTTCAGGACCCACGCAAGGTCTGTACCGTAGACTGCCGTGGTGCCGCGCCGACGACCCAGGGCACAGATAGACACGTGGTCAAAGAAGGACAGCTTGCCTCCATCTGCGGTGGTTTGGGGTATGTCTGGGTGGAGGGAGGCCAGTGACAGTGAGGGGAGCCAGGCGTGCAGAGCCTCCACCTTGGGTTCTCGAGGGAGGGGCAGGCGCTGACTCTGTGCAATATCGCAATCGTGGTAAATTGAGTCCAGCAGGGACAGGAAGTCCCCAGAGGTAATCGAGGCTGCGCTAAAGAGACCCGCTCGGCTCTGGTAAAGGCCAAAGACTGAGCCGACCGGAGCATCCGGCAGGTGTTCCACCGTGAGTGGCAAGGGCTTCTTCAGAGGGAGCTGGCTCTTGACGGTGAGGGGATCCAGGTGAAGGCAGGCGTCCTTGGGTGGGGCGTCCGGGCGCTCCACGAAGCCGCAGACGTATACAGACGGTGCCTGCACCATTGTGCCCGCTATGTTAATGGGACTGGGGGTGCGCGGGGATGACGCGCGAATGACACCTGGGATTCACGGGCTCCTCCTGAAGATGCTAAAGAACTGGCCGCTTTGCGCTCTGCGCGAGGACGAGCTCAGGTTTTTGCACCTATCCCTGACCAAGCTGCTGACCCTAAGTGTTAACTTTTACCTGTGGCGGGAAGCCGTGATAAATACTGGAAACCGCACGAATCGTGTGTTGGCACGCAAGGTGCCGGATGAATACTGGTACCTGCTTTACCGGGCCCTGGCCCGGGTGGGCTTCCCGGCAGAGGCCCTGCGCCCCGGTAACCGCTCACGGTCTCTTTGTCTGTTTTTGCATGACCGGCCTGATGTCACAGGGGCCGTCTGTGCATGTGTGTGGGCGCAGCTTGGACTGCGCAGGGCGCCGGACCTGAGCCAGGTCACCCTGGCTGACGGAAATCTGCTCTTCAACCTTGGCAGTGTCCTCCCTAACCGCCTGGTGGTGGGTGTCCTCTACTGCCTTGTCCACTGGGGTGCAGACGAGCATGAAACCCGGGTTCGGGCACGCCTTCGCCCCCTCTTTGTGGCCTTCCTCTGCCTGGCCGGCTATCTGCTTCTGGACCGTGCCATCCTCTCGGATGCGCACGACTACGAGGGCCTCTGGCACGCCGTGGCCCTGAGCATGGCGGCCTGGCACGGCCTTACTCCCCTACCCGAAACAAGAGACGAGAAGGAGGCAAAACCCCCGTGCGATGAGTTTATTTACCTTTTTGCCAATGACCCACTCCAGTGCGAGGAACTGGCTCAGCTTGGGGCCACCGGGGAGGCCAGGTAGCCCAGCGTCAGGAAGTACAGCCGGTCGTAGTCATCCGAGGCTGAGAACTGACGCTCCAGGATCTCCCGCGCCGCAAGCATGGGCGAGGGGCGCCCCAGGGCAACACCGACGCCGTCCTCGAAGGCTAGACGCAGCTGTGTGCGCGCCGCCAGCATGGCAGCCGGGTCGTGAAATAAAAGCTTCTGGTTGATAATCTCAAAGAGGGTGTCAAACTTTTGTCCGGTCAGGTTTATGGCATAATGGGAGGGAGCCTGCCCATCCATCAACTTCAGCTCCAGGGCCAGCAAAACCAGCCCGGGGAAAAGAGAGCTGATGGAGGCCTGGGGGTCTGCCGCCACCGTGGGCCTCACGTAGTGGGCCCAGATGAAGCGGAAGAGCTCCCCGTGGCGGAAAAGCGTCTGGACTGGATAGGCGCCCGGCATACCAGCTGACGCCATGGCAGGCTTGCGCCGCTGCATTGCCTGGGGGAGCAGGGACGATAGGTGTAGACGCCGGGTGGCCGCCTCGGCCAGGTTGGCGGTCTCGCAGAGCGTGTAGACGAGCATCAGGGCCTCGAGTGCGGCTAAACCTACGCGCAGGTTCCACTGGTGAGATGAGAAGGGGGGCACATCCTCCCCAAAGATCTGGTTGGCGATCCGGTACACCAGGTCCCGGTCCCGACCCGCCGCCCCGGGCACGTTCAGCGCGGCCGTCGTGGGCAGTAGTCCCGCTCCCACAAACAGGTTGTAAATCTTATTGTCCGCGAATGTGCCGGGTGGATATGCCGCCTGTCGGTTGAGAGGGGCTATTGACTGGCGCGCTTCCTTGTTTCCGCTTGTTAAAATCATAAAATTTCCGCCGGGTGACTTGGCCTTGAGGTCGGCGATGATTTTCTCTAGGCTCTCCGGGCCCAGCTCCAGCAGCTCTTCCCGTGAGGCAGGGAGGGGGCGCTGCTGGTGTGAGGAGCCCCCCTGGAGTAGCAGGTAGGCCACCGAGAGGATCAGGGCAGCCTGGAGGTCTGGCAGGTGCCTGACGTCTGAGAAAAAGTCCTGGGTGGTGCCCTCAAGCACCGCCACCACTTCTGTCATCAGCTTTAGGGAGACGGAGTTGGTAAAGTTCAGGTTGCCCCTCAGCTGCTTAGGGAACACGCGCCGCTGCATGGCATTAGCCGACATGGTCCTGTACCAGGGTCCGAAGGACGGTACCCACTGGTTGATGTTCCCGTACAGATTACCAAGCAGCGTTTGAGCCAGGCTGCCGGCCACCATCAGAGGGGGGTCCGTGGGAGAGATTGAGACTGCATACTGGGCGTTCCCGGTGAGCCGAGTGAACGGCTGGGCTGGGGATGGGGAGGGCGGGGCTGGCGCAGAGCGCCCTCCCGTGGAGGGGGACCTGACCTGCATGCTCTCCAGGCCATCAGAGAAGGCCACTACAGCATCCAGGTCCTGGCGGATCTCCTCCGCCCTGGCCAGGTGGTCACGCATGATGCCGTCCAGCTCCACGCGGAGCAGCCTATTTTTGAGCACCTGGGCACACCTGTCCCACCGCTCCGACCTGGCCCTTTCGGCCTCCCGCTCTGCCAGCTCGAGCGCTTCGGGGGACACGCGCAGTGAGTTGCGAAGGCTTGGGGCCCACATGAGTTCGGGGCCTGTGTCCCTGGGCAGTCGGGCGGGGTCTATCAAGACGTGCCCGGAGAGCGCCATCCTGCCAGCGGGAGAGGAGGTTTAGCAGGCCGGTGGTGGAGGTGGGGAGGGTCTTTTGGCCCAGGGCTGGAAACTCTACCTGGAGCGTTCTCAGGGATCGCTGGTTTTTAAATACCAACGCCGCCAAGACTTCCAGGCCCTGACTGCCCAGCACGGGGGGGCAGGACGTGCGAAGAAAATTGGCACAGTCACACAACTGGGCGGTGCCCTCTAGCCTCTGTGCCTTGCGAGTAACGCTTTGCGGGTTGGCCGTGTTGCTCATGGCCGTCTTAAATTCTACAATATAACACCGGGGATAAGGCTGCAGAGCTACCACAACGCAATCTGCGATTCTCCGACCCAGGGTGACTTCGAAAAATAGTCTAAAGTCTGTAAACGTGGGTCCCGGGGGCAGAGACAAAAAAGAGGCCAGTTGCTCCCAGCTCTTAAGAGAGAGCAGCTTGGAGTAACACCGAAGGTGCGCTCGCTTACCTGCCGCCTTTCTAGCCGGGGGAAGACTGTGAAATTTTGCCAGGTCGTGTGTGGAGAGGGCACACAGACCCCGGGTGGGATCCATGGCTGGATTTCCAGGAAAGGAGGCCGGCCCGCCCGGCGGCTGGCGAAAATGTCAGGAGGATGAGTCCCCTGAAAACGAAAGACACGAAAACTTTTACGCTGAGATTGATGACTTTGCCCCCTCAGTTCTTACCCCAACCGGTAGTGACTCAGGGGCAGGTGAGGAAGATGACGACGGCCTCTACCAGGTGCCCACCCACTGGCCCCCCTTGATGGCTCCGACCGGACTGTCTGGGGAGAGGGTGCCGTGCCGGACCCAGGCTGCCGTGACATCTAATACTGGAAACTCTCCGGGTAGCCGGCACACATCGTGCCCCTTTACCCTGCCCAGGGGAGCCCAGCCACCAGCACCCGCACACCAAAAGCCTACTGCCCCTACCCCGAAGCCCCGTAGCCGGGAGTGTGGCCCCAGCAAGACGCCAGACCCCTTCTCCTGGTTCCGCAAAACTTCGTGCACAGAAGGAGGTGCGGACTCCACGAGCCGGAGCTTCATGTACCAGAAAGGCTTTGAGGAGGGCCTGGCCGGCCTTGGGCTCGATGACAAATCTGACTGTGAGTCTGAGGATGAGTCTAATTTCCGCAGGCCCTCTTCTCATTCCGCGTTAAAACAAAAGAATGGTGGCAAGGGTAAGCCTTCTGGTCTCTTCGAACACCTGGCCGCCCATGGGCGCGAGTTTAGTAAGTTATCCAAGCATGCTGCCCAGCTGAAGCGGCTAAGTGGGAGTGTGATGAATGTTCTGAATCTGGATGATGCCCAAGACACCCGCCAGGCCAAGGCTCAGAGGAAGGAGAGCATGCGGGTTCCAATTGTGACCCACCTAACAAATCATGTACCAGTAATCAAACCTGCCTGTTCCCTATTTTTGGAAGGTGCCCCTGGTGTGGGAAAGACTACTATGCTGAATCATTTGAAGGCTGTCTTTGGGGACCTGACCATTGTAGTCCCTGAACCGATGCGGTACTGGACTCATGTGTATGAAAATGCCATTAAGGCCATGCACAAGAATGTGACTCGGGCGAGGCATGGAAGGGAAGACACGTCGGCTGAGGTTTTAGCATGCCAGATGAAATTTACCACCCCTTTCAGAGTCTTGGCCTCTAGGAAGCGGAGCTTGCTGGTTACCGAGTCTGGTGCCAGGTCAGTCGCGCCCCTGGATTGTTGGATTTTGCATGATCGCCATTTGCTGTCGGCCTCCGTGGTTTTCCCTCTAATGCTGCTCCGGAGCCAGCTTCTCTCCTATAGTGACTTTATTCAAGTTTTGGCCACGTTTACCGCAGACCCGGGGGACACCATAGTCTGGATGAAGTTAAACGTGGAGGAGAACATGCGCCGCCTGAAGAAGCGAGGGAGGAAACATGAGTCAGGACTGGATGCTGGCTACCTGAAGAGTGTCAACGATGCATATCACGCCGTTTACTGTGCCTGGCTCCTAACACAGTATTTTGCCCCCGAGGACATTGTGAAGGTATGTGCCGGTCTAACAACAATCACGACAGTATGTCATCAAAGCCACACCCCCATAATTCGAAGTGGTGTGGCCGAGAAGCTGTATAAGAACAGCATCTTTAGTGTACTTAAGGAAGTCATACAGCCTTTCCGAGCCGACGCGGTGTTGTTGGAAGTTTGTCTTGCGTTCACCCGAACGCTAGCCTACCTTCAGTTTGTGCTTGTGGACCTCTCAGAGTTTCAGGACGATTTACCTGGATGCTGGACGGAGATTTACATGCAGGCATTGAAGAATCCGGCAATACGATCTCAGTTTTTCGATTGGGCTGGTCTGAGCAAGGTGATCTCTGATTTTGAGAGGGGAAATCGGGACTAGGATGCAGTTGCTCTGTGTTTTTTGCCTGGTGTTGCTATGGGAGGTGGGGGCTGCCAGCCTCAGCGAGGTTAAGCTGCACCTGGACATAGAGGGGCATGCTTCGCATTACACCATCCCATGGACCGAACTGATGGCAAAGGTCCCAGGCCTTAGCCCAGAGGCGCTGTGGAGAGAGGCAAATGTCACCGAAGATTTGGCGTCTATGCTTAACCGCTACAAGTTAATTTACAAGACGTCTGGTACCCTTGGTATTGCGCTGGCCGAGCCTGTCGATATCCCTGCTGTCTCTGAAGGATCCATGCAAGTGGATGCATCTAAGGTCCATCCCGGAGTCATTAGCGGCCTGAATTCCCCTGCCTGCATGCTTAGTGCCCCCCTTGAGAAGCAGCTCTTCTACTATATTGGCACCATGCTGCCCAACACGCGGCCACACAGCTATGTCTTTTATCAGCTGCGCTGTCACTTGTCTTATGTGGCCCTGTCCATCAACGGGGACAAGTTTCAGTACACGGGGGCCATGACTTCTAAATTTCTGATGGGCACCTACAAGCGAGTGACCGAGAAGGGAGATGAGCATGTGTTGAGCCTGGTCTTTGGCAAGACGAAGGACCTGCCGGATCTGAGGGGGCCTTTTAGTTACCCATCCTTAACCAGTGCCCAAAGCGGGGACTATTCCCTGGTGATTGTTACAACCTTTGTGCATTATGCCAACTTTCACAACTACTTTGTACCCAACCTGAAGGATATGTTTTCCCGAGCCGTCACCATGACAGCCGCCAGCTACGCTCGCTACGTTCTCCAGAAACTGGTCCTGCTGGAGATGAAGGGAGGCTGCCGGGAGCCGGAACTGGACACGGAAACGCTGACTACCATGTTTGAGGTTTCTGTGGCCTTCTTTAAGGTGGGTCATGCTGTGGGTGAGACTGGCAATGGCTGCGTGGACCTCCGCTGGTTGGCCAAGAGCTTCTTTGAGCTGACTGTCCTGAAAGACATCATCGGCATATGTTATGGGGCCACTGTCAAGGGCATGCAATCCTACGGGCTGGAGCGCTTGGCCGCCATGCTGATGGCCACGGTCAAGATGGAGGAGCTGGGTCACCTGACTACTGAGAAACAGGAGTACGCGCTGAGGTTAGCCACCGTCGGCTACCCCAAGGCCGGGGTTTACAGTGGCCTCATTGGAGGCGCCACATCTGTGCTTCTCTCGGCCTACAACCGCCACCCCCTTTTCCAGCCCCTGCATACCGTGATGAGAGAGACCCTGTTTATCGGCAGCCACGTGGTGCTACGCGAGTTGCGGCTGAACGTGACTACCCAGGGGCCCAACCTTGCCCTATACCAACTGCTGTCCACCGCCCTGTGCTCGGCCCTAGAGATTGGGGAGGTTTTGCGGGGGCTAGCCCTGGGGACAGAGAGCGGGCTCTTCTCACCGTGCTACCTCAGCCTACGATTTGACCTCACACGAGACAAGCTGCTGAGCATGGCCCCCCAGGAGGCAACGCTGGACCAGGCGGCCGTTTCAAATGCTGTGGATGGGTTTCTTGGGCGGCTCTCTTTGGAGCGAGAAGACAGGGATGCGTGGCATCTCCCCGCCTACAAATGCGTGGACAGGCTCGACAAAGTTCTGATGATTATCCCGCTCATCAATGTGACATTCATAATCTCTAGTGACCGTGAGGTCCGAGGCTCGGCGCTATACGAGGCCAGCACCACCTATCTCAGCAGCTCTCTCTTTCTCTCCCCCGTTATAATGAATAAATGTTCGCAGGGTGCTGTGGCTGGGGAGCCCCGCCAGATTCCAAAGATCCAGAATTTTACCAGGACGCAGAAATCCTGCATTTTTTGTGGCTTTGCCCTGCTCAGTTATGATGAAAAGGAAGGCCTGGAAACTACAACCTACATCACCTCCCAGGAAGTCCAAAACTCCATCTTGAGCTCCAACTACTTTGATTTTGACAACCTCCACGTTCACTATCTGCTGCTGACCACCAACGGGACTGTCATGGAAATTGCGGGCCTGTATGAAGAAAGAGCACACGTTGTTTTGGCAATAATCCTGTACTTTATTGCTTTTGCTCTGGGTATCTTTCTGGTTCACAAGATTGTTATGTTTTTCCTTTAGATGCGCAGCAGGTAATAAAGCTTGACCAGTGTGTACATTCCAGTTTCCTTCTTGACCTTGATGTACTTTCCTAGAAACTGTGCCATGGTGCCAAGCTCAGCCCCTTGGCACAAGAGCCGGACGATGGGGGTGGCGAATCTGACATTTCTCATAATGGTGCCTGAGGGAGGGAACATGAGAAAATACTTCTCTAGAGCCAGGCTAATGTTTGGGTTATTGACATCGGGGACGACATCTGGGAGTGTAGAGGTGGAACAGATGCTGTTGAGGCAAAAGACTATGTTCTCTACGGTGTTTTTGGCTTGCTCCACCAGCTTCTCAAAGGCCTTGGTTTCAGCCTCACTGATGGTATCAGACGGGGAGGTGAAGATGGCCTCAAAGTCCTGCACTATATTCTCCAGATTCAGACTCTTTAGCACTACGTGCTTGAGGTACAAATGCTGGAGAGGCAGCAAGTCCGGATTGGGCACCAGCCTTAGAGAGTTGTGGGAGCGGTTGGCGATGAGCACGTTGCTGACCTGCGCGGCGGGGGCATTGCCCAGCTTGGGCACCTGTCGCCCGATGTCGTAAAAGATGCGGGCATAGGGGGTGGCATCGAAGGTGGCTTGGGGCTCCGGAGGTGGGGGCTCCGGTGCCTTTTTCAGGATGGACTTGGTGGGAGACAGTTGCAGGGATGAGAGCACAGTCACGGGGATCTCCAGAATATCCCGGATGGTGCGCCGGGTGTTTGCTCCCTCATCGACCCGGACTCGTTTTACGGACTCAACCATGGAGAAGGCGGGGTGCTCTGATGCGGAAAAGGGGGCGATCTGATTCAGGCAGGAGTCTTCTGCTATCATAAGTTGCGAGGAGGCTTTAATGTTGGACTCAGGCCCGCTTTTTACCTCAATGACAGGCCTGGCAAAAAGCACGGGAATGCCGTTGTCCTGTGTCATGCCCACCGTCAGCTGTCCCTCTAGGATATAGGGGTTGGGGGCCAGGATGAGGCGAGCCAGCGAGATGATCGGTGCCCTCATGTTGGTCATGGGTAGGCTCTCACGGACGTTGAGGCCCGAGGCACGGAAGAGGGCCGGGATGGGTACATTTTCCCCAGGCAGTCCCAGCGCCGAGGCAAGAGTGGGGCTGTGGATGGTGTGGAAGACAATCTGTCCCGATGGCAGGTGCACGGCCCCGTGAATGAAGCGGGCCCCGGGCTGCTTACACTTGAGCATCACGGCAGTGGATGGGGGCTGTCTTTTTGCGCAGGTGGGCCAGGAGAAGGGTAATCTCTCGTTTTACGGAAGCACGGCCCAGGCCCAGACGTCGGCGGATGTGCCTCAGGAGGGTCAGGAAAATAGGTGACTGTCTTAGATTAACCTGATGCTTACACCTCGTTAAAAAGTTAGCGTTACGGCCCAGTATGTCCAGGCGGGTCTTGCGCTCGTTTACCACCAGCTTTGTCACGTTCGCCGAATGTCTGTGACCCAGAAGCGCGCACTCGTGTCGGTTTTTGGAGTGGGCGATGCTTCTCTTGGAGAAATCAAACAGGCCCTCGGAGGCGATTCGGTTGATACAGCTGGGATCCAGGCGCAGGAGGGAGGCGCAGTCTAGCAGGCCTTCCAGGAAACGCTTGTGCAGCACTTGAATCTGACTCCGATTGCGTAGCTCTAGCAGGGTAAAGAGCCGGTTTTTAATCCGGGAGATTTTTGCCTCTCGATGCGTCACGATGGGGGTGATTTCACGGATCAGGTGCTGCTCCAATGTCTGCCCGTGCACTCGAGATATGGTGGCAGTTGCGGCCTTAAACCAGGACACGTTGAGACCGTCCCGGCAGGACACCACCGAGGGAAAGTTGGTAGTCCAAAAGACCCCGCTTCGGTTCTCTCTGACTAGGCTCTGATTTTCCAGCCCATGGAGATCTAGAGTCGAGTTCCAGTTTGACACGGCCGCGGGATAAATAGCCTCCACAGGCAGGAAGCACCGCAGTGACGTCATGGCCAATAGGAAGCTCAGATAGGTGCCACTGATATTGACATTGATGGCTAGGTTGGCCCCCACCCCGTCCGTAAAGAATAGACTGACGGTGAACGCCGTCTCTTTCACCACGTACTTGCGGGCTACAAAGTTGTTGATGAGGCGGGGGACATTGCAAACTCGCATCTTCACCAGGGGCTCTGAGCACACCAATTTAGTGTTGATCACCCGATTGGTGTTGAACACGAGCAGGCGAAACCCAGGCCCCACGGGCACCAACCGGGAAGCTTGGAAGCTGGAATCGAGCGGGGGTGGAGGGGCGTCTCGACGCTCAGACTCCTCGTCTTCGCTCTTGGCCGGGCCGGGCCCCCGGGGGTGTCCAAACGGTCCCAGAGGGGGGTCTTTAGGTGCCCCATCTTCCCTTCGCAGGAGGGCCACCAGTCTCCGGGCCGGGTCCGGGCCCGACCTGACATCCGTCTGCCCTCCCTGGCTTCTGGACCGCAGCGGAGACAGCTCCTGGTGCCCCACGGACACCTCCGGCAGCAGGGACGCAGCAACTATGCATCGCAATAGGGAGCCAGTTGGGGAGGAGGGGAACTGGAAGCTCGCGGGCCTCCCTCCGCCGTTACTCTGTAGAATGATCTCCAGGTCCCCCGGTCTGTCCCCGGCCTTGCACTGCTGGATGGAGATATTGGGCAGGGTGCAGTTGCAACAGGTGACGAAGCGGTATAGAGCACCGCTGCGTGTCAGAAATGGGGTCTGCGGAGAGGCGTGGTACAGAGTATCCACTAGATGTGGGTGGTGGGTGAGGTTGGTGGCGGCCCTCGTCCTGATCTCCCGGAGTGTGGCATTGTTTGGCCATGACAGCATGAATGTGCTCCAGGAGAAGAAGTGGAACTTGAGTCTGGCCTCCCGCCCGCTGAAGGGCGGACAGGGGGGGATCCTGGTAACCTGATTCAGATGAGCCAGCATCTTTGCAGAGTTTCGCTTACAGGTCCCTAGGAAGCGACGCGGGACCACGCGGCAGAACTGCTCGAAGCAGCGCTCAAATTGGTGATGAGACAAGTAGCGGATGATAAGGCGAAACATTGAGCTCGTGTTTATGGAACCCGGGCAGTCGGTGTATGTGATGACCCTGGGCACCGGGAGGTGGGCAGCGTGGTCAGGGTGGGCAGAGGACCATATTTCGCAGTCTGTATGCTCCAGACTCTGGACTCCAAGGGGGCCAGGGACGGTGCCCGGACTCAGAATTATTAAACCGGGTGGCAGCTCCTGGCAGTCATTCATTCGGATAACGCCGAGTAGAAGCCGACGCATAGCCCGACACGCGTAAAAGGTGGCCTCCCTGCCCAGGGCCGTGTCCAACCATTTGATTAGAAGGGTAGCATCCTCGGGAAGTGTGGGTGGGCTGCGGTTGCAGGCCAGGGCGTAAAAGAGACCCAGCTGTGAAGAGAAGCCCTCGAGACCTCCCCCCATCTCCCTCTTACCTTGTGTCATGGCCTCAAATGAGGGTGTGGAAAACAGACCCTTCCCCTATCTGACGGTGGATGCCGACCTGCTCTCGAACCTGCGGCAGTCAGCGGCTGAGGGGTTGTTTCATAGCTTTGACCTGCTGGTGGGCAAGGATGCCAGAGAGGCGGGCATCAAGTTTGAGGTGCTACTCGGGGTCTACACGAACGCCATCCAATATGTTCGCTTCCTGGAGACGGCACTGGCCGTGTCCTGTGTGAACACGGAATTCAAAGACCTGAGTCGTATGACGGATGGCAAGATTCAATTTCGAATCTCCGTCCCCACCATTGCTCACGGGGACGGAAGGAGACCCAGCAAGCAGCGGACATTCATTGTGGTCAAAAATTGCCACAAACACCACATTAGTACGGAAATGGAACTGTCCATGCTGGATCTGGAGATCCTGCATAGTATCCCCGAGACCCCGGTCGAGTACGCAGAGTACGTGGGGGCTGTCAAGACCGTGGCCTCGGCCCTACAGTTTGGGGTCGATGCCCTGGAGAGGGGCCTCATTAACACCGTCCTGAGTGTGAAGCTTCGCCATGCCCCTCCCATGTTTATCCTGCAGACCCTGGCGGATCCCACCTTCACTGAGAGGGGGTTCTCCAAGACTGTCAAGTCTGACCTCATTGCCATGTTCAAGAGGCATCTGCTGGAGCACTCCTTCTTCCTGGACCGGGCCGAGAACATGGGCTCCGGGTTTTCTCAGTACGTGCGAAGCCGTCTCTCTGAGATGGTAGCGGCCGTGTCCGGGGAGAGCGTGCTCAAGGGGGTCAGTACCTACACGACCGCCAAGGGGGGAGAGCCAGTGGGGGGGGTGTTTATTGTCACCGACAACGTTCTGCGCCAGCTCTTGACCTTCCTGGGTGAGGAGGCCGACAACCAGATTATGGGGCCCTCGAGCTATGCTTCTTTTGTGGTACGGGGGGAGAACCTGGTCACTGCCGTGAGCTACGGGCGCGTGATGCGTACGTTTGAGCATTTCATGGCTAGGATCGTGGACTCACCGGAAAAAGCCGGAAGCACCAAGTCTGACCTGCCGGCTGTGGCCGCAGGGGTCGAGGATCAGCCCCGGGTGCCGATCTCAGCCGCCGTCATCAAGCTGGGCAACCACGCGGTGGCCGTGGAAAGCCTGCAAAAGATGTACAATGACACTCAGTCCCCATACCCCCTCAACAGAAGAATGCAGTACAGCTACTATTTCCCAGTGGGCCTGTTTATGCCCAATCCCAAGTACACGACCTCCGCCGCCATCAAAATGCTGGACAACCCCACACAGCAGCTACCGGTGGAGGCATGGATCGTAAACAAGAATAACCTTCTCCTCGCGTTTAACCTACAGAATGCTCTCAAGGTTCTCTGTCACCCCCGACTCCACACACCCGCCCATACCCTAAACAGCCTCAACGCGGCCCCGGCCCCGCGAGACAGGCGCGAGACCTACTCCCTGCAACACAGGAGGCCCAATCACATGAATGTGCTTGTTATTGTGGACGAGTTCTATGATAACAAGTATGCAGCCCCCGTGACAGATATAGCTCTCAAGTGCGGGCTGCCCACCGAAGACTTCCTCCACCCGTCCAATTATGACCTGCTGCGGCTGGAGCTGCACCCCCTTTATGATATTTACATTGGCAGGGATGCCGGGGAGAGGGCCAGGCACAGGGCTGTGCACCGGCTAATGGTGGGTAACCTGCCGACTCCCCTGGCCCCAGCTGCATTCCAAGAGGCCCGGGGGCAGCAGTTTGAGACCGCCACATCTCTGGCCCACGTGGTGGATCAGGCCGTTATTGAGACTGTGCAGGATACTGCCTATGACACTGCCTATCCAGCCTTCTTCTACGTAGTCGAGGCTATGATCCACGGGTTTGAGGAAAAGTTTGTCATGAACGTGCCTTTGGTGTCCCTGTGCATCAACACCTACTGGGAACGGTCAGGGAGGCTTGCCTTTGTGAACAGCTTTTCCATGATCAAGTTCATCTGCCGCCACCTGGGAAATAACGCCATCTCCAAGGAGGCCTATTCCATGTATAGAAAAATCTATGGGGAACTTATAGCCCTAGAGCAGGCCCTGATGCGCCTGGCCGGGTCAGATGTTGTGGGGGATGAGAGCGTGGGTCAGTATGTCTGCGCTCTCCTGGACCCTAACCTGCTCCCCCCGGTGGCCTACACAGACATTTTCACCCATCTTCTCACCGTTAGTGACCGGGCCCCCCAGATTATTATCGGAAATGAGGTTTACGCTGACACCCTGGCCGCGCCCCAGTTTATTGAGAGGGTTGGAAACATGGATGAGATGGCTGCCCAATTTGTGGCCTTGTACGGCTACCGGGTTAACGGAGACCACGACCACGATTTCCGTCTGCACCTAGGCCCTTATGTAGATGAGGGGCATGCGGATGTGCTGGAAAAGATCTTTTACTACGTTTTCCTCCCAACCTGCACCAATGCCCACATGTGCGGCCTCGGGGTGGACTTTCAGCACGTGGCCCAGACCCTGGCCTACAACGGGCCAGCCTTCAGCCACCATTTTACCAGGGACGAGGACATCCTCGACAATTTGGAGAATGGGACGCTCAGGGATCTGCTGGAGATCTCCGACCTCCGCCCCACCGTGGGCATGATCAGGGACCTCAGCGCCTCATTCATGACCTGCCCCACTTTCACCCGTGCCGTGCGTGTGTCGGTGGACAATGACGTTACGCAGCAGCTGGCCCCGAATCCCGCCGACAAGCGGACAGAGCAGACTGTTTTGGTGAACGGGCTGGTGGCCTTTGCCTTCTCCGAGAGGACCCGGGCCGTCACCCAGTGTCTCTTTCACGCCATTCCTTTCCATATGTTTTACGGGGACCCGCGAGTGGCTGCCACCATGCACCAGGATGTTGCCACCTTTGTTATGCGCAATCCTCAGCAGCGGGCCGTGGAAGCCTTCAACCGGCCAGAGCAGCTCTTTGCAGAGTACCGGGAGTGGCACCGCTCGCCCATGGGCAAATACGCGGCCGAATGTCTTCCTTCCCTCGTTTCAATCAGTGGAATGACCGCCATGCACATCAAGATGTCCCCCATGGCCTATATTGCCCAGGCCAAGCTCAAGATCCACCCAGGGGTGGCCATGACCGTGGTCAGGACCGATGAGATCCTCTCTGAAAACATATTGTTTAGCTCCAGGGCCTCAACATCCATGTTCATTGGGACCCCAAATGTTAGCCGCCGGGAGGCCAGGGTGGACGCGGTAACCTTTGAGGTGCATCACGAGATGGCCTCCATCGACACCGGGCTTAGTTATAGCTCGACCATGACTCCGGCCAGGGTGGCGGCCATCACTACTGACATGGGTATCCACACCCAAGACTTCTTTAGCGTCTTTCCGGCCGAGGCCTTTGGCAACCAGCAAGTCAATGACTACATCAAGGCCAAGGTGGGCGCTCAGCGCAATGGGACGCTGCTTCGGGACCCCAGGACATACCTGGCAGGTATGACTAATGTTAATGGAGCTCCAGGACTCTGCCACGGCCAGCAGGCCACCTGTGAGATTATCGTAACACCGGTCACGGCAGACGTGGCTTATTTTCAAAAGTCCAACTCTCCAAGGGGACGGGCCGCCTGTGTGGTCTCCTGTGAAAACTACAATCAGGAGGTTGCCGAGGGGCTCATCTATGACCATTCTCGCCCGGATGCCGCCTATGAATACCGGAGCACTGTGAATCCCTGGGCATCTCAGCTGGGTTCTCTGGGTGACATCATGTACAACTCCTCCTATCGCCAGACGGCCGTCCCGGGCCTCTACAGCCCCTGCCGGGCATTTTTCAACAAGGAGGAGCTTCTGCGCAACAACAGGGGACTCTACAACATGGTCAACGAGTACAGCCAGCGACTTGGAGGGCACCCAGCCACCAGCAACACAGAGGTGCAGTTTGTAGTGATTGCTGGCACTGACGTGTTTCTGGAGCAGCCCTGCAGCTTTCTGCAGGAGGCATTCCCCGCACTCTCAGCCTCCTCCCGGGCACTCATCGATGAGTTTATGTCTGTCAAACAGACCCACGCCCCCATCCATTACGGACACTATATAATTGAAGAGGTGGCGCCGGTACGAAGAATATTAAAGTTTGGAAATAAGGTGGTTTTTTGATAATTGTCAATAAAGATGGATTTGAAAGTGGTAGTGTCTCTCTCCTCTCGTCTGTATACCGATGAGATTGCCAAGATGCAACAGAGGATTGGCTGCATCTTACCCCTGGCTTCCACTCACGGGACGCAGAATGTGCAGGGATTGGGCTTGGGTCAGGTGTACTCTCTAGAGACGGTCCCGGACTACGTGTCCATGTACAACTACCTGTCTGATTGCACCCTGGCCGTGCTGGATGAGGTTAGCGTGGACAGTTTGATACTCACCAAGATTGTTCCAGGTCAGACCTACGCCATTAAGAACAAGTACCAGCCCTTTTTCCAGTGGCATGGGACCGGGAGCCTCAGTGTTATGCCCCCGGTATTTGGACGAGAGCATGCCACCGTGAAGTTAGAGTCCAATGATGTGGACATTGTTTTCCCCATGGTGCTGCCTACGCCCATAGCAGAGGAGGTGCTGCAGAAGATTCTCCTGTTTAACGTGTACTCCCGGGTTGTCATGCAGGCTCCCGGGAACGCAGACATGCTCGATGTACACATGCATCTTGGCTCTGTTTCATACCTGGGGCACCACTACGAGTTGGCCCTCCCGGAGGTGCCAGGGCCCCTTGGCTTGGCCCTGCTGGACAATCTGAGTCTCTACTTTTGCATCATGGTGACCCTGCTGCCCAGGGCCAGTATGCGCCTGGTCCGAGGCCTTATCCGGCATGAGCATCACGACCTCTTGAATCTCTTCCAGGAAATGGTGCCGGATGAGATAGCCCGGATAGACCTGGATGACCTGTCAGTGGCGGATGATTTATCACGCATGCGTGTGATGATGACCTACCTACAGTCTTTGGCATCACTATTTAATTTGGGGCCTCGCTTGGCCACAGCGGCATACTCTCAAGAGACCCTGACGGCCACTTGCTGGTTAAGATAAAGGGGGTACCATGGTCGATGAACAAGTGGCGGTGGAACACGGCACCGTCAGCCACACAATCAGCCGGGAGGAAGATGGCGTGGTCCACGAGCGGCGTGTCTTGGCCAGCGGGGAGAGGGTGGAAGTCTTTTATAAGGCTCCGGCCCCACGACCTCGGGAGGGACGGGCCTCTACCTTCCACGACTTCACCGTCCCGGCGGCTGCTGCCGTCCCAGGGCCGGAACCTGAGCCTGAGCCACACCCACCTATGCCAATCCATGCCAATGGGGGAGGAGAGACCAAGACCAATACCCAGGATCAGAATCAAAATCAGACCACCCGGACCCGGACCAATGCCAAAGCTGAAGAACGGACTGCGGAGATGGATGACACCATGGCCTCGTCAGGAGGGCAGAGAGGGGCACCAATTTCCGCGGACCTACTCTCTCTCTCCTCGTTAACTGGTAGAATGGCAGCCATGGCCCCCTCCTGGATGAAGAGCGAGGTATGCGGTGAGAGAATGAGATTCAAGGAAGATGTCTATGATGGAGAGGCAGAGACCCTAGCTGAGCCTCCACGCTGTTTCATGCTGAGCTTTGTTTTCATCTATTACTGCTGCTATTTGGCGTTCCTGGCCCTACTCGCCTTTGGTTTTAACCCACTCTTTTTGCCCAGCTTTATGCCGGTGGGGGCCAAGGTGCTTCGGGGTAAGGGGCGTGATTTTGGGGTGCCCCTGTCTTATGGGTGTCCGACCAATCCATTCTGCAAGGTTTACACCCTTATCCCGGCCGTGGTCATTAACAATGTGACTTATTACCCCAACAACACGGACAGCCATGGGGGTCATGGTGGATTTGAGGCGGCTGCCCTTCATGTAGCTGCACTTTTTGAGTCTGGGTGCCCAAATCTACAGGCTGTGACTAATAGGAACAGGACATTTAACGTCACCAGAGCCAGTGGCCGAGTTGAAAGGCGCCTTGTACAAGATATGCAGAGGGTCCTGGCGAGTGCTGTGGTGGTGATGCATCATCACTGCCACTATGAGACATATTATGTCTTTGATGGGGTGGGCCCCGAGTTTGGTACCATTCCTACGCCCTGCTTCAAGGATGTGTTGGCCTTTAGGCCGTCATTGGTGACCAACTGCACCGCGCCGTTAAAGACATCCGTCAAGGGTCCTAACTGGTCAGGGGCAGCTGGAGGCATGAAACGGAAGCAATGTCGTGTTGACCGGCTCACGGACCGCTCATTCCCTGCATACCTCGAGGAGGTCATGTATGTGATGGTTCAGTAGAGTATTGGGTGTGGAGACTAGCTATAAAAGAGGCCGGGAGGCCTTCTGCGTCCAGACGCGATGGCACACGCCAGAGACAAGGCAGGCGCTGTTATGGCCATGATACTCATCTGTGAGACAAGCCTTATTTGGACATCTAGTGGCAGTTCGACGGCCTCGGCGGGGAACGTGACAGGCACAACGGCTGTGACTACACCATCACCGTCGGCATCGGGTCCTAGCACAAACCAGTCTACGACCTTGACCACGACTAGCGCCCCTATAACCACAACTGCTATTCTGAGCACCAACACAACCACGGTGACATTCACTGGGACAACTGTCACACCAGTCCCAACAACTTCCAACGCATCCACCATCAATGTCACCACTAAGGTTACTGCACAGAACATCACTGCCACCGAGGCCGGAACAGGAACCTCCACGGGTGTGACTAGCAATGTCACCACCAGGTCCTCCTCCACCACCAGTGCTACTACCCGTATTACCAACGCTACCACCTTGGCCCCCACGCTGTCCTCCAAAGGGACGTCCAATGCCACAAAAACAACTGCTGAGCTTCCCACCGTTCCAGATGAGAGGCAGCCATCTTTATCTTACGGTCTTCCTCTCTGGACACTGGTGTTTGTGGGGCTCACTTTTCTGATGCTAATTCTGATATTTGCGGCTGGGCTAATGATGTCCGCCAAGAACAAGCCCCTGGACGAAGCCCTGCTCACGAATGCCGTCACGCGAGACCCGTCGCTTTACAAGGGACTGGTGTAGTCAATAAAGTTTAATGAACTTTCTTGAACGTGTGCTTCTGTGTTGTTGCGAGAAAATGAGCCATGACTAGCGCAACCAGCACGTCGTCAGAGAGGTTGCGCTGCTTGCCGGTGTAGGTGTAGGTACCGTCGCGGAGAGGGATGGGCTTGATGGCCCTGATCTGGGAGATGAGATAGAGGACCGGATCGAAGGAGAGCTGGATGGTGTTGGAGACGGTGACCTGACTGGCAGAAAGGCTGGCCGTGTTCACTGCGTAGATGAGCCTCTCAAAGGCCTTGGACTTCTCATTAGTCAGGAGGTACATGGGCCACTGCAGGCTGGACGTCTTGTCCTTGGTGTGCACGAAGGCGCAGGGGAGGGGGCAGGATTCCCCAATGATTGAGGCAATGGCCACCGCAGAGTCCTGACTGCTGTTGCCCTCCACGGCTACCTTCACCTCCTCCAAGTGGGGGTGCAGGGTGACGATCGAGGAGACGAGGGCCACGACGCAGGTGGCGATCTGGAGGGCAGCGTCCCCTGTTAGGTCCTTGAGGAAGAAGTGTTCCAGGCCCAGGACGATGACCCTGTTAGGGTCCGCCCTGTCGTGAGTCACGGCGGCGATTCCGGTGCCTGATGCGGATGTGTTGTTGGTATAGGCCGGATCAACGTACACGTAGAGGGAGGAGGCTAGGCGTCCGGCTACTCGGGGGTTGAGGGTGTCAACCCGGCAGAGCTCCAGCTGGTTGATGGCATCGTCACGCACAGTGCGGCTCAGGCTACCCTGGCTCAGCGAGGAGGTGTCACCCATCAGCTCGGTGCTAAAGGCCCCGTCCAGAAAGAGGTTGGTGGTTGCTCGGATGTTGCTGTCCATGGTGATGTAGGACGGGATGTGCAGGCGAAAGCAGGGGCATGAGACCATGCTGTCCTGCATGTCAAAATCTTGCCGATGCTCCTGACACACATAACTTACCACGTTCAGCAGCCGCTCCTGAGCATCCTTCAGCTTATAAAGAAAGCTGGTGGCCTGGTCAGCCGAGTTCACAGACGAGATGAAGATAATCTTGGCATCCTTCTGAAGCATAAAGCCCAGGATCGCCGGCAGGGCCTCCTTCTTGATAAAGTTAGCCTCGTCCACAAACAAGAGGTGAAATGTCTGCCCCCGGATGCTCTGAAAGACAGGATAAGAAGCGAGGCACTATTGGGGAGAGAGAATTTGGAGAATTGCTGAGCTGGGACCCCACTGACCTTCCCCGGACGGTGGCCCGCGTCTACGTGGCGGTGGGAGGTCTCTTTGAGCAGGAGGTCTCTGAGGTGCAGCGCCTGGAGAATATTTGCACCCTCCTGGACCTGGCCGGGGTGGAATGTCAGACCAAGGCCGATTGAGCCTCCCGCGGGGGGAGGGGGGCACGGATGAGCCCAATCCTCGCCACCTGTGCTCGTATAGTAAGCTGGAGTTCCATCTCCCGTTACCTGAGAGCATGGCCTCCGTGTTTGCCTGCTGGGGCTGTGGCGAGTACCACGTATGTGATGGATCCAGCGAGTGCACCCTGATTGAGACCCATGAGGGAGTGGTGTGCGCCCTTACAGGCAACTACATGGGGCCGCATTTCCAGCCGGCGCTGAGGCCCTGGACCGAGATCCGACAAGACACACAGGACCAGCGGGACAAGTGGGAGCCTGAACAAGTCCAGGGCCTGGTTAAGACTGTGGTCAATCACCTCTATCACTACTTTCTGAATGAGAATGTCATCTCCGGGGTCAGCGAGGCCCTCTTTGATCAGGAGGGGGCGCTGAGGCCTCACATCCCGGCCCTGGTTTCCTTTGTGTTCCCTTGCTGCCTGATGCTGTTTAGGGGGGCCTCCTCCGAGAAGGTGGTGGATGTGGTCCTCAGTCTCTACATCCATGTCATCATCTCTATTTACTCACAAAAGACTGTCTACGGGGCCCTGTTATTTAAATCCACCAGAAACAAGCGCTATGATGCTGTAGCCAAACGCATGAGAGAGCTATGGATGTCCACATTGACAACCAAGTGTTGAGTGGCCTCGGGACCCCCCTCCTCGTGCACCTATTTGTTCCCGACACGGTTATGGCAGAGCTTTGCCCCAATCGCGTGCCAAACTGCGAGGGGGCCTGGTGCCAGACTCTCTTCAGTGACCGGACGGGTCTCACGAGGGTCTGCCGCGTGTTTGCTGCTCGGGGCATGCTGCCCGGACGGCCTAGCCATCGGGGCACGTTTACCAGTGTGCCAGTGTACTGCGATGAGGGCCTTCCAGAGCTCTACAACCCCTTCCACGTGGCCGCCCTTCGATTTTACGATGAAGGAGGGCTGGTTGGGGAGCTACAGATTTATTACCTGTCTCTCTTTGAGGGGGCCAAAAGGGCTCTGACCGACGGGCATCTTATCAGAGAGGCCTCTGGGGTCCAGGAGTCTGCTGCGGCTATGCAGCCCATACCTATAGATCCTGGGCCCCCCGGAGGGGCGGGTATAGAGCATATGCCGGTGGCCGCGGCCCAGGTCGAGCACCCTAAAACGTATGACCTCAAGCAAATTCTATTGGAGATAACGCAAGAGGAGAATAGAGGGGAGCAGAGGTTGGGCCACGCTGGGAGTCCGGCCCTTTGCCTGGGGCTCAGACTTAGGGCCGGGGCCGAGACCAAGGCGGCTGCTGAGACCTCTGTGTCCAAGCACCACCCAGCCCTCGAGAACCCCAGCAACATCCGGGGCAGCGCCGGTGGGGAAGGCGGCGGAGGCCGAGCAGGGACTGGCGGCACTGTGGGGGTCGGGTCGGGGGCACTCTCGAGGGTGCCTGTTTCTTTCTCTAAGACCCGTCGGGCCATTCGTGAGTCCAGGGCCCTGGTCAGGGGAATTGCTCATATTTTTAGCCCCCACGCTCTCTATGTTGTCACATATCCAGAGCTGAGTGCCCAGGGCAGACTGCACAGGATGACAGCTGTCACCCATGCCTCCCCAGCAACAGATCTTGCTGAGGTTTCAATTTTGGGAGCTCCAGAGAGGGAGTTTCGCTTCCTCATTTCAGTGGCCCTCAGAATTTCTGCTAGCTTCAGGGAAAAACTGGCCATGCAGGCCTGGACAGCACAACAAGAAATCCCAGTTGTTATTCCCACCTCCTACTCCCGTATCTATAAAAATTCAGACCTGATCAGGGAAGCGTTCTTCACTGTCCAGACACGGGTTAGTTGGGAAAGTTGTTGGGTGAAAGCTACTATCTCCAATGCACCAAAGACGCCGGATGCCTGCCTATGGATAGATAGCCACCCGCTGTATGAGGAAGGGGCCTCGGCCTGGGGTAAGGTGATCGACTCCAGGCCCCCGGGTGGGCTGGTTGGGGCTGCTTCCCAGCTAGTAGCCCTTGGAACTGACGGGCACTGCGTCCACCTGGCCACCACATCGGACGGGCAGGCATTTTTGGTGCTGCCTGGGGGCTTTGTTATTAAAGGCCAATTGGCACTCACCCCCGAGGAGAGGGGATATATTCTGGCACGTCATGGCATCCGCCGCGAACAGTAGCCGGGAACAGCTTCGCAAGTTCCTCAACAAGGAGTGCCTCTGGGTGCTGAGCGATGCCTCTACGCCCCAGATGAAAGTCTATACGGCCACAACCGCCGTGTCAGCTGTGTACGTGCCTCAGATAGCCGGACCTCCTAAAACCTACATGAATGTTACCCTCATTGTGCTGAAGCCCAAGAAGAAGCCCACCTATGTGACCGTCTACATCAATGGAACCCTAGCCACCGTGGCCAGGCCCGAGGTTCTCTTCACTAAGGCAGTCCAGGGGCCACACAGCCTGACTCTCATGTACTTTGGGGTATTCTCAGATGCAGTGGGTGAGGCGGTGCCTGTGGAGATTAGGGGTAACCCTGTAGTCACCTGCACAGATCTGACCACGGCCCACGTCTTTACCACCTCAACCGCCGTTAAAACAGTAGAAGAACTGCAAGATATCACACCCTCGGAGATCATCCCACTGGGACGGGGTGGTGCCTGGTATGCAGAAGGGGCCCTGTACATGTTTTTCGTTAACATGGACATGCTGATGTGCTGCCCCAATATGCCAACCTTTCCATCACTGACCCATTTTATCAACCTGCTAACCAGATGTGATAACGGGGAATGTGTGACATGCTATGGTGCCGGGGCCCACGTGAACATCCTGCGTGGCTGGACGGAGGACGATAGCCCAGGCACATCTGGCACCTGTCCTTGTCTGCTGCCATGCACGGCCCTGAACAACGACTACGTACCCATAACTGGGCATCGGGCTTTGTTGGGTCTGATGTTCAAACCGGAGGATGCCCCCTTTGTGGTGGGACTGAGATTTAACCCACCCAAAATGCACCCGGACATGTCACGTGTCCTGCAGGGGGTTCTTGCTAATGGGAAAGAGGTCCCATGTACAGCACAACCTTGGACCCTGCTGCGATTTTCTGACCTTTACAGCCGGGCTATGCTCTACAATTGCCAAGTACTGAAACGTCAGGTCTTACATTCTTATTGAAGCAGGTGGCACACATTACGGTGCTGGAGATTTTCCCACTGTGCCTAAACGTGATGGTGCTGGTCTCCTTGTTGACCTCTACACGCTTGGAGTCGAAGCTCTTGGTCAAGGTGTCAATAATTTCAGTGAAAACGGCGGACGCGACATGTTTCTGGTGAGCCACGTAGCCTATTTGCACGTTGGAGAGATTCGAGAGGATGAGGCTGATGATGGCCACGACTATCCAGGTCTTGCCGTGGCGCCTGGGGATAAGAAACACGCTGGCTTTTTGCTTAAAAATGTGCAGCTTCTCCAGCGTCATTTCTTCCAATCCGAAAGCACTTTGAAAGATGTCAAACATGGTGTCTGTAATCTCTAAAGATTTGATTGAGATCAGAAAATAAAAAGAATGTAACACTACTTGTTTCTGGAATGCTTCTAGGCGGGCGGGCTTGTGCTTGTACTGACCACTCAGGAAGCTGGCCAGGCTGGTGACAAACTCTCTCATCTCCAAAAAGTTGGGGTCCTCAAGGATGGCACGGGCAGAGGACACGCTGGTCTTGAATTCCGTCAAGGCCTCGGAGTCTTCAAGATTGGGTGGTGGCAGCAGGCGCTGTAACGTGTCGCGTAGCTCTGGTAGTAGGCACATCTGGACCTGGACTGGGGTGTGAAGGGCAGGGCTCGCACCGAACATGGGTAATGATTCATCAGAAGCTACAAACACGGGCCTGGGGCCATAGTGGCGGCAGTATGCTCGAAGCATTGGGCAATATAAATTACTGGCGTGAATTGTGCCCACCAGAGGGTGAGCCCACCTGTCTGACTTGGCCCCTGTGTACATAATACTCGGGGTCTCGGCACCCAGGCAGCCTTGCGTGGTGCTGTCCTGCTGAAGGGCGTTTCTTAGGTTCTCGGTCAGACGGCCGCGCTGCGAGGCATACAGCATGTTCAACGCGGTCAAGGCCGATATGCCCGATGACCCGATGCTCGCCCGCAGGTATGGGCAGTGTCTGGAACTGGCACTGGAGGCCTGCCAGGACACGCCCGAGCAATTTAAGCTGGTGGAGACGCCACTCAAGAGCTTCCTGCTCGTGTCCAATATCCTCCCCCAGGACAACAGGCCCTGGCACGAGGCCCGGAGCTCCGGCCGTGTGGCCGAGGATGACTATGACTTCTCGAGCCTGGCTTTGGAGCTCTTGCCCCTCAACCCCCGTTTACCAGAAGAATGGCAGTTTGGTGGACAAGGTTGGTCGAGCCGGATGGAGCCCTCTCAGCCTGAAATGGGCATGGGTCTGTGTTTTGAGGTGTTTGATGGGGACCTTATGCGAATTGCGCTGGCCTGGAACAAAGATGAGGTTATAGGTCAGGCCTTGCAAATATTGGCCCACTCCCAAACCTGGACCTCCCTGGTGCCTGAAGACCCACTCCCTTGGATGTGGGCCCTCTTCTACGGCCCCAGGTCCCACTGCGAAGAGCGTCACTGCGTTTACGCTGCGGCACGGGGCAAAAGGGGCCCTATTCTGCTACCCACTGCGGTTTATACACCATGTGCCAACATAGAGGCATTCCTGGCACACCTCACCAGGTGTGTGTATGCCCTGTACTTGGACGTGCGTGACTGGAAGGGTGAGGATATAGCTCCTCCCTTTGACGTTAGCCGCCTGAATAAAATGGCAAAACAGCTCTGCCTGCTGCCTCAGGAACCCTTTTGCATCACTCGTGTGTGCCTTTTGTGCTTGCTACATAAACAAAACCTAAACGCTCAGTATAAAAGGCCGGTGGACACGTATGATCCTTGCCTAATTCTAACGGGAGAGGCAGAAAGATATATGGTGGACGCTGTGGGAAATTACCGGGAAGCCTCCACTGGAACTACCGTACTCTACCCCACGTATGATCTGGGCTCCATAGTTGCGGACATGGTGACTTATGAAGATGAGTAGTTCTAAGCGAGATCTGGTGGCCCAGCAACTAAGAGCCTCGGTAGAAAAGAGAGCGGCTGTGAGCGCACGTGACAGATTTGGGAGGGACCACGCTCTGTTTGAAACACAGTTTACATCTGCTCGGGGTGCCTTAGAGTCCCTGCGCCACGCAAGGGAGACGTTTGAGTCCAAACAGCTAATTTCTACCTATCAGAGGGTGGTCACCGCGACCAAGACTCAATTTCCAAAAATCAACTACAAGCAGCTAGAGCGGGTGGAGGAGCTCCGTGAGCAGGAGCTTGAGGCCAGAGACGAGCTGCGACAGGCCCTCGAGCCATTTGAGGAACATGGATGTGAATATGGCTGCGGAGTTGAGCCCGACGAACTCCTCCAGCAGTGGCGAGTTGAGTGTCTCCCCAGAACCCCCTCGAGAGACCCAGGCCTTTTTGGGGAAGGTGACTGTCATTGATTACTTCACCTTTCAGCACAAACACCTGAAGGTGACCAACATTGATGACATGACGGAGACCCTCTATGTAAAGCTGCCGGAGAACATGACGCGCTGTGATCACCTCCCCATTACCTGCGAGTATCTGCTGGGGCGGGGGAGCTACGGGGCCGTGTATGCACATGCAGATAATGCCACGGTCAAACTCTATGACTCTGTGACGGAGCTGTATCACGAGCTCATGGTGTGTGACATGATTCAGATTGGGAAGGCCACGGCCGAGGATGGGCAGGACAAGGCCCTGGTGGACTACCTGTCGGCCTGCACGTCCTGCCACGCCCTGTTTATGCCCCAGTTCAGATGCAGTCTCCAGGATTATGGCCACTGGCATGATGGTAGTATTGAGCCCCTGGTGCGGGGCTTTCAGGGCCTCAAAGATGCCGTTTACTTTCTGAATCGGCACTGCGGCCTCTTCCATTCGGACATTAGCCCCAGCAACATCCTGGTGGATTTCACAGACACCATGTGGGGCATGGGTAGGCTGGTCCTGACTGATTATGGGACTGCTTCCCTCCACGACCGCAACAAGATGCTGGATGTGCGGCTAAAGTCTTCTAAGGGCCGGCAGCTCTATCGCCTCTATTGCCAGAGGGAACCATTTTCTATAGCCAAGGACACCTATAAGCCCCTCTGCCTTTTGAGCAAGTGCTACATCTTGAGGGGGGCTGGGCACATCCCTGACCCCTCGGCGTGTGGCCCCGTGGGGGCGCAGACGGCCCTTCGCCTGGATCTGCAGTCGCTCGGCTACTCGCTGCTCTATGGTATCATGCACCTCGCTGACTCCACCCACAAAATCCCCTACCCCAACCCTGACATGGGATTTGACCGATCCGACCCGCTCTACTTTTTGCAATTTGCAGCCCCAAAGGTGGTGCTGTTGGAGGTGCTGTCGCAGATGTGGAACCTGAACTTAGACATGGGCCTGACCTCGTGTGGCGAGAGTCCGTGCGTGGATGTCACGGCGGAGCATATGAGTCAATTCTTGCAGTGGTGCCGGAGCCTTAAAAAGAGGTTCAAGGAGAGCTACTTCTTCAACTGTCGCCCACGGTTTGAGCACCCTCATCTTCCAGGTCTGGTAGCTGAACTCTTGGCAGACGACTTCTTTGGTCCAGATGGCCGACGTGGATGAGCTCGAGGATCCCATGGAGGAGATGACCTCCTACACGTTTGCCCGCTTCCTCCGCAGTCCGGAGACTGAGGCCTTTGTCCGTAACCTTGACCGTCCACCTCAGATGCCGGCCATGCGCTTTGTCTATCTCTATTGCCTCTGTAAACAAATACAAGAGTTCTCTGGTGAAACTGGCTTCTGTGACTTTGTCTCCTCGTTAGTCCAAGAGAATGACAGCAAGGACGGTCCCTCCCTGAAATCCATTTACTGGGGGCTACAGGAGGCCACCGACGAGCAGAGGACTGTTCTCTGCTCGTACGTGGAGTCCATGACCAGGGGGCAGTCTGAGAACCTGATGTGGGACATATTGCGAAATGGCATAATTTCCTCTTCCAAGCTGCTCTCCACCATTAAGAATGGACCCACCAAGGTGTTTGAGCCAGCTCCCATCTCCACAAATCACTACTTTGGGGGACCTGTGGCCTTTGGCCTGCGGTGTGAGGACACGGTCAAGGACATTGTCTGTAAGCTCATCTGCGGGGACGCATCCGCCAACCGTCAATTTGGCTTTATGATTAGTCCCACGGATGGCATTTTTGGGGTGTCTCTGGATCTTTGCGTCAATGTGGAGTCACAGGGAGACTTTATACTGTTCACCGACCGGAGCTGCATTTATGAGATTAAGTGCCGCTTCAAGTACCTCTTTTCCAAGTCAGAATTTGACCCCATCTACCCATCCTACACTGCGCTTTACAAGAGGCCATGCAAGAGGTCATTTATCAGATTTATCAATTCTATAGCTCGTCCTACCGTGGAGTACGTCCCGGATGGGCGGTTGCCCTCGGAGGGTGACTATCTGTTGACGCAGGATGAGGCCTGGAATCTTAAAGATGTCCGTAAGCGCAAACTGGGCCCCGGTCATGACCTGGTGGCAGACAGCCTAGCTGCCAACAGGGGGGTGGAGTCTATGCTCTACGTAATGACGGACCCAAGCGAAAATGCGGGGCGCATTGGTATTAAAGACCGGGTCCCAGTCAACATCTTCATCAATCCACGGCACAACTACTTCTACCAGGTGCTCCTCCAATACAAAATTGTTGGAGACTACGTCCGCCACAGTGGGGGTGGCAAGCCCGGGAGAGACTGCTCACCCCGGGTGAACATTGTGACGGCCTTCTTTCGAAAACGGTCGCCTCTAGACCCGGCGACCTGCACGCTCGGCTCAGACCTGCTTCTGGACGCCTCGGTGGAGATTCCCGTGGCGGTGCTGGTGACACCCGTGGTCCTGCCGGACTCTGTCATCCGTAAGACCTTGAGCACCGCGGCTGGCTCCTGGAAAGCGTACGCAGACAATACTTTTGACACCGCGCCATGGGTGCCCTCTGGTCTCTTTGCCGACGACGAGTCAACTCCATAGGCGACGTGGACGGGGGAATAATCAACCTGTATAATGACTATGAGGAGTTTAACCTGGAGACTACTAAGCTAATAGCGGCCGAAGAAGGGAGGGCCTGCGGGGAAACCAACGAGGGGCTCGAATATGATGAGGACTCTGAAAATGATGAATTGCTGTTTTTGCCAAATAAAAAACCAAACTAACATCTCTTGTAATTAATGGGTAAAGGGGGAGGCATAACGGTGGTGGGAGGCCCAGGACCTTGGCCGGTGGCTGTGGACTGGGGTGCGGGTGCGGGTGATGGTACGGATGATCACCCCGAGTCCAAGGCCCAACAGCACCGCGGCAAAAATATGCAATGCCCACCCACTACACCCCTGAGAACCCGGCGGACCCGATCAGAGCCCCATGCTTACTCAATCCATTATCTTGGCACCCCGGTGTCGGCACCTAGCCCACTCCCCTCTCCATTCCCAGCCCCAATTCTTGCACCCACCCCCACCCTTCGCCCCTATCTTAACCCAATTCCCGCCTCCCCTCGTTCCCCCGAAAGAATGACGGGAAAGTAACCTCAGTGTTTTAAGTTTTTATTGCATTAGGGGAAGATCTCCTCCTCGCTGTCCGTCGTCATCGGTAAAACGGAGGAGACGAGGGCTTGGGTAGAGACGGGCCTCTGTCTCCTGGTTGACCTGGAGGAAGATGAGGACGTAGAAGAGCGGCGGCGGTTGCGCCCGGGTGATGGCGTGCGCGAGGGCCTAGGCCTCGGCTCTGACTCTAGCTCCAGTTCCACCGTCTCCGAGACAGGGACATAGTCAGTGCCCTGGCGCATGCTTTTGAAAATCCGGCATATCCTGATGAGCATGGCCACCGAGCACAGGATAGGTATGATGGCCACATTGATGGCCACAGTGGTGTGCAGCTTGGCGGAGACAAAGACGGCCTCGTACCTGACCAAGGGCAGGATCAGGATGATGGAGGCGATGAACATGCCGCAGTAGAAGCCAAAGTTGTGCCGCAGGAAGGAGGCCAGCCACACCTCCGTCAGAATGTACCAGAAGATGGGCAGGATGAGGAAGAGGTTCACGGCTCCCAGCACCATGTCCCCCACCATAAAGTAAAAGCTGTTGCCCAGGGCCAGGAACACGCTGAGCGAGAAGACCAGCGTCTCCAGGGCAAGGCACCCCAGGTACAGGTTTGTAACTACGGGCTTCAGGTAGAAGACCACCCACCACAAGAAGGTGTCCTGGGGAATAGAGTTGTCCTGGGCCTTGACCACCCAGACCGGGGAGAAGCGGGTCACACATGCGCAGGCGTGTAGAACTGAGGCCAGAAAGTGCAAAAAGTACACAAAGGCCGAGAGAAAGACGTGCTTGTAGGAAAGGACCTGGATGAAGACCTGTATGGACCAGAGCTTGAGGATGGCCAAAAACAGCACGGTTGGGGAGCCCACTGCCGAGACCCAGGCCGAGAGGTCTGTAAGACCCGAGACCTTTTTTCGGGCCTTGATTAGCGCCACCTCGCCGCAGGCGTAGTAGATGAAAGCCACGCAGTCCGCGATAAAGACCAGTGTGATGTAGACAAACATCTCCGGCGGCTCCAGATAGAGCGTGGGGGTCAGGTGGTGGGCCAGGTTGTAATTGGTCAGGTTAAGTGCCCCGTAATCAACCAGTGCGTTAAAGTAGCAGGGGTACCCCAGGTTGGGGAACATGGCGGTGATGGGGACCACCGCCGACATGACAAACATCACAAAGTACACAACAAGCGTTTTGACCCACGTTCTATAGACGAACGTGTCATTCTTGGAGGACTTCATGATTGCGATGGTCTCAGTTGAGCATTCACCTTTTAAATAATTTGCAAAGGGCGTGACCGGATGTTTTAAAGGGTCCAGTCCTCCTCAGATCTCAAACAATGATGGAAACACCCGCGGAGAGCGTCAGGGCCCGCGTCAGCTCGGTTACCTTTTATAATGTTACCCAGACCGCAGGGCGGTGGTGGGCGATTTGGGTCGTGGGCATCGTGCCCATCAAAAGGGAGGACGTTGAGACTCTGATCGTGGTGCAGGCCTGCCAGCCGCCGCTTGGAGGCTCCCTGGAGCCCCCCGTGGTCAACGCGCCCTCGACTACCGAACTCAACTTTTTGCGATGGGAGCGGGAGCTCAGGCGCAGCGGGGGGCTCATTGCTATGCTCGCCGATGCCGCCGAGAAGGACCTATTTGACCTTTCATTTAGAACCCGAGACCGCAGACTCTTGTCCGCCGCCAGGGTGGAGGATGAGCAGGGCCTCATCTTCCAGCCTCTCTTTCCAGCACAGGTGGTCTGCCAAAGCTGCTCGGGGGATGATGGGCGGGACCAACAACCCCCACCTGTTGATGGCTTCGGGTCCGAGATGGAGGGGGAACAGACATGCCCCCATGCTCAGAGGCACTCTGAGTCTCCCGGACAGTTGGACGTATACATCAGGACACCGCGTGGGGATGTTTTCACCTATTCCACCGAGACTCCCGACGACCCCTCTCCCGTCCCCTTTAGGGACATCCTGCGACCGGTCACTTATGAAGTAGATCTGGTGTCGTCCGACGGGGCCACCGGCCGTGGTGGGGACGCCCGACGGCACCGCGTCAGCCTGAAAATTCTTGAGCCGGCTGGGGGATTCGAGTCCTGGCTTGTCAACTCTTGGAGTATGGCCGGGGGCGGGCTCTACGCCTTCCTCCGCAGTATCTATGCCTCCTGCTACGCCAACCACAGAGGCACCAAGCCCATCTTCTACCTCCTGGACCCCGAACTCTGCCCAGGGGGCTCAGATTTCCAGCCCTATGTCCCGGGCTTTCCCTTCCTGCCCATCCATTATGTGGGACGGGCGAGGCCGGCCTTCTGGCACCGGGCGCCACACAGCGAGGGTCTCCTGCTACTGGACCTGAACCTGGGAGTCTCTGGGACGCCCCTGGCAGACGCCCTCCTGGGCCTCGACGCGCGGTCAGGGCAACGACGCGGCTCGCTGCTCCTACAACAAATCTGGCCCCCGACCCGAAAGGAGATTAACCCTCGCCACGTTTGCACGCGGGAAGGCGGCGAGGGAGGGGGGGAGGACGAGACGACGGTGGTCGGGCGCGCGGAGGCCACAGCCATCCTTGAGGCTGATGCCACTTGGTGGCTCTACGAATTGGCCCGCTGCCACCTCTCTGCCAGGGGCGCCCCCGTGGGAACGCCTGATGGCGGAGGGCAGGCGCGGGACGCGCAAACCTGGCTGCGGGCCCTTCACCGCTATGGCACCTCAGACACGCGACGGGCACTCGGGGGCCTCTACACCGCCGTCACCCGGGTTCTCCTACACGCGGCCGCTGACCTAGGACTGACCTGGGCTTATGCAGACGAGTTCATCCTGGGCTTTGTGGCACCAACCTCCGCCCATCCTTCAGAGGAGCCACTAGCACAGGTGAGAAGCGGGGCTGGGTGGGAGAGCGCGGCCCCCGGGGTTTGCCCAACTCTTATTCTTCCCGTTAACAGGAAGAATGATGGTGGGGGAACCACCGGCTAATAGCTTTCTGTTGCTGTATCTCCTAGGCTTTCCTGCAAGGCGTGAAAGACTCGGAGGATGCCAGCCGGCTCGACCGGGATGTGATGGGTGGAGAGGCCACCGTGGCCCGCAGACACATTCGGGTGAAGGCTCGACGCGGGCCCGGGTGCCTACTGATGGCCATCTTTCAGGGGGATCTTTACGTGGGTGGATGTAGGGAGCACTCGGGGCCCTTTTTGGTTTGGCACGAAGCCTTCTCCTGGACCCTGGACCAACTAGCGGCGAGACCCGAGGCAGACAAGGCCCCGCCATCCCACGACCACCTGTTGACCCTGGTCCGCGACCTGACCCGGAGACTGGCCCCCGGGCGGCGCCGAAACAGGTTTTGGGCTCTTCCGCGAGCCTGGCTTCAGCGGCTGCGGAGGGCTGGGCTGCGCCTCTCTGGAAGCCACGTGTGTCTCCTGGACAAGGACGGAGCGCGCCCGGCCCCCTGCCAGACGGCCACTGAGCATGGTCTCAGCCCCACCGCCTACTTTCGAGAGATTATGGCCTTTCTGCTTGATGTGATATCGGCCCTCCACCCCGGCTACACCATTCCTATGGAAATCACGCGAGAGACAGATTTACTGATGACTGTTCTCAGTTTATTCTAGGGAATTATTTTTGAGACCGTGTCACTCCCGAGGCACTTGCGTCTCAAGGTCTGGAGGACGGTCTGGCACTGGAAATGCTTGGTCAATAAAGAATCTTGATAAAACAGGTTAAATGTGAAGCCCGAGTTGGCATCTTCCTCCTTGTTTAGATCCGCGCAGTAATCCTTGGGTGACCTGGCCAGGCACCCCATCTTCCCCGAGGTCAGAAAGAGGCTCTGCATGAGGTCCCGGGCTTCGGATGGGGCGCGCTTCAGCTCCTTGTGCAGCTTAAAGAGACTCAGGCCCTCATTCCACGGCCCGGGGGTGGCAGCCCCCTCCTCCAGGTCGTGGTACTTGACCAGGGTGGACAGCAGCGTCCTGGCCCCATTGTACAGAAACAGAGAGTCCAGATTGTTGCACTTGGAGTGCAAGAGGGTCAGGCGACCCAGCACCTCCCGGCAGAGGCCTATGGAGGGGCTCTTGGCATTCTCAATCATCGAGAGCAGGGCGCACATCTCCATAAGGTTCACATTGTTGGGTTTGTACAGGATCATCCTCTCGGAGAACACGTGGGGGAATATGTTGAGGTGGTCGACCTGGTCCTCGGAGTCCAGCAGACTCACGAGGACGTAGCCGCAAAACTGGGACGAGATCATCCGGGCCTTGACGTGGGCCCGGAGGTCTCGGATGTTAAGGTCCCCCCTGGCATTGTAGAACTCAGGGACGTTGGTGGCCACGCAGATGGCGTTATGGCGGTTAACTTCCAGCACCAGGCGGGGGGTCACGCGCAGGCTTACTTTTTGCATGGTCAGGCTCCGTGTCCCCCCGGGCTGATGGTGCTTGCCGGATGCCATGATCTCCCCCGGTCGCGCTCGCGGGGCAGTATTTTCGACCGAGGTCCTCGATGTAGATGGCCAGGCGACTGCTCCGGTAGAGCTCGTCGATGATCTCCACGATGCCTAGGGTGGCGTAGACATCTGTCACGAGTTCCACCGGTGAAAGCTCTGCCACCAGATAGGTGAAGGGGCCCAATAATATAGAGATCGTGTCTGACGAGTATCTGACGTAGAGACGCTGCCCCTGATTATCAACCACGGGTGTTAACTTGAAGGTGTTAAACAGCTCGCTTTCCCAAAGTTCAGTCAGATCCTTAGTCATTTCCCGCGAAGGGGGGATGTATTGAGAAACGAAACTGTTTAGGATGCTTTCATTGTGACCAGACACCCTGGCACCCAGGCTGGCGGACGGGGAGTTGAACAGCTTTTCGATTGCGGAGGCGGTGCTGCCCGTCAGTATATCTACAGACGCGGCTTCTGCCGCAACTGCGGCGGGGGCTGACGCCGCTGGGTTGTTGCCGCCGGGACCCAGGGAGGCCTGCAGCTGAGACTCCATGGAGCGGATCTTCTTTAGATAGAGCTCCCTCTCCTTCTCTAGGCCATTAATCTGGTCAAATTGCTCGTTTATCTGATCAGTCAGACACTTGACCACCGTGTTGGAGACCTTTTTCTTTAGGCCCTGTGCAGCTGTCTCCCCGGGCTGGCCAAATAGACGGTTGCGGTCCACCAGGTTGTTGGAGGCATCCGTTATGAACTCCTCCACCACGTCCGTGACCCCGCTGATGGTCTTGTTCTCCGAGAGCTTGACCAGCAGGTTCAGCAGCTCCTTCTTGGGGTCCTTGCGCTGTGAGTTCTGCTCCAGATGGGCCAGGATGTCCTTGTACATGTCTCGCCCCCCGTGGCCCACGATGGCCTTGAGAGGGGCCGTGTTCAGGAGCTGGCAGATCTTGGCATGCTCCAGCGTGCGGTAGCACATGAAAATGTTCTGGTAGAGGCGCTGCACCGGGCTGTCGAAGGTCACCGTTCCGGCAAAGATGGCCGGGGGGAAGAGCACATGCAGCCTGATGCGGCGGCCACAGTAGTAGGCCACATACTCGTCGCTCCTCGGAAGGTACTCGATGGTCACCTCCGTAAACTGGGGGATGAACGTGGAGTTGAGCGACTCTATTATTTCCTTCGTTGCCTCATATAATTCCGTCCCGATACTCCTGATGGTCCTCTCGTGCCCCAATTCCCGACAGACGCACCTGTCCCTCAGGCTCTTTATCTTGGAGTGGAGCTCTTGGGTTATGGGCTTCTTAACGGCGGGCACCATGCCGGTGGCGCAGATCCAGTCCACATAACGCTCATAGGAGAGCACGGAGCGGCTGTGTAGCACTCGGTAGATGTTGGTGGTCAGCAGGTCACGCACGGTCAGCTTCATGGTCGTGGACCACGACTCGAAGGTGGACTCACGAAACCGGCTCGCACACGAGTCATCGCTCGGCCATCGCTTCTGGATGCAGGCCTCGAACTTGTTCCAGTCATGTAGCACGTCATCGTACGTGCAATGAGAGATGGCTCGTTTAAACAAATGGGTAAACACCTGCCTCGAGAAGACTCCGGGGTTGCGGAGGTTGGCGTAGATGGTCTGTCCCTGGACGTAGGCGTACTTTCCCTGCAGGATCTCAAAAAGTCGGACCGAGGCCGGCGTGGGGTGAACAGGAATGGCCGAGGAGCCGAGGGCGCCAGAGGCGCTCTCGTCCACGTTCATGTTGAACATGACCTCAGACGCCTCCGTGAGGCGTATAGTCAGGAGGATAGGGACCCTGGCTAGGCGCCGCGTCCAACAACTCCCGGATATGGAGACGTTCTCCCCCGAGTTTGACCCGGAGCTCTCGGAGCCCCCCTTCCTGCCCTTTTCAGCCTATGTAATTACGGGAACGGCGGGGGCTGGCAAGAGCACCAGCGTTAGCTGCCTCCACCACACGATGGACTGCCTGGTCACGGGAGCCACAACCGTGGCCGCACAGAACCTCTCCCAGACACTCCGAGCCTACTGCCCAACCGTCTATAGCGCCTTTGGGTTCAAGAGCCGCCACATAAATATGACGCAGCGGGTCAGCAGTCATGGTCGCTCTACGGACGCCGCCCTAGAGGAACTCCAGCGGCGGGACCTGGCCAAATACTGGCCGGTACTCTCCGACATTGCCGCCGAGTTCAGGCGAACCAAGCCCAGGGGGCTCTACTCGGGAGTCTCTGGCCCCGCCTTTGAGGTCCTGAGAGACATGCACCAGGGGCAGCTATGGACCACCAATGTGATCGTGGTGGACGAAGCTGGAACGCTTTCCGTGCACATTCTAACAGCCGTGGTCTTTTGCTACTGGTTCTTCAACGCCTGGCTGCGTACCCCACTCTACCGCCGGGGCCGCATTCCCTGCATCGTCTGCGTGGGCTCTCCCACCCAGACAGACGCCTTTCAGTCCTCCTTTAGCCACGAGACCCAGGTAAACAAGATTCGCGAGTGCGACAACATCCTCACCTTCCTGGTGGGCAACCCCAGGGCCGCGACCTACGTGGACGTGGCCCGCAACTGGGCCCTCTTCATCAACAACAAGCGCTGCACCGACGTCCAGTTTGGACACCTCATGAAGACCCTCGAGTACGGCCTCGAGCTCTCGCCGGACATCCTGGCCTACGTCGACCGCTTCGTCGTCCCCAGGGCGGCCATAATGGACCCCGCGCAGTACGTGGGCTGGACCCGGCTCTTCCTCTCCCACGCCGAGGTCAAGACCTTCCTCACCACCCTCCATGCCACGCTCAAGACTGCCGGGCAGGGGCGTGCCGCGCGGGGAACCGGGGGAGATGGGGGCGGGGTGACCATGTTTACCTGCCCGGTGGAGTGCGAGGTCTTCCTCGATCCCCTGGCCCAGTACAAGACCCTGGTCGGGCTTCCGGGCCTCACGGCCCACACCTGGCTCCAAAAGAATTATGCACGCCTCGGTAACTACTCGCAGTTCGCCGACCAAGACATGGTCCCGGTGGGCACCGAGCAGGACGAAGAACGGGTCAAGGTCACCTACAATGTCACCTACGTCAAGCACAGCTCGGTGTCGGTCAACTGCAAGACCAAAAAGTCCATCTGTGGCTATACCGGCACCTTCGGGGACTTTATGGACACGCTCGAGGCGGACAGCTTCGTGGAGGCCCACGGGCATGAGCAGCCCGAGTATGTCTACAGCTTCCTGGCCCGACTCATCTACGGAGGCATCTACGCTTTTAGCCACGGAGGACATTCTCTCTGTGAAAACGGGGAATACGTGGCGGAGCTTGGTGCTGTGCCCCTGCCCGGGCGTACGTGGGATCCGGAGGTGACTGCTGGGATGGAGCTGGGCGAACTGCCGCTGGAGGTTGCCTGGGATGGGGAGCGGAGCCCCGCCGCTGTCTTCTATGCCCGAGTACTGGCTCCCCCGGCCGCAAATTCTGCCCCCCTCTGCTCCCTGTTAAACATATATAATGACCTCAGGGCCTATTTCAGGCAATGCCTGGATGTGGCCGTCCGCTATGGCGGAAGGGAGTTCAGGGACCTCCCCTTCTGCACATTTACCAACAACATGCTGATTCGCGACAACATAGAGTTCACCTCAGACGAGCCTCTCCTTCACGGCCTCCTGGACTACGCCTCCACCACCGAGAACTACACGCTTCTGGGCTACACGCATCTCAACGTCTTCTTTGGCATCCGAGGAAAGCAGCAGCCTCAGGACGCTGGCAGTTCACGCATGCCCAGGCTAATGGTCAAGGATGAGGCAGGCTTCGTGTGCTGCCTGGAACACAATACTAACAAACTGTATGAGACGATAGAGGACAAGTCCCTGAACCTCTGCAGCATCCGTGACTATGGCATTAGCTCAAAGCTGGCCATGACCATAGCCAAGGCCCAGGGTCTGTCCCTAAACAAAGTCGCCATCTGCTTCGGCAGCCACAGAAACATCAAACCCGGCCATGTGTATGTGGCGCTGTCCCGGGCCCGGCACTCTAATTGCGTGGTCATGGACAGGAATCCCCTATCCGAGATGATCACTGGGGAGGGGAACCCCGCGAGCGGCTACATCGTGGATGCCCTAAAGAACTCACGCGCACTACTGGTTTACTGAATAAAACAACAGACATGCAGACTCCAGGTTATGACATTTTATTTACAGCCATGGCCAATTGTAGTTGTTATTGCCCTTAATGGGGGGGGTGGTTTCCATCATGTGTTTATTGTATGTATTGGGACTTGAAGGTGGAGGGGGGCGGCGTGGAGCTGGGCCTCTAAGTACAGGTCGCGTAGGTCTATGGGGACCCTTGTCTTTGGTGGATTGCTGAACTGGGGCTGGTGGCCTGGGAGGTGCTGAGGCCCGTCCCCTGACCGGCGCGGGAGCCGGCGGCCTCGGAGGTGCCCGGGTGCGTGGTCGGGAGAACGAAGGCGTGGGTGTCAGACCTGAAGACTGTTGGGTAGATGGCGAGACTCTTGAAGATCGTGAGGCCTGAGAGCCGGGGGTTGCTTCATCCTCGTCGCTCTCGCTGTAGTCAGACTCGTCTGAATCTGAAGGATGCCACGAGGGGTCGCTATCACTGCCCTCAGATGGGTCTTCGTCACTGGGGTACTCTTCCTCCAAATCAATCTCCTCGTCTTCATCTGAGTAGTCAGACTCATCAGTGTCACTCACGTCCTCCTCCTGGATAGACTGGGAGGCCTGAGACCCCAGAGTGTAGCTGCTGCTCTGTGAAGTCTCTTCCTCCTCGTCCGACAAGAGGCGCCGGTCCCTGCAAGACCGGACCCCACGCGACTTCAGAAACATGGCCATAGTGATGACCCCTCTACAGCCTCCAATCTATCTCACCGAGCCCCTTCTCACGCAAAAAGTTGTTAGCGAGGACAAAGTGGTTGTTGCCCAGGAACTTCTGCTGGGCACTCTTTCGGGTGCTGTTCTGGGCCAGGGGAGAGGGATGCTGAGAGGTCAGAACCAGATGCTTCTTGGAGTTGATTAGTGAAGCTTTGTCTCCCGCCTTCGCACCCCACAGCATAAACACGCACGCTTTTAACCGCTCAGAGAGCAATGAAATTACGTGGTCAGTAAACCACGCCCAGCCAATGTCTGCGTGCGAGCCGGGCTTGCCCTTTTGCACGGTCAGGATGGTGTTGAGTAGCAACACCCCCTGGGAGGCCCACGCGTCTAGACAGCCGTGATCTGGGGGAGAAAACTCCGGCAGGCTCCGGTGCAGCTCCGCGTAGATGTTCCTCAGGCTGGGGGGAACTGGAAAGCCGTATGCGACGCTGAATGCCAGGCCGTTTGCTTGACCCCCGTGATAGGGGTCCTGGCCCAAAATAACCACCTTAATATCAGAGGGGTCGCAAAAGCGGGCCCAGGCCATGCACATGTCCTCCTCTGGGTAGACGGTGGCCTGAGTCCGCAGGCGTCGGACACAGGCAATAACGGCAGCAAGCTTGCGCTGGAAGATGGGGCTGAGTTGTAGGAAATCTAGCCATAAGTCGGGGAGAAGCAGATTTTCTCCTTTCACACCAATCTCCTGTTTCCTCTTCCACACGTGCTCATCCAGCCAGAGGTCTAGCCCCCGCGATGCCATGCGTATCTGTTTAAGTTGGCACCAAACAGGTCTTCCACTGAGAATGAACCGTAAAGAGTCTCCAGGGTGGTTAACAACTCACGGAGATGGCCCGTGAGGGCGGAGCTGCTTCGCTTCAGGATGGAGATAAAGAAGGAGACCACGTTGAGTCCGTTTGCGCAGCGGCTGATGACCAGCTGGTTGCTCCCATTCTTAGGTGAATTTAAGGAGGCCAGGCTAAAGCCGTCGCATGTCTGATTGCTCACCAGGTAAATGTCGCTAATGTTTTCCAACGCGAGAAGGTGTTGAGCGCGGAGCTGAGTGACGTGACAACATGGGTATGCCCAATTGCCCCATGTTGGGAGGACGAAAATGGTGACAAGACAGATGGCCAGAAATACACCAACAGCACGCATGATGTCTACTGGGGATTTATTCTTTAGTGCGGGGGAATACACGGCTTTTAATACGATTGAGGGCGTCTCCTAACAAGTTACATCACTCCTGCCCTTCCTCACCCTCATCTCCATCACCTCCTTCATCTCCGTCATCTCCGTCATCACCCTCCGCGGCAGCCCCTTCCACCATAGGTGGAAACCAGGGAGGCAAATCTACTCCATCGTCAAAGCTGCACACAGTCACCCTGATATTGCAGGTAGGAGCGGGCTTTGTCATAACAAGGTCCTTAATCGCATCCTTCAAAACCTCAGCAAATATATGAGTTTGTAAAAAGACCATGAAATAACAGACAATGGACTCCCTTAGCGGGCCAGGTTGTGGGCCGGGTCCAGGGGCCATTCCAAAGGGGAGACGACTCAATGGTGTAAGACGACATTGTGGAATAGCAAGGGCAGTTCCTCGCCTTAGGTTGTAAAGGGAGGTCTTACTACCTCCATATACGAACACACCGGCGACCCAAGTTCCTTCGTCGGTAGTCCTTTCTACGTGACTCCTAGCCAGGAGAGCTCTTAAACCTTCTGCAATGTTCTCAAATTTCGGGTTGGAACCTCCTTGACCACGATGCTTTCCAAACCACCCTCCTTTTTTGCGCCTGCCTCCATCACCCTGACCCCGGGGTCCAGTGCTTGGGCCTTCTCCTGGGTCATCTGCGGGGCCCTGCTCTATCGCTCCCGGGGGCACGTCAGGCTCACCATCTGGGCCACCTTCTTGGTGGTATTCAAAATAATCGGCTTCCCCTACAGGGTGGAAAAATGGCCTTCTACCTGGAGGGGGCCTGCGCGGTGGAGACCCGGATGATGATGACTGACTACTGGGACTCCTGGGCCTCTTTTCTCCACGTCCACGACCTCTCCCCCTGGCTCTTTCACGACTTCCCCCCCTGGCTCTTTCACGTCCTCTACCCCGGCGGCCTCCACTACCTCCTCGACCCCGGCCTCCACTACCTCCTCGACCCCGGCCTCCACTGCCTCCTCGACCCCGGCCTCCACCTCCTGCTCCTGCCCCTCCTGCTCCTGCCCCTCCTCCTGCTCCTGCCCCTCCTGCCCCTCCTGCTCCTGCCCCTCCTGCCCCTCCTGCTCCTGCCCCTCCTGCCCCTCCTGCTCCTGCCCCTCCTGCCCCTCCTCCTGCTCCTGCCCCTCCTGCCCCTCCTCCTGCTCCTGCCCCTCCTGCCCCTCCTGCTCCTGCCCCTCCTGCCCCTCCTGCTCCTGCCCCTCCTGCCCCTCCTGCTCCTGCCCCTCCTGCTCCTGCCCCTCCTGCTCCTGCCCCTCCTGCTCCTGCCCCTCCTGCCCCTCCTGCCCCTCCTCCTGCTCCTGCCCCTCCTGCTCCTGCCCCTCCTGCCCCTCCTGCCCCTCCTGCTCCTGCCCCTCCTCCTGCTCCTGCCCCTCCTGCCCCTCCTGCCCCTCCTCCTGCTCCTGCCCCTCCTGCCCCTCCTCCTGCTCCTGCCCCTCCTCCTGCTCCTGCCCCTCCTGCCCCTCCTGCCCCTCCTCCTGCTCCTGCCCCTCCTGCCCCTCCTCCTGCTCCTGCCCCTCCTCCTGCTCCTGCCCCTCCTGCCCCTCCTGCCCCTCCTCCTGCTCCTGCCCCTCCTCCTGCTCCTGCCCCTCCTGCCCCTCCTGCCCCTCCTGCCCCTCCTCCTGCTCCTGCCCCTCCTCCTGCTCCTGCCCCTCCTGCTCCTGCCCCTCCCGCTCCTGCTCCTGCTCCTGTTCCACCGTGGGTCCCTTTGCAGCCAATGCAACTTGGACGTTTTTGGGGTCTCCGGACACCATCTCTATGTCTTGGCCCTGATCCTGAGCCGCCCGGGGCTCCTGGTCTTCCGCCTCCTCGTCCTCGTCCTCTTCCCCGTCCTCGTCCATGGTTATCACCCCCTCTTCTTTGAGGTCCACTGCCGCCGGAGCCTTCTGGTCCAGATGTGTCTCCCTTCTCTCCTAGGCCATTTCCAGGTCCTGTACCTGGCCCCTCGTCAGACATGATTCACACTAAAAGAGATCAATAGACATCTTTATTAGACGACGCTCAGTGAATACAGGGAGTGCAGACTCCTGCCCCCTCCAACAGCCCCCCCACCCTCATCCCCTTCATGGTCGCTGTCAGACAGATCCAGGTCTGAAAATTCCCCATCCTCCGAACCATCCTCGTCCTCATCACCAATTACTCGCAGCCCGGAAAACTCCCGCTGAACATCCTCAAGATTTGCGTCCTGAGCCTCAAGCCAGGCCTCAAATTCCTCGTCCCCCTTTTTGCTGGACGGTAGGGATGGGGATTCTCGGGACCCCTCCTCTTCCTCTTCAAGGTCACCAGACAGAGATGCTACTGGGGCAACGGAAGAAAAGCTGGGTGCGGCCTGTGAGGATCCAGTGACCCCGCAGTGCTGCTTGGACCTGGAGGCCGCTGGGGAAGCGATGGGGCATACTGGGGAGACGGCGGGGGAGGTTTCCTCAGGCTTGGCTAAGTGCAAGGATCCCATGCCCCCGCGGTTTTGCTTGGCCCCTGAGGCCGTCAGGGAAACGATGGGGCAAACTGGGGGAACAGCAGGGGAGGTCCCCCCGGGCTGGCCCAAGTTTCGCCGTGAGCTTTCATTCCCTCTGCTCGTTAACTGAGAGCATGTCTGCTGGGGCTCGCGGGATGGGGCCGGAGGCAGGGCCGAAAACCGAGGACGAGGAACACCCGCCCCAACACCATGGGTGATAACGTCCTGAACGTGACTGGCGGCACACAAAGAGGAATCAATAACAACAACGCGCCCCAGAAGCTCTTCGGGAAATTGGAAGGTGTTTAAAGGCCCTGTCGTCGGGAGATAAAAGTGATTATCCGAATTTCGGAAAGCTTCCAAGTAGTCTCGCAGGGTTTCCGGTGCTGCAGGCAGGGGGTTGCCCGTGGCAGACATCCAATGACCACTGAGGGCCTGCTTCAAGCTCATGGAGTCTTGTGTTATGTAATCTTTGAGAATAAAGAACATATTGAGGTGAAATAAGGCTGCCAATAAGGTGCGTGCGAAAACAGCATCGGAGTCATCGAGGTCAGGGATTTCGTGAAAGTCAGGCGTCAGGACACGGGCGTCGTATGCAAGCTGCACATGACCACGTAAAGCCACAAGCTTGTGGACCAACATGTTCAGGAGATTGACAGGACTACACTGCTTAGTGTGTGGTATTATCCTAGGGATTTCATAAAGGCCGGGCTTAATTGCCTTCAATCCCTTAAGACATTGTAGGCACTCTGGACATCCGCACGAATCCACCCACAATTTTTGGAGACCCGTCACGATAGCCCGGAGCAATGACTCGGGTGTGTCCTTGTGTGAGGTCTCACCTGGAATAACACCCAGACATAAGTTGTGGGCCGTGGTTAAGGCCTGCACGGCGGCTGGGATTAAATCGTCCCTGGAGGATTGTCTACCAGATGTTGGGAGGGCATTCCATAAAGCAAACAGGGAAGAAAGTATAGCTACATCACCACCCCCGGGGGTCTGGTTTATAGCATCGCGAATTTTGACTGCAATATTTCCTCCAGAAAGAGTGACATCTTGTCCTGTGATAAAATCGCTCATAAGCTTAGTTAATGCCCCAGCCAGATGTTCAGGAACCAAAATAACCGAGCCTCTCTGCTGCCCACTCATACTTAAGCGATGCTGATGCAGAGTCGCCTAATGCCCCATGTGATGGTCAGGGTTTTATATTGCGATTGTCCCGCCCATGCCAATGGCTCATAAAAGACCAGTAATCCATGTCAGCCGGCCTTTTTAAAGTAGAATACCATACAGGACACAACACCTCACTACACAAACAGACGCAGGTAAGAGAAATTTATTTGTATTGCATGGCAGAACAGTTTTCTAAGACATGTTTTGTGTGCTTTAGTAGGTCTATGTATTCAGCGCAGTCAGGCAGGGTAATGGCATCCGTGACCTCCTGATTTGCGGCCACGCTCTCCCAGAGGGTGAGGAGAGGCCTGCTGTGTTGAAAGAGGCGCATGCCATCCTGGGATATTATCCAGCTGCAGAGGGCCTTGATCTCGAGGTGCAGAAGCTGGGAGATGGTGGCTATAGATCCCTGAATGTAGTTATAGTAAATGCATCTGCGAAACTTGCAGAGGGCCACAGTCCAGAGGAGGACCTGGTTAAAGAACCCGCGCCAGGCGCACGGTTCCTCACTGGGCCCGGACGCCATCAAGAGCTGGTGGGAGAGGTTGTGCGTGGCCGTCATGGAGGGCATGGAGGCATAGCCACTGCGGCAGACATCCGCGATTACCTTCCTCATACCTATGGAGATGCCGTCGTAGTACTGCAGCGACACGGCTGTGTAGTCGCTTCCTGGCATGAGGACATTTACAGAGGCATGGTGTCTGTCTTGGCGCAGTTTCCTAATCAGGGCCCAGAGTCTGTCGTCCAGCCCCAGGTCCCGATTCGTCTTGAGGTGGTCAAGAACCTCGGCGATGTCACGCTGTTCATCCTTGGGGGAGTAGTAGCTTAGCAGCTCTAAGAAATAAGCCAGCTTCTTTAAGATCTTGGGGACGATGGTGTCTTCCAGCAGCTTGTGCTGCTGTACAGCCTGCAAGACTCTTGCCAGGAACAGCCCCCTCTGGGCTGTCAGGAGTGGGTGGCTAGGTGGGAGGTCGCAGTCGACCCCGATGGTGTTCAGTAGATGCACCACATCCCCCACTTCGGGATAGTGTTTCAGGTAAAGCTCATGGAGGAAAGATTTTAATGGTCGGGCATTTCCTCTGTTACTACTAGCCATGAGGCCTAAAAAGGATGGCTTGGAAGACTTTCTGAGGCTAACTCCTGAAATCAAAAAGCAGCTGGGCTCTCTGGTCTCTGACTACTGCAACGTCCTCAACAAGGAATTTACAGCCGGGAGTGTGGAGATTACTCTGAGATCCTACAAAATATGCAAGGCATTTATAAATGAGGCCAAGGCCCACGGGCGAGAATGGGGCGGGCTAATGGCCACGCTCAACATCTGCAATTTTTGGGCCATTCTCCGAAACAACAGGGTAAGAAGACGGGCTGAGAATGCCGGCAACGACGCATGTTCCATCGCGTGCCCTATAGTGATGCGCTACGTGTTAGACCACCTGATAGTGGTCACTGACAGATTCTTCATCCAGGCCCCCAGCAACCGGGTGATGATTCCTGCCACCATAGGCACCGCTATGTACAAGCTCCTAAAACACAGTCGGGTGCGGGCCTACACCTACAGCAAGGTGCTGGGCGTGGACCGCGCGGCCATCATGGCCTCCGGCAAGCAGGTAGTGGAACACCTGAACAGGATGGAGAAGGAAGGCCTCCTAAGCTCCAAGTTCAAGGCCTTTTGCAAGTGGGTGTTCACCTATCCCGTCCTCGAGGAGATGTTCCAGACTATGGTCTCGTCCAAGACAGGCCATCTGACGGACGATGTTAAGGATGTCAGGGCTCTGATTAAGACACTGCCCCGGGCCTCCTACTCCAGCCACGCCGGACAGAGGAGCTACGTGAGCGGCGTGCTTCCCGCGTGCCTGCTGTCAACCAAGTCCAAGGCAGTGGAAACTCCTATCCTCGTGTCCGGAGCCGACAGGATGGACGAGGAGCTCATGGGGAATGATGGGGGTGCCTCTCACACCGAGGCCCGCTACTCGGAGTCCGGACAGTTTCATGCTTTTACAGATGAACTCGAAAGTCTCCCGAGCCCGACCATGCCCCTGAAGCCCGGTGCCCAAAGCGCCGACTGCGGTGACAGCAGTTCCAGCAGCAGTGACTCGGGCAACAGTGACACCGAGCAGAGCGAGCGGGAAGAGGCCAGGGCCGAGGCCCCGCGCCTGCGGGCCCCAAAGTCGCGCCGGACATCCAGGCCCAACCGTGGTCAAACTCCATGTCCTTCCAACGCGGCGGAACCTGAACAGCCTTGGATAGCAGCGGTCCACCAAGAGAGCGATGAGAGACCCATATTCCCCCACCCCTCAAAGCCCACCTTTCTTCCTCCCGTTAAAAGGAAGAAGGGCCTCAGGGATAGCCGGGAAGGTATGTTCCTGCCAAAGCCGGAAGCGGGCAGTGCCATATCTGACGTGTTCGAGGGGCGAGAGGTGTGTCAGCCAAAGAGGATCAGGCCCTTCCATCCACCCGGATCCCCGTGGGCCAACCGGCCCCTGCCTGCCTCTTTGGCTCCCACCCCCACAGGACCTGTCCATGAACCGGTCGGATCCCTAACGCCAGCCCCGGTGCCCCAGCCACTTGACCCGGCCCCCGCAGTAACCCCCGAGGCAAGTCATCTGTTGGAGGACCCTGATGAAGAAACCAGTCAGGCCGTGAAGGCCCTAAGGGAGATGGCTGACACTGTTATTCCCCAGAAGGAGGAAGCAGCCATATGTGGACAGATGGACCTGAGCCACCCGCCCCCTCGTGGCCATTTGGACGAACTGACCACAACACTAGAGTCCATGACAGAGGATTTGAATCTGGACTCCCCCCTGACCCCCGAACTTAATGAAATCTTGGATACATTTCTAAATGATGAATGTCTGCTGCATGCCATGCATATTTCAACTGGGCTGTCTATTTTTGACACCAGCTTATTTTAGACACTTCTGAAAACTGCCTCCTCCTCTTTTAGAAACTATGCATGAGCCACAGGCATTGCTAATGTACCTCATAGACACACCTAAATTTAGCACGTCCCAAACCATGACATCACAGAGGAGGCTGGTGCCTTGGCTTTAAAGGGGAGATGTTAGACAGGTAACTCACTAAACATTGCACCTTGCCGGCCACCTTTGCTATCTTTGCTGAAGATGATGGACCCAAACTCGACTTCTGAAGATGTAAAATTTACACCTGACCCATACCAGGTGCCTTTTGTACAAGCTTTTGACCAAGCTACCAGAGTCTATCAGGACCTGGGAGGGCCATCGCAAGCTCCTTTGCCTTGTGTGCTGTGGCCGGTGCTGCCAGAGCCTCTGCCACAAGGCCAGCTAACTGCCTATCATGTTTCAACCGCTCCGACTGGGTCGTGGTTTTCTGCCCCTCAGCCTGCTCCTGAGAATGCTTATCAAGCTTATGCAGCACCTCAGCTGTTCCCAGTCTCCGACATAACCCAGAATCAACAGACTAACCAAGCCGGGGGAGAAGCACCTCAACCTGGAGACAATTCTACTGTTCAAACAGCAGCAGCAGTGGTGTTTGCTTGCCCCGGGGCTAACCAAGGACAACAGCTAGCAGACATTGGTGTTCCACAGCCTGCACCAGTGGCTGCCCCGGCACGACGCACACGGAAACCACAACAGCCAGAATCGGTAAGGAGGGGCTCAAGGAGGGGCGGCAGCGGACGGTGGGGCTCATGGAGGGGCGGCAGCGGATGGTGGGGCTTGTTTCAACTGACTAGGCACCACTTGTAGTAACGCATTCCCTTGCTCGCAGCTGGAGGAATGCGATTCTGAACTAGAAATAAAGCGATACAAGAATCGGGTGGCTTCCAGAAAATGCCGGGCCAAGTTTAAGCAACTGCTGCAGCACTACCGTGAGGTCAGTATATACTAACACGAATGCCCAGGCGGCTAGCGTCCCAAACATAAATGCCCCATCTAAACGCCTGATTTTTGTCCGCAGGTGGCTGCTGCCAAATCATCTGAAAATGACAGGCTGCGCCTCCTGTTGAAGCAGATGTGCCCAAGCCTGGATGTTGACTCCATTATCCCCCGGACACCAGATGTTTTACACGAGGATCTCTTAAATTTCTAACTCCCGTTATTGAAACCACGCCTGCTTCACGCCTCGTTTACTAATGGAATATTAATAAATATCTTCCTGTCGGCTCTCTTTGAAGTGGTTGCCATGGTTTCATTTAAGCAGGTGAGGGTGCCATTGTTTACCGCCATCGCACTTGTTATTGTTCTACTCCTGGCATACTTTTTGCCACCCAGGGTAAGAGGAGGAGGGCGGGTGGCAGCCGCGGCCATCACCTGGGTACCCAAACCAAATGTAGAGGTCTGGCCGGTGGATCCTCCACCGCCGGTTAACTTTAACAAGACGGCCGAGCAGGAGTATGGGGACAAAGAGGTAAAACTGCCACATTGGACACCCACCCTGCACACATTTCAGGTACCCCAAAACTATACCAAAGCTAACTGTACATACTGCAACACCAGAGAATACACATTTTCATATAAAGGATGCTGTTTTTATTTCACCAAAAAGAAGCACACCTGGAATGGGTGTTTCCAAGCCTGTGCAGAGCTATATCCATGCACTTATTTTTATGGGCCAACGCCCGATATTCTACCTGTGGTAACTAGAAATCTGAATGCCATTGAGTCCCTTTGGGTCGGGGTGTACAGGGTGGGAGAAGGGAACTGGACATCATTAGATGGGGGGACTTTTAAGGTTTATCAAATTTTTGGCTCTCATTGTACATATGTCAGCAAATTTAGTACAGTTCCAGTCTCACACCATGAGTGTTCATTCCTTAAACCATGTTTATGTGTCAGTCAAAGATCAAATAGCTAACAGGGGTCACCTTGGATCCCCTTAATCTAGCTCACTTTCAGTGGATGCATCGTAGTCAGTCTGCTTCGCGTCCTTTGGGAACACGGAGATCTCAGAATTGTCACTGAGAATCTCCTGTGCTTCAGCAGTAGCTTGGGAACACCGGGCAGGTCCGTGAGAACTTTCTTCTACTCGAGGCCTTTTTGGCGTGGTGGCATTAATGTCCAGTGGGGTAAATGCACCTTGACTGTAATCACTGGCAAAGGGCATGCTTGGGCATGCTGTACCTGATGAGTCACACCCCACGGCCATGCTATCTTGTAACGGCATAGGGGGAGGGGGGAATCTTGTTGGAATGGGGCGTATGGGGGCTCGGGGCTGGGGAGATGACCATGATGGTGCAGAGGATGAGACCAGTGGCACCAATGAAAGTTGAAGACGTGGTGGGCCTGTCTCCGATTGCAGATGTGGGAACTGGGAGACCTGATCCTGGCCATGTCCTGCAGATCCATCCCACTGAGGTGGGAGATGTGGTGCCCTGGGATCCCATGGACCCTGGGTGTGCCCATGCACAGGATCTTGAGACCATGGTGCCCAGGGGTGCCTATAACATGGATGTTGAGACCTTGGGGTCCAGGGACCCGCATATCCTGGATATGAAGATGATTGGAGCCCGTGGGCCGGCGGCTCCTGGTATCCCTGGTATGGAGCCTGGGGGGGCGGCGGCTCCTGGTATCCCTGGTATGGAGCCTGGGGGGCCGGCGGCTCCTGGTATCCCTGGTATGGAGCCTGGGGAGCTGGTTGAGCAGCAACGTCTGGATGTAAACTTAAATCCAGAGGAGCGTCAGGATCCTCATACCGGGGTTGTTCTTCGTGCGATATCGGCTGTGTGGGCGACATGGAACTCAAGTGTGAACTTTCTATGGGCTGGGCCTTACCAGCATCCATCACCGAGAGGGCGCAGACTGATGGGGCCCATGATGGGCGAGGCGTTGTAGGCTGAGTGGCGGACTGCAGGTGTGAACTTGGTTCTTGTTGCATTTGTGTAATTTCACGACCAGCCCGCATTTCCCAGAAGCACTGAGGTTTACGGCCGGTGGACTGGGGGAGCTGTCGCTCCCTCATAAACATACGTACGACGGGAGGCGCCATTATACGAGGCCGGGCGGAAGGAGGCGTCACTATGTGAGGCCCCGCGGCAGGAGGCCCAGCGGAAAGAGGCGCCAGTATGCGAGGCCCCGCGGCAGGAGGCCCCGCGGCAGGAGGCCCCGCGGCAGGAGGCCCCGCGGCAGGAGGCCCCGCGGCAGGAGGCCCCGCGGCAGGAGGCCCCACGGCAGGAGGCCCAGTATCCGAAGGACTCACGGTGGGAGGCGCGGCTCGTTTTTGACGTCGGCCTGAACGTTGAAAGCCGTCTTGATGTTTCCGATGTGGCTTATTTGGCTGTGACACTGACGATGAATCTTCGGTGGTTTCAACATCAATCACCTCTATGACATCATCGTCGTACACAACACACGCTCCCCTTCTCCTACGGGAAGGCGGTGGCGTAGGCTTGACTGGAACCGGTTTGGGCACTGGAGGTGGTTGATGGAGAATCACCATTGGCATCTCCACCGGGGTCGGGTGGGCGGGCTCCACGGTCACTGATGATTGTTCGGAAGGGCCCGGCCTTTCAGGGGTGCTTTGTGCTTCTGCCTTATCAGATCTATCAGAGGTCTTAACATTTGTGCGCTTCACTGGGTGCGTCTTGGGCGTGGGCCAAGGCAGTTTCCTCGGTTTCTTTGCAGGCACACGGCTCACAAACATGACGGGCCTCTGCTGAACCGGCTCCATATTGGGATCGATATATGGCAGCTCATCGTCCGAGGACTCTAGCTCCACGTCCGAACCCTGTCTACCGGTGTCCTCATCACTGCTCGTTTCACTAGTAGCATCACCTCTGGGTTCACCTCCCGTTGCTAACATTGATAAACCCTGTATTTGTGCCTTTCGAAATGCGTTCTGGATTACGTGTTCTTTTATGCCTCTCCGCGCGTGATATGGATTTTCATTAGGTGGTGCATTCCACGGGTAATATGGCTTAAAGTTTCCGATTGTCTTGTGAAACCAGTAATTCACAGCTGGATTATTGCAGCTGGACATGACACCCATGAAACGCACGAAATCTAAAAGGTTCTCCTCGGTCTGGAGCAAGTTTTGCCAGATGTGGTGCAGAGAGCCACACAGTTCTATCAAATCATAGATTCTTCGGTACCGCCTCTGCCATTTACCACGAAGGAAGCGTACCTCGGCTTCCCGAGCGTATCTTTCTTGCTCTCTTGGTCCAGCATGGGGTGGTGTCCACACGGTGGCAGAGAAGGTGTTTAGAGTTCGTGCCGCATTTTGGCATCCAAATGTGGCAGTTAACATGATGCTGTCAGCCCCAACCCTGTTAGGCACGGGAGTTAATGTGCGTAGTGTTGCTGTACGATATCCCATGGGCCAGGATTGGCTGGGAGATGTTAGAAGCCAATGTCGCCAACCCACACCGCCCTCCGCAACCAAGGGTCCACGTCGAATGTCCTGAAGACGCTGCCTGGCTGCCATCACGAAGCACAAGATGTGTTGTGTGTCTAACCCACTATCGAGTATCAGGTTTGATAGCGCTTGCAGGTGCGATTGCTAAAATTAATGGAAACATGGGTCACACGTGGGCCTTAGATGGCCCCCATGAACCCAGTTAGAGGCATACTCACCTTGACAGCCCGGCAGGCAGCATCCCTGATATTCCTTGCGGTATATGGTGTGATGTCGTGTGGAGGCAACCATGGCGGCACATTGTCTTCCGTGTCTAAAAGATGGCCGGACAAGGCAGCCCGTCTTCTCCGCCTTCGCCTGATGCGCTGCATCCAGCCTCTGTTTTCATCACCCCTGCTTTGCCCCCAAGGTTGCTGATCTCTTGAGTATGACTCTTCTGGTACCAATCTCTCAGAAGCCCCACTGGATGGAGGCCCCGGCCCAGGGTCCTGATCATGCTCGCCGGTAGTCTGTACATTATCTCCCCGCTCATTGTCGGGTGACTGTCTAGAGTCCCCCTGTCCTTCAAATGATTCCATGGTGGGTCTGAAAATATGCAAAATTTCTACCTCATCTAAAATTGTCATGACTTATCACTGCCCCCCTCCTCCCCGCAGTCTGTTGCCCCAGGGTTCATCCCAGTTCTTGTTACATGGGCGAAATCACTCATCGTTCGATGTTTCAGAAGAGGAAGGGGAAGAAACTGCAATGTCCCCCAGCCCCAACATGTCCCTTTCCTGTTTAGCAGTTCCTCCGCACTCCAGAGTCTGCTGTTGCCCCTGGCCGACATTCTCCAAGATAACGACGGGAGAGTGCGAGGCCCCCCCGTGCGGCATCTCGGGCTCTGTATAGGCCTCGATCTTCGCTCGTTTAGACGGCGGAATATCGGTGGGAGGCATAGGCCCCACTCCCCTCCTTTCCCTGGTATATTCCGTGGGTGCCTGTGTCACCGCTGAGGCGGCCATGGCCGTTGGGGAACCCCCTTGCCCCATAACCTGTATGGGCTGCAAAACGGGTGGGTAGAAAATAGGCGCCTGCACAATCTTGTCACTGGTGCCGGACCCTGGTGAAGGCTGCCAGCCCGCAGCGGCTTGACGCTCAAGGGCGGCCTGTAACTTAAGTGATGGTCTCCCTTTCTTGACGCCCCCCGTTAACAATTGGCGCAAAATTTGCTTTGTCGGCCCCTGCTGACCAGCAGGAGCCCTTAGTGCCAGCTGCATGGGAGTGGGCAGCACCTGAGGAGGTGGCGTGGGAGTGGGCGCCCCCCGAGGCCTCTGCCGGGGAACGGGCGGCACCTGAGGAGGTGGCGTGGGAGTGGGCGCCCCCCGAGGCCTCTGCCGGGGAACGGGTGGCACCTCAGGTGGTGACATGGGAGTGGGCGCTCTCGGTGGTGTCTGCATGGTGGCGGGTGCCCACTGGCGCAACAGCATGGTAGCAGGACCCGTTGGTGTAGGCTGATATGGAATGTGCCCTATCTGAGCCCAAGTGGGCTTATATGGTGTTATTTCCACTTGAGGTGTCTGATGGGGAGTGGGTCCCACTGGATGATTAAATGGGATTGGCTGCATCCGCAAGGGGCGCATAGGGATAGGTCGCAGGGGCATTGGCCACTGGCGTGGGGCAGCTGTTTCCGGTGGCCGGGACTGTTTCGTTGGGTCATCTGGAGTCTGACTTGGCTGAACCACCGGCCATGGAGTTTGTGCGCAGCTTGGTGCCGAACTGCTAAGTTGAGACGTGGTGGGGGACGTTAGTGGTTGGATTTCAAGAGGGTCAGGTCCTGGGGCAGGCAGTAGCTGATCATGAACCGGCTCTGTCGAAGCGGGCTCATCACTCTCTATGCCTAGGTCACCGGTGAAGACACAAGGGCCTCTTCTGCCAGCCCGGGGCTGTTGTGGTACTGGTGGCAGTAGGGTTGCCATAACCCTCTGCTCCATGACTTCATCGTCTTTTTCAAGAAGGTCTAGCATCGAACCATGTACTTGGACACCCTGCATGGATTCTTCGTGAAGTAGAACTGCTGTCACTTGGGGCCCAGGCAAAGGTTGCCATGGCTCCAGCCGAGCCTGGACACTCAGTGGGCCGACGGGGCCAGGCTCTTGCTGCGTGGGTGGTCGCTGGAGGACCACTGTGGGGGCCTGGGATTCAGGCGTGGCTCTTGGCTGCTCTGTTCTGGCTGCCTTCTTCTTTCTGTGTTCCTCTTCAATGGCCTTGATTACACTAAAGTCAGTTACTATGGCCCTGCATTTTTTGGTTGATTTTGCATCTGACTTTCGGTCAAACACCGCGGGCCTGCCGTATACTGTTGGATTGTACGGCAGTGTTTGCGGTATATTTTTAAGAGATTCCATTCCACTCTTGTCTTCCTCCTCGTCGCTTTCAGCTTCAATTTCCTCACTTTCGTCGTCATCCTCAACAATTATAGGATCATCTGGCAGTCTAGGAGCCTCAATATTCATGGCCTGCCCGCGGGCATAGGCCAGATCAATCTCCTCGTTTGTTAACGGATCATCATAAGGAATGGCGACAGGATGCGCTCTTAACCATGGCTTGGCTGCTTTGGGTCTCCCGGTGCACTGGCGGAACCATTCGCGTATATGAGTGTGGTCCTTCTTGCATAACCATCCTACAAACTCAATAAATGAAACTCGGTTTTTCGTGCCCAGCCCAATCCATATAGCATACAGGGTGTTTCCGGAGGATACTAAATCAAAGAACAAAGTATATCTTTCTGCCGAAAGTGACCTAGCACGACGTGCCATCAGGAAGGCTGTTTCGATCTTTTGGTTTTGGTCTGATATTCGTGGTATCTGTACAATGCCAGCACTGTACGTTGTTGCATGCCGCGTGCCCTCATCACATCCTAGCGTAGCAGTCACAAGGACCGGGTGGACATTGTCCCCCCCTGACTCAAAACTGTTTACTTTGAGGTTATGCGTGCGGTAACCCATACGCCAGGATCTGCAAGATGACAGGAGCTTCCAACGCCTCTGCTTAACAATTGGTAATGGTTTTTTTCTGATGGCCTGACATCTGTGACGCACGGTCATGCACATCCATATAAATTCTTCGATGTTCAGGTTTTGCTCAAGGAATAAACTGCCTAGGGGCCGGAGGTCCGATTGCTGAAACCAATGACAATCAATTAAGACTGGCCAAAAAATCCAAGCGAAACATCTGGAAATGTTCTAGGTGCCTCTTACCAACATGGAATCATAGACAGCGTGGACTAGTTGGATCACTGGAGCCTGCGTTGGGTTCACATCCACAAATCTAGGCTGGCGAGTATGGACATCCAAGGGATCGTCACCACCATTGTGCTCCTGCTCATGAGGTTCCTCTTCCTCTCTTGCAGCGGCATCTAAATTCTCTTCCACTGGCCCAGATTGAGGATCATCCTCACTGGCCGCAGAGAGTTCAAAGGGGCCAATCTCAGGTGAAATAGGCTCAGATCCCACCTGTGTCACATTACCTTGATCTCCATAATCTGGTGGGTCCTCGGAGCCAGATGCCCCCCCGGCATCGGCTTGCTGTGCTCTGCTGAGCCACGCTTTCTTCATTATTCAGGTGTAACTGTTTTAAGATAAGATGTTTCAGTGACCCTTCTGCAAATATGCGAGGTCTCTCTCATGGAATATGAAATAAAATCACAAACACAAGCAGGTGTGGAATTCAATATCATCAACTTTATTGTCGGGCGTATTATCAGTGGGTGGAATGGAGGGGGACACACTTCTACACCTTTGCTTAGGCCTCATCTGGAGGATCTTGTAGATCCGGAAACTCGTCATCCTGACACATGTGAACAACAGCTGACACCACCACCCTTCTAGTTTCAGGGCCTGTGACATTTTGGCCACCTTCCCCTTGAACAGGCCACTCGGGGGTCCGAGGGCGGGGCCTGCCATGGATTGACAAATCAAGAACCTCGGTGGCATCCTGGCCACCCTCCTCTTGAACAGGCCACTCGGGGGCCTGAGGGCAGGGCCTGCCATGGATTGACAAATCAAGAGCTTCACACGGCTCGGAGGTATCGGACCCCTCGCCACTCTCATCCTCATCAATAGGTAACCCAAAGGCAGCCTGGCTGAGATGATATTGGTTAACGGCAGGAGACACGGGAACCCCGGGATGGTTAAGACCATGGAGTGTATACCCCAAAGCATCCAGCTGATGTTGGACCACGTCAGTGCCTTGGCTAGGGGGGGCACCTTGGAACATCCACTGCTCGGGTACCCACGGCCCCTCCATTGGTGGCTGATGGAGGAAATGGGCTGCGGGTGCCCCATGGTTAATGGGTTGAGTTAAGGGGAGGTCAAAATATTGTGACTGCGCTACCCCTGGCCTAACACTCTGGCTCAGGGCGGCACCTGGGAACATCCACTGCTCAGGTACCAACGGCCCCTCCATCGGTTGCTGAGGGAGAAAATGGGCCGCGGATGCCCCCTGGTTAATGGGTTCAGTTAAGGGGATGTCAAAATACTGTGGCTGTGTTGCCGGTACCGGAGGTACCGGGCCCATACTAGCCCTCAACGGGGCCACGGGTGCCCCCTGGCTAATGGGTTGAATTAAGGGGAGGTCAAAGTACTGTGGCTGCATCGCCGGTACCCCAGGTGCCCGGACCACATCAGCAACCTGGCTAAAGGGGGCACCAGGGAACATCTGCTGCTCTGGTACCAACGGCCCCTCCATTGGTTGCTGAGGGGATACTTGGGTCAACTGGGGGGGCTGCACCTCAACACTAGCCTGTTTGACCTGTGCCTCAGCACGCAAACGAGCCAGACGGTCACGCACGGACATCTGACTGGGAGAACGGGGTGGATTTGGCGTCCAAGGTGCGGGCCTCCAACGCTCCCGCGCGCGTCTAATGCCAGAAGTTTCCCCGGGGCCCTGCATAGCAATCTTAGGAGGTGCCGGACGAACTGGCTTGGGGTAAACTGGTCGCTCAAGTGCCACTGTCGGGACAGGGACGGGTTCTACTGGCATGTGTTGTGGTCTAACGGGTGCAAAGGCCTGCCCCGCAGCCTGTGTCAGGGATGGCTCCCAGGGCCGGACAATAGGCCCAGCCGGGGCGGGTACTGGTGCACACGCCACTCGCCCGTCGCTAAAAACACCTGGGAGTTGATCCCCTGGAGATACAGGGGGCAAGGGCGTAGGTGGGGCCTGTGCTACCGGACACGGGGCCATGCCGTGTTGTTCATGTAATGGGTATGCCATTCCCTGAGCTGCTAGGTGAATGGTTGGGGGTTCTGGGACTTGCGCCGACCCGTGACTGGTAGCTGTCTCGTCGCTTTGTGGGACCTCTGGTCTTGGTTTCGGAACAGGCGGCCTAGGTGTGCCATAAGTGCTCCCACGGGCCTTTTCCAGTACCTCCTTGCCCTGTTCTGTTCGTTTGCCCGCTCTCATCAGCAGCAACCTGTGCAGACGTCTTATAAATATAGGGGGTCGTTTGACCTTAGGTCCACCTCTGGACACTATACAAGGAAGATCTTCATCATCTCCATCGCTCTCCGTGTCCTCACTTTCTTCTCGCGTTTCACCGGTAGCACCTTCGACATGTTCCCCTTCAGTTCTAAGCAAGTCTATCCCATACGCACGACCCCGGAGAAAGCCGGCATTCCAAGCCTGTGCCGTCTCCGTGCTAGGATTGTCATCGATCCACGGTGTTTGGATACTAGTGGTGCCCAGGGCATCGCTGACAAAGCTCTTGATATAGGACAAATCCGTTCTCTGCAAAAATCCTAGGAATTCCATAAATGAAACACGCTGGTCAGGTGTTAAAACTTCCTCCCAGATTTTCGTGAGGCTCCTGTGTATAGCCATATAGTCAAAGAAAATACTGTAGCGGGGATTACAGCTCTGTACAATGTTACCCACGGAGCTCTGAACATACAACCACTGGCGATCCCCGGGGGTACATCGCGGCAGCTTAAAGGTGCCGGCGGAAAAGGTCACGTGACACCTACGGCCACCTGTGCACCCAAGTGTCGCCTGGAGATGTACGAATGTGGGAGTCGTCTGGTGATCGGTGTAGCTGTACATCCAGCTGCTGTATGCCTGGTAACCCATAGGCCATCCGGCGGCCAGGGTTTGCAGTCTCCATTTGGCCTGATCTCTACGAGAAGCTGGATTTCTCCGACGATCTCTAATGGCCTGTCGAATGGCCATGGCATACATTATGTACATCTCGGTATTTGAAATCTGGGATCCGAAAAACTGGTCTATGGCTCGTGTGTCGATGCGCTGAAACCAACGGCAACAAATTACTTACCTTGTTGTTGTGTGATGGGTAAAAACACACATCACACACTTAGGCCATAGGGATGCTCACCGTAGCCGCGGCTCCAATCGCTTGAAGAAGTGTTCTTAGATCTAGTGGAAACCTGCGGAGAATGGCTTCTCGCCCAGGGAGATCCGGCTGGGGTGGGAGCATGGGTCGTGCTGGAGCTGACCCACCGGCATCATGATCGACCCGCTTTCTCTTCGTACCCTTCTGGGCCGGCTCCAGGTGGGCATCTTCTGCTTCCTTTTCTGAGCTGCTATCTGATAACTCTATGAGGACATTTTCCCAATCTCCCGCCGATACCTGTTCCTGCACAACCGAGGTAGATGGGACTTCTTCTTCCATGTTGTCATCCAGGGCCGGGGGACCCGGCCTGTCCTTGTCCATTTTGTCTGCAACAAAAGTGTGACTCACCAACACCGCACCCCCCTTGTACCTATTAAAGAGGATGCTGCCTAGAAATCGGTGCCGAGACAATGGAGGCAGCCTTGCTTGTGTGTCAGTACACCATCCAGAGCCTGATCCATCTCACGGGTGAAGATCCTGGTTTTTTCAATGTTGAGATTCCGGAATTCCCATTTTACCCCACATGCAATGTTTGCACGGCAGATGTCAATGTAACTATCAATTTCGATGTCGGGGGCAAAAAGCATCAACTTGATCTTGACTTTGGCCAGCTGACACCCCATACGAAGGCTGTCTACCAACCTCGAGGTGCATTTGGTGGCTCAGAAAATGCCACCAATCTCTTTCTACTGGAGCTCCTTGGTGCAGGAGAATTGGCTCTAACTATGCGGTCTAAGAAGCTTCCAATTAACGTCACCACCGGAGAGGAGCAACAAGTAAGCCTGGAATCTGTAGATGTCTACTTTCAAGATGTGTTTGGAACCATGTGGTGCCACCATGCAGAAATGCAAAACCCCGTGTACCTGATACCAGAAACAGTGCCATACATAAAGTGGGATAACTGTAATTCTACCAATATAACGGCAGTAGTGAGGGCACAGGGGCTGGATGTCACGCTACCCTTAAGTTTGCCAACGTCAGCTCAAGACTCGAATTTCAGCGTAAAAACAGAAATGCTCGGTAATGAGATAGATATTGAGTGTATTATGGAGGATGGCGAAATTTCACAAGTTCTGCCCGGAGACAACAAATTTAACATCACCTGCAGTGGATACGAGAGCCATGTTCCCAGCGGCGGAATTCTCACATCAACGAGTCCCGTGGCCACCCCAATACCTGGTACAGGGTATGCATACAGCCTGCGTCTGACACCACGTCCAGTGTCACGATTTCTTGGCAATAACAGTATCCTGTACGTGTTTTACTCTGGGAATGGACCGAAGGCGAGCGGGGGAGATTACTGCATTCAGTCCAACATTGTGTTCTCTGATGAGATTCCAGCTTCACAGGACATGCCGACAAACACCACAGACATCACATATGTGGGTGACAATGCTACCTATTCAGTGCCAATGGTCACTTCTGAGGACGCAAACTCGCCAAATGTTACAGTGACTGCCTTTTGGGCCTGGCCAAACAACACTGAAACTGACTTTAAGTGCAAATGGACTCTCACCTCGGGGACACCTTCGGGTTGTGAAAATATTTCTGGTGCATTTGCGAGCAATCGGACATTTGACATTACTGTCTCGGGTCTTGGCACGGCCCCCAAGACACTCATTATCACACGAACGGCTACCAATGCCACCACAACAACCCACAAGGTTATATTCTCCAAGGCACCCGAGAGCACCACCACCTCCCCTACCTTGAATACAACTGGATTTGCTGATCCCAATACAACGACAGGTCTACCCAGCTCTACTCACGTGCCTACCAACCTCACCGCACCTGCAAGCACAGGCCCCACTGTATCCACCGCGGATGTCACCAGCCCAACACCAGCCGGCACAACGTCAGGCGCATCACCGGTGACACCAAGTCCATCTCCATGGGACAACGGCACAGAAAGTAAGGCCCCCGACATGACCAGCTCCACCTCACCAGTGACTACCCCAACCCCAAATGCCACCAGCCCCACCCCAGCAGTGACTACCCCAACCCCAAATGCCACCAGCCCCACCCCAGCAGTGACTACCCCAACCCCAAATGCCACCAGCCCCACCTTGGGAAAAACAAGTCCTACCTCAGCAGTGACTACCCCAACCCCAAATGCCACCAGCCCCACCTTGGGAAAAACAAGCCCCACCTCAGCAGTGACTACCCCAACCCCAAATGCCACCAGCCCCACCTTGGGAAAAACAAGCCCCACCTCAGCAGTGACTACCCCAACCCCAAATGCCACCGGCCCTACTGTGGGAGAAACAAGTCCACAGGCAAATGCCACCAACCACACCTTAGGAGGAACAAGTCCCACCCCAGTAGTTACCAGCCAACCAAAAAATGCAACCAGTGCTGTTACCACAGGCCAACATAACATAACTTCAAGTTCAACCTCTTCCATGTCACTGAGACCCAGTTCAAACCCAGAGACACTCAGCCCCTCCACCAGTGACAATTCAACGTCACATATGCCTTTACTAACCTCCGCTCACCCAACAGGTGGTGAAAATATAACACAGGTGACACCAGCCTCTATCAGCACACATCATGTGTCCACCAGTTCGCCAGCACCCCGCCCAGGCACCACCAGCCAAGCGTCAGGCCCTGGAAACAGTTCCACATCCACAAAACCGGGGGAGGTTAATGTCACCAAAGGCACGCCCCCCCAAAATGCAACGTCGCCCCAGGCCCCCAGTGGCCAAAAGACGGCGGTTCCCACGGTCACCTCAACAGGTGGAAAGGCCAATTCTACCACCGGTGGAAAGCACACCACAGGACATGGAGCCCGGACAAGTACAGAGCCCACCACAGATTACGGCGGTGATTCAACTACGCCAAGACCGAGATACAATGCGACCACCTATCTACCTCCCAGCACTTCTAGCAAACTGCGGCCCCGCTGGACTTTTACGAGCCCACCGGTTACCACAGCCCAAGCCACCGTGCCAGTCCCGCCAACGTCCCAGCCCAGATTCTCAAACCTCTCCATGCTAGTACTGCAGTGGGCCTCTCTGGCTGTGCTGACCCTTCTGCTGCTGCTGGTCATGGCGGACTGCGCCTTTAGGCGTAACTTGTCTACATCCCATACCTACACCACCCCACCATATGATGACGCCGAGACCTATGTATAAAGTCAATAAAAATTTATTAATCAGAAATTTGCACTTTCTTTGCTTCACGTCCCCGGGAGCGGGAGCGGGCACGTCGGGTGGCGTTGGGGTCGTTTGATTCTCGTGGTCGTGTTCCCTCACCAGGGCTGGGTTGGCCTTTTGCACCCAACATAGATACTTGAATGCGGAGGGTCAGATTTTGCAATATATTTTCCATTTCATTGCGGGTAGTTACACCGTCAACAGATTTCCGAACCTTGTCTTCAATCTTCTTCATAGCCTGAGACGCCAAACGGCCCGTGGCCTGCGTAATCATTACCTCTCGCTGTCGAGCTGTAAGCGGCTCAGGCGGAGGCACTGGAGCAGAAGGAACAGAGGTAGACGAGGCACAGGCACCCCCTCTGAGGACCTGTTGCTTCAGAGCCTTATTCTCAGACTCCAGGCGAGCCAGGCGGGCGGCCATGTCTTCCATGCTCATGTCAACAGCCTTAACAGAAGGCAATCTGACTTTGCGTGGAGCTGACATGCTATTGGTTTAACGAGCAGAGAAGAAGTACAAACAGCCGAGATTGCTGCCCCTTTTAAATATCCCCATCTAATCCGTCAGCAGCGTGTTCACAAACTTGTTAAAGCAGACGTACATCAGGTAGATGGCTGAGGCTATAATGACTAAGACAAGCGTCAGAAGTGCCCAGATGGAGGCAAAGCTGGTCAAAGAAGGCGAGAATGTGTCCGCATTACATGTGTAGGAGTAGAACTGGTCCTGGGCTTCAGTCAGGGAAGCCGCCGCCGCGTTTGTGGGACTGGAAGCGCCGGCCGGCAGCACCCCGGTCAGAAGCCAGGTGGCGGCGAGGAAGAGCAGTGGCACAGCCTTTGCAAACGGCTTTCTTAGGACCTTCCCCATTTCGCAGTAAAGAGAGCCGGGTCTTGGGCTCTTATATATAGCGCCGCCGTCCCTGTCTGTTAGATCATCACCATGGAGGCCTGTCCACACATACGCTACGCCTTCCAGAATGACAAGCTGTTGCTCCAGCAGGCTAGTGTAGGGCGGCTCACCTTGGTCAACAAGACCACCATCCTGCTGCGCCCGATGAAGACCACAACTGTGGACCTAGGCCTCTATGCCCGCCCACCCGAGGGTCATGGGCTCATGCTGTGGGGCAGCACCTCCCGTCCGGTCACGTCTCATGTTGGCATCATCGATCCCGGCTACACGGGGGAACTCCGGCTAATCCTCCAGAATCAGCGGCGCTACAACTCCACGCTGCGTCCATCGGAGCTCAAAATCCACCTGGCTGCCTTCAGATATGCCACCCCCCAGATGGAGGAGGACAAGGGTCCCATCAACCACCCCCAGTACCCCGGGGACGTGGGCCTGGACGTCTCTTTGCCAAAGGACCTGGCCCTCTTCCCCCATCAGACCGTCTCAGTGACACTCACCGTGCCCCCCCCTTCTATCCCTCACCACAGGCCGACAATCTTTGGCAGGTCGGGCCTGGCCATGCAGGGTATTCTAGTGAAGCCCTGCAGGTGGCGCCGGGGTGGGGTGGACGTCAGCCTGACCAACTTTAGTGACCAGACCGTGTTCCTTAACAAGTACCGGCGCTTCTGTCAGCTTGTTTACCTTCACAAGCACCACCTCACCTCCTTCTACAGCCCCCACAGTGACGCGGGGGTCCTTGGCCCCAGATCTCTCTTTAGGTGGGCCAGCTGCACCTTCGAGGAGGTGCCGAGCCTGGCCATGGGTGATAGTGGGCTGAGCGAGGCGCTCGAGGGGAGACAGGGGAGGGGGTTTGGATCCTCGGGTCAATGACACCTTCATATCCCTTGTTTTACCAATAAAATGTTTATTTGGTGTGGAGTCTGGTTGCTACGTTAACGCGAGCTCCGTGGGCCCAGAGTGCTCCGGCTGCCGCACCACGGGAGGCGGTGCAAGGACGGGGGTGGGCACCTCGGGCTCAAAGGCGGAGTTGATGAAAGGGGCCGAGGCTGAGGGGGCGGTCACCGATGAGACAACGGCCGAGATCTCTTGCGCCCAGGCACCGGTCTCGTCCATCTTGAGCGCCGTGGCCACCTTCTCCATCTCCATCAGGGCCAGGCTGTCGCCAGCCTGTTTGTCCAGCAGGGCCTTGAGCCCATTCTCGTCCATCTCGATGCCGCTTACAGCCAGAGAGATCATGGTATTCCAGATGACTGAGCGCACGGCCTCAAGCTTGGCCACCTGGGCCTCCACCACCCCACGACAGCTCTCAGGGACGCGGACGGCGTCAAAGCGCTTCAGGTGATCCGTGATGCTATTGGCTTGAACAGCGAGCAAATAAACCTGTCTCAGTGAGCCCATCGTCTGCTCATTTCTTAGCAAATCTCCCACCTGCACACCAGGGGGCAGGCCCAGATCTATCTCGGCTCGCCAGCGGTCCGGGCACTCAAAGGTCTCCGGCTCCTCAGGGAGCTGGCTGTATCTATTCCTGGGCCGGCCAAAGAGCCAGAGCCCGCAGCACGACCAGTCTGGGAGATAGAAGGCCATCGTTCTGTTTAGCCCGCCGTTGGGGCCTCCCGGTCTTAAATAATGTCCGCCCCCGTCGTCATCAAGGCCCTTGTGGCCTCAAACACTGACATTGCGGAGGCCATCCTCGATGCCATCCTCTCGCGGCCTGACGAGGGCTTCCGCCTGTTTTGTTTGTGCCACAACGCCTCGCCCCTCCACCACGTGGCGGGTTCTCTCGTGGAACTGCAGCTTCACCTGCCCAAGAAGCGGCTGACCTCACAGAGCCGCTGCGGCCTGGTTCTGACGCTGCACCTGCCGGCGGAGGAGGCCTTCCCCTTCCTGCGCGGCCTCACGCCGCTCACCGCGGACCGTCTATCCACCTACCTAGATCGCGCGGGGGCCCTGCGCTCGCTCACGCCCCTCGTGGAACTGCTCACACTGAGCGCTAAGAAACAGCCACAGGGGGATGCCAGAGGCCGCGTGGCGTGGCTGCGTCCCAAGATCGTGGGCTGTCTGCGCCGCATCTACCGCGTTAACATCTCGGCCAGGTGGTTCATTAGCACCTTTGGCTCCCACGAGGCCCAGTTCGTGCTAGTCACGGCTGCTTACTATTTTTGGGGCATTCCTTGTACGATTGAGACCCTGGCGCACCTCACGGAGCTATTTACTTCCGAGTCTGGTCAGAGCCTGGCCGCCGTCACGTCCCTGGCCGAGCTGGGGGAGGTCTTTGGCTCCTCGGCATGGGCGGAGCAGACCGAGGCTTTTGCCCACTTTGCACACGAGAAACTGCGGCGGGACTCGCGAGAGATCCGCGCTGTGGCAAGGACGATAGACGCCTACAGGGGGCGCCTTCCCCTGGCCTCGGCCGATCTCGTGCGCTACGTCTATTTGGCCCACGCACAGTGCTTCAACGAGGGAACCTTTAAGCGATACTCTCAGTTAACGAGCATGGGAGAAATTGGGTGTCTGCCTTCGGGGGGCGTCGTGCTCCCCTCGCTCCTGGACAGGGGCTTTGCGGAGCACATGCGCACCTACTTCACCCGGGAGACTTACCTGGCTGAGCATGTGCGTGTCCAGCAGCTGAAAATCCGCATGGAGCCCCCGGCCCCATACACGTGGGACCCCGACCCCGATGACGGACTCATGCGGGCCTGGGCCGGGCTCAGTGTGGACGTGGCCCGGGAGCTGGTGGAGCTCGCGCGCTGGCACGCGGATGAGGGTCCCACATACCCCCCCACGCTTCAAGGGTTTCTATGCTTGGCCGGCCAGGCCACCTGCCGGGGCCAGTGGAATCCCAAGGAACAATTCCTCCCACCCACCGTCCTTCGAAGGGTGCAGCGGCTACCGGTCTTCCTCTGCCATTTTGCAGACAGGCACTACTTTGTAATGACAGCCGCTGACCCCTTCTCATCCCACCTGGCGGAGGTCGTCTCCACCCCGACCAACTGCCGCCTCCCAGACACGTGTCTCACCAGGGCCCTCTCCTACACCCCAGTGTACTATTCACAGAACAGCCTGAGCGAGCAGCTCTTTGTCTCCCGGCATGAATACTTTAATCCCCGGCTTCCGGTCTGCAACCTGGTCTTGGACCTGGATCTAAAGATCAAGGGGGCCCCCTGGTCGCTGGAGGAAATCTATGACCTGTGCCGGACCGTGCGGCGTGAGGTACTGCGCCTCATGCGCCGCCTGGGTCCAGTGTCCAGGGCCCACCCAGTCTATTTTTTCAAATCAGCTTGTCCACCCGCCGACCCGGATAATATGGAAGATGTGCTCCCCTTTTGCATATGCACGGGAAAACTGGGCTTTCGCGTCATCACCCCCCTACCTAGAGGCCATGCTATTGTGGGAACAAGCGCAGTACAAGGGTTTGTGTCTGTGCTGCAGAAGCTCATGGGCCTAACGGCCTGCCTGCGCCGCATGCGTCACAAGATCAAAGAGATTGGGGCCCCGCTTTTTGACAGCGGCGTGTATCACGCCGGGCGGTGCATCCGGCTGCCGCATACCTACAAGGTGGACAGGGGCGGTGGTCTTAGCCGGCAGCTGCGCCTCTTTGTCTGTCATCCGGAAGAGGAAGACAAGCACAGCTATGTTAAGAATGCCCTCAACATTCAAAACCTCTTACATCACTCACTGCACGTGGGCTGGCCGGCCCCCAAAACCTTCTGCTACCACATCGCGGATGATGGGCGTGACTATCTAATCCAGAGGACCCGCGAGACCCTGCCCCCCACCGTGGAGAATGTCTGCGCCATGATAGAGGGACATCTGGGCCTGGATCTCGTCGCCTGGGTCAGCTCCTGCATCTGGCCCTCGCTCATGAGCACCCTGGCAACAGCTGTGCCAGAAGACAAATTCCCCCAGTTTCTCCATGTCACGTTTGAGCAAACCGGGCCAAACTTAGTTCAGGTGTGCCATGCCCGGGGCAGGAACTTTGCGTGCCTGAGGCATACCCACAGGGCCAGCTCCAAGAATGTGAGGGTGTTTCTGGTACTCTACTACACATCACAGGCCATCACGGTCACCTTCATGAGTCAGTGCTTCGCCGGTCGCTGTGGGGCCAATCAACCGACCGCCCATTTCTCCATCAGCGTGCCCGCCTCCAGAATCATAAATAGGGCTGAGGCCAGTCAAGACAGCACTACATCCCAGCTAGCCCGTCGTAGAGACAGACAAGATGGTTCCTTCTCAGAGACTCTCCCGAACTAGCAGCATTTCCTCCAACGAGGATCCCGCAGGTAAGAAGCTACACCGGCCAGTGGCCGGGGCCGTGGAGCCGGGGGCATCCGGTGCCTGAGACAGAGGTGCTCAAGGCAGTCTCCACCTTTTGTCTCCCCTCTGCAGAGAGCCACATTCTGGAACTCGAAGCGGTCTCAGACACCAACACAGACTGCGATCTGGACCCTATGGAGGGCAGCGAAGAACACTCCACAGATGGAGAGATTTCATCCTCAGAGGAGGAGGATGAAGATCCAACTCCGGCCCACGCCATACCTGCACGGCCCTCCAGCGTGGTCATAACCCCTACCTCGGCATCGTTTGTGATTCCCAGAAAGAAGTGGGACCTACAGGACAAGACAGTCACATTGCATCGCTCACCCCTGTGCAGGGACGAGGACGAGAAGGAGGAGACTGGCAACTCCTCTTACACCAGAGGCCACAAAAGGCGACGCGGAGAGGTCCATGGCTGCACCGATGAAAGTTATGGCAAGCGCCGACACCTGCCCCCGGGAGCAAGAGCGCCCAGAGCCCCAAGGGCCCCCAGGGTGCCTAGAGCACCGAGGTCTCCAAGAGCTCCCCGAAGCAACAGAGCAACCAGAGGTCCCCGGTCAGAATCTCGAGGGGCCGGCAGGAGCACAAGGAAGCAGGCGAGGCAAGAACGCAGCCAGAGGCCCCTGCCGAACAAACCGTGGTTTGACATGAGTCTGGTTAAGCCTGTCTCCAAGATTACATTTGTCACCTTGCCCAGCCCCCTGGCCTCTCTGACCCTAGAGCCCATCCAAGACCCGTTCCTACAGTCGATGCTGGCGGTGGCCGCCCATCCAGAGATTGGAGCCTGGCAGAAAGTGCAACCCAGACACGAGCTGCGCAGGAGCTACAAGACACTACGTGAGTTTTTCACCAAGTCAACCAACAAGGACACATGGCTGGATGCACGCATGCAGGCGATCCAGAACGCGGGGCTCTGCACCCTGGTGGCCATGCTAGAAGAGACCATCTTTTGGCTCCAGGAGATCACCTACCACGGCGACCTGCCCCTAGCTCCCGCGGAAGACATCCTCCTGGCCTGCGCCATGAGTCTTAGCAAGGTGATCCTGACCAAGCTCAAAGAGCTGGCACCCTGCTTCCTTCCTAACACGCGAGACTACAACTTTGTGAAGCAACTCTTCTACATCACCTGTGCCACGGCCCGTCAAAACAAGGTGGTGGAGACCCTGAGCAGCTCATATGTGAAGCAGCCCCTCTGTCTCTTGGCAGCATATGCGGCAGTAGCCCCAGCCTACATTAACGCCAACTGCAGACGGAGACACGATGAAGTTGAATTCCTGGGCCACTACATCAAGAATTACAACCCTGGCACGCTAAGCTCCCTTTTGACAGAGGCCGTGGAGACTCACACACGTGACTGCCGAAGTGCATCATGCAGCCGACTTGTCAGGGCCATTCTCTCTCCGGGCACTGGGTCACTAGGACTGTTTTTTGTTCCTGGATTAAATCAATAAATGGTTAAACTGAATCTCCACCTGTGTAACCTCACTGTAATTCTATGGGAATAACAAGGGAAGAGGGAAAAGAGACTGCGAAAATTCAGTCATATCGGATGCCTCACGCGAAGGGAAACGTGGGAGGCGAATGTAGCCCCTAGGCCTGCCACGTGGGTCTCATGGGGGAATGAGGGAAAAGGCCCTAATTCAGCCACCTCCCCTGTGGCCGACTTCTGGAACATTTGAGGAGGCACACAAAATGAGGAACGGTGATTAGGCACTGGACACACATGGCACTCATGGTACGGTGATAACTGACAGAGCCGTGTCTCCTGACGCCAATGCCAACTCCCCCAAACATGTCCTGTTAGCTGGTGCGGTTATAACTGCCAGAGCTGTGTTTCCCGACGCCAATGCTAACTCCCCAAACATGTCCTGTGAGTTTTGCCCATAAATGACCCCATCCACTGCCACCCCTGGGTTCATTTCCTCCCGTTAGCCCAATGTAATAAGAGGAAAGACAGCTAACTCAAGTCCCCCAAGAACACAAAGAGACAGGACTCCGGTCGTTAGGATTTAATGAATGTCACCAACAGATATTCACAAAAAGTAAAGACAAAACAGCACATGTATACCACACGGAGATGGACCAGGGGTCCGTTCACAAACTTCTTAAGCTTGTAGCGCATAGCTGCGCTCAGGGCCGCTACCCCGCTAAAGTAATAGACAAAGATTGAGATAAACAGCACGGTCTTGCCCAGGGGTCCAAGGGTTTCATGGAGGAAATATACCACAACAGATGTCAGGGTGCAGAGGGTGGCCATGACACATGCAATGATGCTGGAATGGCCCAGGTACAGCCCCCCGGAGGCCATCGCCCCACAGAGAAAGAGGGGCAGGTATCTAGAGAGTCCAAAGAACACCTCTGCGTGCACATGCAACACAATCATCACACAGACGACAAGAACGGTCAAGGCAGAGATGGCCAGCAGATCCCACGGGCATTTATGGAGGGTCTCCTTCAGGGATGCCACCGAATGATCTCCCCGGGCGCAGAAAATGCTGCGTCTCCGCTCGAGACCCGAGGTGTAAATCTGGTTACGCCGAGCACCGGCCAGGCTTCCAGAGCCCAAAGCCAGAAAGATGAAAAATGGAGACATGAAGACAGCCGACACCTCCAGGGCCCTGGAGACCACGGACAGGGCAAAGATGGTGCAGGCCAAGAGCAACCCAAGTTCAAAGAACCTTTGGTGTATAGCCGGGCAGATGTAAACAATCTCGATGGCCAGCCGGGGCCACAGGCATAAGAGAGGCAGGTTGGCCAGAAAGAGACAGGGGGCAGAAACCCACGTGCTGGTCGAGTAGACTCTGAGGGAGAAGAAGATCAAGGCGCTGGCAATATTCAGCATGATGGCTGGAGTGACGGCCCTCACCGCGTGCTTGGCGGGTACCAGCGTCCAGAGGACGGCCATTAGGCATGCCGTCGGGAATCCAAGCCTGTACACGTGTGTCTGCCACGGTGAGAAGATCTCCAGAGAGAGCAGGTTGGCAAAGACAAAGCACCAAATGAAGGGGGTGCTGGCCAGGAGGCCGAGACAGAAGACACAGGCCCCCAGGGACAGGTGCTGCTTGCACGAGAACATGGTGTTAAATGAGGGGGTTAAAGGCCTGCTTCACTTTCTTGGGGTGCTTCTGCTTCTGCCTGGCCTCCGACGATGTCCTTTTCCTCGCGAGCTGAACAGCCAGAGGCCTCTCCAGTGCGGTGTTGCTGGAGTGGCTGGGAATGGCAGGCGAGGGTGTCTCTGGCCTTGCCGGACTCTCCCAAGTAGGGGTCCTAGGAGGTGGCGGAGGTGAAGGAGATGGACTGACCGTATGTCTGGGGCGTTGTTGGAGTCCTGTGCCCAGTGGTTGCACCCGGGGACTTTTATCTTCTGGCTCAGAGGCCGTACTGGCGGCCGCCTCTTCGGAGGCGTGGTTAAATAAAATAACACTAAGATCCAACGGCAGGTCCCCCGCTGACGTCAGCAGGCCGGCCACCACAGCTATGATGCCAGACCTGTAAAACCTCAAGATTGGCACGCTAACGGCCGGAATGCGGCAGAGGCTAAGCGCCGCCGCCAGCGAGTCCGCTGCTACCGAGCAGACAACGTGGGCCTCAACGGCCCCCACGTCCTGAGCCTTGGCCACAGGGCCAGTGAAGGCCTCGTATGGCCCCACACTCAGAGGCTTGTAGTCTAGGGTGAGGCAGGCCTCCCCAGAAGTATACGTGGTGACGTAGAGATCCGGATTGAGTGTCACCTTAACGCCGCCTGAGCCTTGCTGGCGTGCCCACTTCTGCAACGAGGAAGCCGTCTTGGGCATCAACAGCACCTGCCCAATCATCTGCTCGTTCCTCAGCCTGTCGCTGGCCGGGGGCATATAGGGCATCAGGGCGCAGGTGTGGTGGCTCTTGGACACCTTATCATCATATTCCATAGTGAGCTTAACAAATTCAGGCCGGGAACCCCCTTGTGGCCGCTTGTAAAATTGCAGGGAAGCCTGCTCCACAGCCGAGCCAAACAGCTCCTTGCCCAGGACACAGGTGCGCCCGTAGGCAAGGTTTCTAAATGACACGGCGGCCGGGGCCTCCTCTGGGCTCTGGTGATTCTGCCACTCGGCCACAGCGTCAGGGGAGACCTCGAAGCTGATTAGCCCGGCCGTGCCTGCGTTGGCCACGGCGGCCAGCCGGGGGCCTCCATAGTTTACAGACAGAAGGTTTACCTGCAGCACTCCTCCCTTGAGATGAGTCTGGGCATGGTCATAGCACTTGGACAGGACGGCTAGGGCCTTGGTCTTAAAGCGGAGAGTCTGAGTGGTTTCCATGATCACAAGCAGCAGCAGAAGCCAACGTACCAGAGCAGAGGCAGGCAGGAGAATTTATGCCCAGAAACCTGAGCAAGTAGCCACCCTGACTCAAAGGTCATCTACCACCAGCATGGTGTAATCGGAACTCTCTTGCTCAAAGAAATTAGTTTGCTTGATGCTAGTCATGTAGGTGAGCGGGCAGTCCTTGGGGGGTGGTGTGCCATACAAGGGAGCCTGACCAATGTCACCCAGGATGCGATCGGCCGTGGCCTCCAGAAACTGCTTTATGGCTCGCACATCCACCAAGGTAACCCCCTCTCCACGAGCCTCGATGAAGGCAGTCTCTACCTCCACCGCAGTGCGAAACAGCTCCTGGATCCAGGTGGCCCTTGGTCGGTCAGCCTTGGCTGTCATGCTATTGTATAACAGGGAGGCAGCGCGGGTGTGGAGCAGCTCATCCCTACTTATGTAGTTATTGGCCAGGCAGATGCCAGGCATTAGGCCCCGGACCCGCAGCAGGGCTATGCTGTAGAAGGAGCTAATGAAGAAGATGCCTTCAATCAGCAGGAACACAAGAATCTTCTCCGGCAGGGTGACGGCGGCCGCCACCTTGTCACGGAGCCAGGAAATCTTGGCTTGCAGGGCCTCGTCGGCCATGATGGCCTCTGCGTAGGCGTTCATCGCCGCCCTGTCCCCATCAAAGAGCATGTTTAAAATGTTAGCATAAGTCTCCCCGTGGACGTTCTCCATGGCCTTCTGCTCGGTGTAGTAGTGATCAATGTCGTGGCTCTCGAAGCTGGTGACCAGTTCATCAATGTTAAAGTTCACAAGCTTCTCGGCCATGGCCAGGAACGTAAAGAGGAACTTGTAAAACTCCAAGTCCCTCTCATTGAGTAGCTTGAGACACCCGCAGTCCTTGGTGAGGACAATGTGAGCCGCGAACCAGCGGTTGCGGTGGGTTTCGACCGTTAGGCAGGCAAAGCCCTCATGATCACGCACGTACAACAACTTGGACATGGCAATAAACGTTTATTGGCAAGATTCACAGGCTCGTTCAGTAAAACCGTCAGTCTCCAACAGATCATCCTCTGAGAAGAGCTGACGGTACTTATAGCACACTTCCAATCCCCCGGGCACACACCACCCACCTGGTCCCTCCCCTGGGCCCTTGCTCATGATGTCAACCGGCCCCGCAACCTGCGCCGGTTCCATGGGACGAGGCGGCATCTGCTCAGCGGGACTCCGCTCATTCTGTTCCTCCCGCGGCACCGACAGAGCCGCGCTGGCCTTACACTCCATCACCCCCAGATCGGCGGCCTTCTCAATGCGACAATAGTACATGATAGTCTTCAGGCCCAGCTCGTAGCTGCGCACCAGTAGGTTGGCTAGCGTGCTGGCCCGCGCGGCATCTTCCTCACGCAAAAACAGGCTGTGAGATTGGCTCTGGTCCACAAAGGGGGCCCTGTCCCGGGACATCTGAATCAGGTCCTCCTGGTTGTAATCAAAGGCCGTTTGGAAACGCAGGTAGCGCTGCCGCAGAGCCTCCGGGAGGCAGGAGACACGGCCCCCGACAAGATTCAAAGCTTCCCTGTCATCCAGACGCACATGACGCCAAAAAGACCGGTTTGGCCTAAGGGCCTCCTCCTTGTTGGTGACCTTGGTGGACGCATTGGCATAGAAGGGGTAGAAGGCGTCCGAACAGCCCGTCACCTGGGCACAGCCTGAGGTGGGCATCAGGGCGATAAACTGTGAATTGAAAAGCCCATCCCTCACAATGCGTTCAGAGAGGCGAGACCAAATTTCCCTGGGAATAGAAAGGTCTGTTCCTGCCCAATCGTGCCAGTGAAACCACCCCCCGGCATACTTGCTCTGTTTGAAACCCGGAAAAATCTTCCTGGTGTGAAGTCCAATCAGACTACTGGTGCAGAGGGCCGTAAAGTACATATGTTCGAATATTTCCTTGTTTAACGAGCGAGAGGGAGGGTCAGTGTACTGCCAGCCCAGGTCCGCAAAGACATCGGCCAGGCCCTGCACCCCGAGGCCCATGGAGGCCATATCCCTGGAATCATAAGTGGGGGATCCCTGAAGAATGGAGCAGGCCACCACAAAGGTGGCACACTGGGTGGCATCTCTGAGGCGGGCTAGCGAGAATCCATCACCGACTGCCCCCTCTCCAGGTAGGGTGACTGAGAGTCGAGGGAGGGCCAGCAGGAGTTCATCCCCCTGCGTGTCGGCCCGCTGTGCCCGCACCGCCAGAGGCGCATTCACCAGGCAGCGCGGGAGGCAGATGTTGGCCAGATTGCAGGTGGCCACAGACTTCCTCGAGGGCTGCAGCACCTCGGCGCACAGGTTGGCGGCGTTCATGGCCTCGCCCTGCAGGTCGCGCCAAAAGTGGGCGTTGCAGGCCTCCTTCAAAAGGATGAAGGGGCTGCCGGCCTTGACGGCGCAGTTGACGATAGAGAACATCAGGGACTTGATGGAGACCCGCCCACAAAACTTGCCCGCTGTCACCAGCCGATAGTACTCGCGCTCAAACTCCTCCCCGTAGAGCCTCTCCAGGTCCCCGGCGTCCTTGGGGTCAAACAGGTACCAGTCCGACCAGGGCGTGTCCCTAAAAAGCTTGAAGAAGAGCTCGGGGACAAAGAGCCCCGTAAAGATGCCCGGGCACCTCTCGTGGTTCTCCGGCAGCTTCGTTTCCAAAAACTTGAAAATCTGGCTGTGCCAGGGCTCCATGTAGGCCGCCACACTGACCGGCCTCTTGCAGCCATAGTTGTGGTACTCCACGTGGCTGTTGATCATCCTCATCAGGAGGCTGATGTGTTTCCCATCCTGGCCAGCCCCCGTCACCCCTACACCCACCCCGGCTCGCTGAAAGAGGTAGCGCCCCAGGTGCCTATAGAGGGCCTGGGTCACGTCCCACTCGGAGCTGAGGTCGGGGGTGGTGAGGATGCAGCTGGCCAGAGTGGAGTTTTCCACCCCGGCAAAGCGCATAAAGGGCGTGGAGCAGCACACCGTCTGGGAGGTTAGGTGCTCAAAGTAGTAATCAAACACCTCCATGTCACTCTCAATCTCCGGCCTGGCCCGCTGCAGGGCTGCCCTGAGACCCGCGTAGAGGCAGGTGGTTGAGGCACAGAAGCCGGCTAACCGCATGTAAAAGTGCTGCACACTCTCCTGCTTCCCGCTGCGCCCCACATACAGATAGGTGTCATAGTAGCGCAGGGCCGACAGGTAGCCGCTGGAGACGATGCGCTCGTAGGCCGGGCTCTGCGCGAAAGCAGAGACTCGGGTCTCCAGCTCATCCCGGTGCATCTGGAAGAATTCCTCATCGTAGAATTTGTCAGAGAAGACCTCCAGATATTCGGCTACTGTGTGTGTAACTGACTCGGCCTTAAGGCGGTGGAGCAGGCGCCCGGCCAGGACATCAGCCTCGGGGTCTGAGTTGGCCTTGACCTTTAACTCATCAATCAATTTGGAGAGGAGCTCATGCTCGACATGACTGGTCGTTGCCATGCTGTGTGGTGGGTGTCCACTGAACCACTTTTGTGCTCTTGTCCCCCTCCTCCTCCTGTTTCCTCCCGTTAAGTCTAGAGAATCACCTCCCAGTCAGAGACGTTGGAATAAAAGCTGTCAATCTCCACCACGGGGAGGCTAGAGCCACGGTAATTGAAGGCAGACCTCCTCCAACCGTCAGTAGCACTAAATGTCCCCAGACAGGCAACCGCCCCGAAGGTTAGCTCCTCTATATGTAGGGGCTGGACCACAGCATAGCGGTGCATGATGGATGGTGAGTAATAAATTCTTAAGATATTCATGATCTGACAGTGGCCGCGGGACGACTGGAAAAACGTAAACCGCGGCCCGGCTTCCTCATAGGTCAGAGCGACATAGAGGCGCGCATCGGCGGGGCACGGCTGCAGGCCCAGCCCCCCGACGAAGCATACTCCACCGCCACCCCCGGCGCCGCCGGAGAGCCACGCGTCCAGATCCACAAAGGCCTCCTGGGGCACCGTCACCTTGACGGTGCTGCGAGGGATGGCCTTGCTGACCACAGGCCCGTGGACCACCGTGGTGATTTTATTCAGATAGGTGCTCTTTATATTCTCCACCAGGGGGCCCACAGGGGTGATGAAGTTGTGGAAGCGGCGGTCGGCCACCAGCCGCCCAAAGTCCGGGACCAGGTCAGCCAGGGTTGCGGGGCTGTCGTACAGCAGGTTGGCCATCCGCGTCAGGCCCCCACCTGCCTCGACCCGGGCGGCTACACCCCGGCCGTGATTCATTAGGATAAACAGGGAGAGAGGAGTGAATACCGCGTCGACGCCCGAGAACGGGTCACTCTGCTTGAATTGGAAAAGGGGCGTTCCAGTGGCCTCGGCGTTGTTGAAGGAGCTGGCGTGTATCAGAAAGTCCCCAAAGACTGGCGGCCGCCACCCAGACCAGCTGAAGCTCCCCCCTCCACTGCCACCCCCGGCGACCGCCACCTCCCCCGGGGCCAGCAGCCCTGCGCGCCAGACGGCCGCCGCACTCAGCGAGGAGGCCTGCGCGTGTTCCTCAACCAGCCCACGAACGTCCCGCGTGAATTCGGACCCCCGGGAAATATTTAGACGCCGGGCCGGAGGGGGCAGCAGCCCCGCGATTCGGCGTTGCAGACGGCGGCGATCGACGGACCCCTGGACCTTCATGGCGTCCGCTATGGAGAGTGACAGCAGCGGCGGTAGCGGAGGGGCAGACGCCCAGCCACCCCTGGCAGAGGTGGACGGGGGGCTCGCCCGCGTGACGCGTCAGTTGCTGCTGTCTGGGGACGACCCCGCTGCCCGCCTGCGCGCGCTGATGCCTCTGGAGCTGGGGATCTTTGGACTGGGGGATTTGGCCCAGCCGGTGCTGGTGCGCGATTTTTTAAATACTCTCACCCTCATGAGCGGCCACGCTTACCCGGCGGCGGTCCTCCGCCACCACGCCTACTACCTACTCCGGGCGGCCTCCTTTTCCAGGCGCAGCTTCGGCCTCGGCCATCTGGAGGCGGCCCTGGACGTGCTGGCATCCTCACTGCCCCCCACGACAGCCTCTCCGGCCACCGACGATCCGCTGGACGGCTCTCGGCTCATCGCAGAGACCCGGGCCCTGGCGGCCGCGTACCGGCGCATCATCGAAGAGGGCAGCGGGGAGGTGCTCGCGGTCTCTGGCCCAACGGCCACCTTTGCCTTCGTGGAAGAGCTGGTGGCCGACACTTATCTGGCCCGGTGGGACGCCTTCCCGCGGGAGGGGCTGTCATTCTACGCTTTTAACGCGGCGAAAACGACGCTGGGGAGATGGCTGGTCACCGTATACGCGGAGACCAACCGCTACCCCTGGGCGGCTGCAGGGCAGGGTCAGCCCACGGCCGCGGACATCAAGGCCATGGCCGTGGAGCTGGTGGAGCACAGTGGGGGCGGGGCCGGCGGGGGAGAGGGTGAAGAAAGCGGTGGTGGTCTCTTTCACCGCCCCGAGTCACTTTCCAGCGTGGTGGCCTCGCTGCCCCTGGCCCGGCGGCGGGCGGTAGAGATCCTGGGCGTGTACGCGGAGGCCAGCGGGGGACAAACGCCCCCCGTCGCGGCTGTGCCCGTCCTGGCCTTTGACGCCGCCCGGCTCCGGCTTTTGGAGCCCTCAGGGGCCCTCTTTTACGACTATGTGTACGAGGCCCTGCTCTGGGACCAGACTTACGGCGTCCCAGACTCGGTCATCGAGGCCTTCCTGGCCGGGATGGCGGCAGAGATGGAGGCCCTGGCCGCTCGTGTGCAGGAGGCGGCGGGGAGCCGGGCATCCTTCTCTCCAGCCGCCATCGAGCAGGTGGCCACGGTTCTGCTCTCGGCCGGGCTCAACGAGACCGTGGCGGGGGACTACGCCATGATGCTGGCCTCTGTGCCCCGGGTGTCCCGCTCGCGGTGGAGGTGGCTCGAGGCCACCGCCGCCCTCCTAGAGAGTCTATCGGGCTTTGCCCTGCACTTTTTCCGACTGCTGCCCACCGCGAGCCCCACGAGCCGCTTCGCCCGTGTGGCCCGGGCGGCCTACCTGCGGGCGGAGGCCGAGGCCGTGGACAGACGAGCCCGGCGCACCAGCGGCCCCTCTACGCCCGCCGCCGCCCCCGCCGCGACGGCTGTGGGTGTGGGGGCGGCGGCGGACCCTTGGGACGCCGTAACCCCTCTGCGCATCTTCATCGTCCCCCCTCCCGCGGCCGAGTATGAGCAGGTGGCGGGGGACCTTTCATCCGAACTCCTCAGGTCTCTGCTATGGGTCCGCTACAGCCGCCTGTGGCAGGCCCCGGCCCCGGCTCCGGCCCTCCCCTGTAAGCCCCCCCTACTCCCCGGCGAGCAGGGAAGAAGGCAGTGGACGGCAGCGGTGGCGGCGGCCCCGCGGACAGACGTCGAGGCATACTGCCGGTCCCTGAGGGCCGGCCAAACGGCGCGCGCGGATCCGGCCTATGTCCACAGCCCCTTCTTCCCGGCCGCCTTCATCGAGTTCCAAATCTGGCCCGCCCTTCGCCGGGTCCTCTCCAACGAGCTGCCCAAAACCCGCTCTCTGGCCGCCCTGCGCTGGCTGGTCTCCTTCGGCAGCGACCTGGCCCTCCCTTCCCCCGAGCTGACCCGGGCCCGCCGTCCTCTCGAGCTCATATACGCCACCGTCTGGGAGATCTATGACGGGGCCCCTCCGATGCCTGGGGAGTCCCCCCAGGCGGTCGGACTGCGCCCCCTCAACTTAGAGGGGGAAGGCAAGGCCGGGGACGCAGGAGCCGAGGGTGCAGAAGACGAAGAGGGCGGGGGCCCCTGGGGGCTGTCGTCCCACGACGCAGTCCTTAGGATCATGGACGCCGTCCGAGAGGTCTCAGGCATCATCTCCGAGACTATCTCAGCTTCAGAGCGGGCGGCGGAAGCACCACCGCTTGCCTGGCCCACCTCCCTCTTTTCACTCCTCTTCACCCTGAGATACAGCACGACGGCGGAGTCGTTGGGCCTGGCCACCCGCCGCTTTCTGGTCTCGGGTGAGACCCTCTCGGAGGACATCTCGCGCTTGACGGGGGCAGCTTGGAGGCTGTGCTCCCGCCCGCTCCTGTACGACGCAGAGACCGGGAGGGTGCAGATCCCTCTGGCGACGGAAGAGGAGGAGGAGGCGGTGGTAGCGGTGAAGGAAAAGAGCGTTTCATCCTCCCCCCGCCACTACTCCACGGACCTCCAGACGCTAAAGAGCGTCGTGGAGGGCATCCAGGATGTGTGCCGGGACGCCGCCGCCAGGTGGGCCCTGGCCACGGCCGACACGGCCACCCTCAGAAGGCGCCTCCTGGTGCCGGCCCTCAGGGAGAGCCGGGGCATCGCGGATCACCCCCTCTGGGCCCACACCAGCGAGCCCCTGCGTCCGGATCTCGAGGAGCTCAACGAGCGGGTGGAGCACGCCCTGGAGCTGGGATACAGCCTGACGGGCGCCCTCAGGCGCAGCGTCGCCTACCGGTTCCGGGATTACACATTCGCCCGCCTGTTCCAGCCACCCGCCATCGACGCCGAGCGTGCCGAGGCCATAGTCCGGCGAGACGCCCGCCCACCACCTGTCTTCATCCCCGCACCCAGGCGGCTTCCGCAGGGGGGAGCAGACACCCCACCTCCCCTCAGCATGGACGACATCCTGTATCTAGGCAAGAGCATCTGCAAGGCCCTGGTGGACGTCCTCGACCATCATCCTGCCGCGCCAGAGACCACCCCTATTAAAACATACACACCCGCCATGGACCTAAATCCGGAACAGATCACAGTCACCCCCAGAAGCCCCTCGGTTCTCGCCGCCTTTGCTCGCACGGCCCGGGTCCAGACCCACCACCTCGTGCCGGCCCTAACCGACGATTCCCCCTCACCCGTGGGACAAACGCCCCCGCCATTCCGCATCCTCCCCGCCAAAAAACTCGCGGCCATTCTCCTGGGTAACGGCAGGAACGCGAGCAAGCGCCGGGCCAGCCGGGACCTGTCACCACCGCCCCACGGCAGGTGGCGTGCCGTTTTGGACTCCTCCCCATTCTCCTTCTCCTCCTCAGACTTTTCCGACCAGGACGAGGGAGAGGGAGGGGAGGCAGATCTCAGGGGCGTGCCGGGAGGAGGAGGAGAAGGAGCATACGAGGAAGACAGGGAAAGGCCATCGGATATCGACACCGCGGCCCGAGCCCAGAAGGTTGAGACCTCCTGCCCCCGCAGACGCAGTCCGCGGACTACCCCCTCTCCTTCAAGGCGGGCAAGCGGCGGCGGCGGCCCAGACAGAGGAGAGGCGGAGGCACACACGTACCCCCCTTATCTCTCGGCGGCTGCCGCCGCCAGCCGCGTAAGACCCCGGACCAGAAGGGGGGCGACAAGGCGTCCTCCCCGCCCCACCGCCGAAGATGAGTAACGGCGACTGGGGGCAAAGCCAGCGCACCCGGGGAACCGGCCCCGTGCGCGGAATCAGGACCATGGATGTGAATGCCCCCGGGGGCGGGAGTGGAGGCTCGGCCCTCCGCATCCTAGGCACGGCCTCGTGCAACCAGGCCCACTGCAAGTTTGGCCGCTTTGCCGGCATCCAGTGCGTCAGCAACTGCGTCCTCTACCTGGTCAAGAGCTTCCTGGCCGGCCGCCCCCTGACCTCCCGCCCTGAGCTGGACGAGGTCCTGGACGAGGGGGCGCGGCTGGATGCCCTCATGCGCCAGAGCGGCATCCTCAAGGGGCACGAGATGGCCCAGTTGACGGACGTGCCCAGCTCCGTGGTCCTGAGGGGCGGTGGGCGCGTGCACATATACCGCTCGGCGGAGATCTTTGGCCTCGTCCTATTCCCTGCCCAGATCGCAAACTCGGCAGTTGTTCAGTCCCTGGCCGAGGTCCTGCACGGCAGTTACAACGGGGTGGCCCAGTTCATCCTCTACATCTGCGACATCTACGCGGGGGCCATCATCATCGAGACAGATGGCTCCTTCTACTTGTTTGACCCCCACTGCCAGAAGGATGCGGCCCCGGGCACCCCCGCCCATGTCAGAGTCAGCACCTATGCGCACGACATCCTGCAGTACGTGGGGGCACCAGGGGCCCAGTACACTTGCGTGCATCTCTATTTTCTACCCGAGGCCTTTGAGACAGAGGACCCCCGCATCTTTATGCTGGAACACTATGGCGTGTATGACTTTTATGAGGCCAACGGCAGCGGCTTTGACCTGGTGGGGCCCGAGCTTGTGTCCAGTGATGGGGAGGCGGCGGGGACGCCCGGTGCTGATAGCAGCCCTCCCGTCATGCTACCGTTTGAACGGCGAATAATACCGTATAACCTCAGGCCACTGCCCTCTCGATCTTTCACATCCGACTCATTCCCTGCCGCCAGGTATAGTCCTGCAAAGACCAACTCCCCGCCGTCGTCTCCGGCCTCTGCGGCCCCGGCCTCTGCGGCCCCGGCCTCTGCGGCCCCGGCCTCCGCGGCCCCGGCCTCCGCGGCCCCGGCCTCCGCGGCCCCGGCCTCCGCGGCCCCGGCCTCCGCGGCCCCGGCCTCCAGCCCTCCCCTCTTCATCCCCATCCCCGGCCTAGGTCACACCCCCGGGGTCCCCGCTCCCTCCACGCCACCAAGGGCGTCGAGCGGCGCAGCGCCTCAGACTCCCAAGAGGAAAAAGGGATTGGGCAAAGATAGCCCCCACAAGAAGCCCACCTCCGGCCGCCGCCTCCCTCTGTCCTCCACCACTGACACAGAGGATGATCAGCTGCCACGCACCCACGTTCCGCCCCATCGCCCCCCTTCAGCAGCTCGCCTTCCCCCTCCAGTAATCCCCATCCCTCACCAATCACCACCCGCCTCCCCGACACCCCACCCCGCGCCAGTCTCAACTATCGCTCCTTCAGTCACTCCATCTCCTCGCCTCCCTTTGCAAATACCCATCCCTCTGCCACAGGCAGCTCCCTCGAACCCAAAAATCCCTCTGACCACCCCATCCCCTTCCCCGACTGCAGCAGCAGCCCCCACCACCACGACTCTTTCTCCTCCTCCAACTCAGCAGCAGCCCCCGCAATCAGCCGCCCCGGCTCCTTCTCCACTTCTTCCTCAGCAGCAGCCCACGCCATCAGCCGCCCCGGCTCCTTCTCCACTTCTTCCTCAGCAGCAGCCCCCGCCATCAGCCGCCCGGGCTCCTTCTCCTCTTCCTCCTCAGCAGCAGCCCCTGCCATCAGCTACCCCGGCTCCTCCTCCTGCTCAGCAGCTCCCACCATCAGCCACGACACTCGAACCAGAAAAAAACCATCCCCCGGCCGCTGACAGGGCTGGAACGGAGATATCCCCATCACCTCCCTTCGGGCAGCAGCCCTCCTTTGGGGATGATGCATCTGGGGGTTCTGGCCTCGTCCGCTACCTGTCTGACCTAGAGGAGCCTTTCCTATCCATGTCCGACTCTGAAGAAGCGGAGAGCGACTTAGCCTCCGATATCCCCACCACAGAGGATGAAGACATGTTCGAAGATGAAGTGTTCTCCAACAGCCTGGAATCGGGATCCAGTGCCCCCACGTCCCCCATCACACTGGACACCGCCAGGAGCCAATACTATCAGACCACCTTTGACATAGAGACTCCTGAGATGGACTTTGTGCCCCTCGAGAGCAACATTGCGAGAATAGCCGGACATACCTACCAGGAACAGGCCATCGTCTACGACCCGGCCTCTAACCGGGAAGTGCCAGAGGCAGATGCCTTGAGCATGATAGACTATCTTCTTGTGACAGTGGTCCTCGAGCAGGGGCTAATAAGGAGTAGGGACCGATCGTCTGTGCTAAATCTGCTGGAATTCTTAAAGGACTGGTCGGGACATCTGCAGGTCCCCACGCTGGACCTGGAGCAACTGCTCACTTCCGAACTTAACATCCAAAACCTCGCAAACATGCTATCAGAAAACAAGGGAAGAGCGGGAGAGTTCCATAAGCACCTGGCCGCAAAGCTGGAGGCCTGCCTGCCGTCCCTGGCCACGAAGGACGCGGTCCGTGTAGATGCCGGTGCTAAGATGCTGGCTGAAATTCCCCAGCTGGCCGAGAGCGACGATGGAAAATTTGACCTGGAGGCGGCCCGCAGACGCCTGACCGACCTGCTCTCGGGCGGAGATCAGGAGGCGGGGGAAGGAGGAGGAGAACCCGAGGATAATTCCATCTACAGGGGCCCGCACGTGGACGTCCCCTTGGTCCTGGACGACGAAAGCTGGAAGCGCCTCCTATCCCTGGCGGAGGCCGCCCGAACGGCCGTGGCCAGACAACAGGCTGGGGTAGATGAGGAGGACGTCCGCTTTTTGGCGCTGTTGACAGCGATAGAGTATGGGGCCCCTCCCGCCGCCTCAGTGCCCCCCTTTGTCCACAACGTGGCCGTCCGGTCCAAGAATGCGGCCCTGCACGTGCGCAGGTGTACGGCGGACATCAGGGACAAGGTGGCCTCGGCGGCCTCCGATTATCTCTCCTACCTTGAGGACCCAAGCCTCCCAACAGTGATGGATTTTGACGACCTCCTGACACACCTGCGGCACACATGCCAGATCATCGCCTCCCTGCCTCTCCTAAACATCCGGTACACGTCCATTGAATGGGACTATCGCGAGCTCCTCTACCTGGGCACCGCCCTTAGTGATATGAGCGGTATCCCCTGGCCCCTGGAGCGAGTTGAGGAGGACGACCCCAGCATTGCCCCCCTTCCAGAGTTTGAGACAGTCGCGAAAAAACAGAAGGAGCTCGAGACCACCAGAGAAAACGAAAAGCGCCTCCGCACCATCCTGGACGACATCGAGGCAATGTTGGGCCTGGCCGGTGTGGCCTCGGCCCCAGGCGCCCCCATCTCTCCCGCCTCTCCCTCTGCGACACCCGCCAACCACGACAACCCCGAAGCCACGCCACCGCTGGCCGACACCGCGGCCCTCACCATCCCCGTCATAGAAAAGTACATCGCAAATGCAGGGTCGATAGTCGGGGCCGCAAAGAACCCCACGTACATCCGCCTACGTGACACTATACAGCAGATTGTTCGCTCCAAAAAGTACCTGATGAACATCCTGAAATCCATCACCTTCTACACCATCGATAACTACATTGCCTCCTTCGAGGAGAGCATAGACCACCTCTATCGTGACTTGCCGGTCCTTGACCCTGAGGTGCAGGATGGCATTGACCGCATCCTGGACCCCATGGTCTCAGAGGCCCTGCACACATTCGAGATGGGCAACCGGCTGACGCTGGAGCCAGCGCGCCTAGTGGCCTTGCAGAATTTTGCTACTCACAGCACCTTAAAGGAGACGGCCGCGGCGGTGAATCTGCTCCCAGGTCTACTGGCGGTCTATGATGCGACGATCACAGGTCAGGCTCCAGAGGATGCCCTGAGACTACTCTCTGGGCTGCAGAATCAGCTCTCCCAAACGCTCATCCCAGGGAAGCTCAAGAAACGCTTCCTAAGTTACCTGCAGAAATTGAAGAATAACAACAACGATCAGCTCAGACAGAAGGAGGTGCAGGCCTGGCGCCTGGAGGCCGAAGGCTTTAAGCCCGCCACCGAGGAACAGCTCGAGGCCTTTCTGGACACTGCCCCCAACAAAGAGCTCAAGCGACAGTATGAGAAGAAGCTGCGGCAGCTTATGGAGACCGGGCGCAAGGAAAAGGAGAAGCTCCGAGAACAGGAAGACAAGGAGAGGCAGGAGCGGCGAGCGCGAGAGGCGAATGAGGCCTGGGCCAGAATTAGGAAGGCGCTGGGGGCACGCCCAGAGCCCGCTCCCACTTCGCCCGATGACTGGAACACCCTGCTGGCCTCCCTGCTGCCAGACAATACGGACTCAGCCGCGGCAGCAGCGGCGGCAGTAGCCAGAAACACGGACATCTTGGACTCCCTCACACAGATCCTTGCCGCTATGCTATTGGGAATAACGAGGGTGAGGAGGGAGAGACTGCGATCCCTGCTCGTGGACGATGGTGGTGCGGCGGAGAGAATGGAGGCCGCGGAACCCGGCTGGTTCACGGATATCGAGACCGGCCCTCTGGCCAGACTGGACGCTTGGCCCGCCACCCCCGCGGCTACCGCCAAAGAAGGAGGAGGAGGGCGAGGAGCGGAGGAAGCGGCCGGGGCCCTCTTTCGCGCCAGGACGGCGGCCGATGCCATCCGTTCGGCCCTCGCGCAGACGCGCCAGGCCCTGCAGTCCCCGGACATGAAATCAGCGGTGGTCAACACGGATCTGGAGGCCCCCTACGCGGAGTACGAGCGGGGGCTGGCCGGGCTTCTGGAAAAAAGACGAGCAGCCGAGGCTGCCCTGACGGCCATCGTGAGCGAGTACGTGGATCGGACGCTACCCGAAGCCACTAATGACCCAGGCCAGGCTAACCTGCCTCCTCCTCCAACTATCCCCCAGGCAACCGCCCCGCCCAGGCTGGCCTCGGACTCGGCGCTCTGGCCTAAGAAGCCCCAGCTGCTGACAAGGCGAGAGCGGGACGATCTCCTCCAGGCCACGGGGGACTTCTTCTCGGAGCTGCTGACCGAGGCCGAGGCGGCCGAGGTCCGGGCGCTGGAAGAGCAGGTCCGGGAGAGCCAGACCCTGATGGCGAAGGCCCACGAGATGGCGGCAAGCACTCGGCGGGGCTTTCACACGGCTCTGGAGGCCGTCCTCTCCAGGTCACGCGACGAAGCCCCCGACGATGAACTCCGGAGCCTGCTTCCCTCCCCGCCCAAAGCCCCTGTCCAGGCTCCCCTCGAGGCCGCCCTGGCCCGGGCAGCGGCCGGGAACGGCTCATGGCCCTACCGGAAATCCCTGGCAGCCGCCAAGTGGATCCGGGGCATCTGCGAGGCCGTGCGGGGTCTTTCCGAAGGAGCCCTGGCCTTAGCTGGGGGCGCGGGTGCCTGGCTGAACCTAGCCGCTGCGGCTGACGGTGAAATTCATGAGCTAACACGGCTCCTGGAAGTCGAGGGCATGGCCCAGAACTCCATGGATGGCATGGAGGAGCTGAGGTTGGCTCTGGCCACGTTGGACCCCAAGCGGGTCGCGGGGGGCAAGGAGACCGTCGCAGACTGGAAAAGGCGCCTCTCCCGACTGGAGGCCATCATCCAGGAGGCCCAGGAAGAGTCCCAGCTGCAGGGAACGCTGCAGGATCTGGTCACCCAGGCCAGGGGCCACACCGACCCGCGCCAGCTCAAGATCGTGGTGGAGGCTGCCAGGGGCCTGGCGCTTGGGGCCTCGGCTGGCTCCCAGTATGCCCTCCTCAAGGACAAGCTGCTGCGCTATGCCTCGGCCAAGCAGAGTTTCCTGGCTTTTTACGAGACCGCCCAGCCTACCGTTTTCGTTAAGCATCCCTTGACCAACAACCTGCCCCTCCTCATCACGATTTCGGCACCACCAACTGGATGGGGCAATGGAGCCCCGACCCGGCGGGCACAATTTCTGGCGGCGGCAGGGCCGGCGAAATACGCCGGCACCCTCTGGCTGGAAACAGAGTCTCCCTGCGACCCCCTTAACCCGGCCTACGTCTCCGCAGACACCCAGGAGCCGCTCAACTACATCCCCGTCTACCACAACTTTCTGGAATATGTCATGCCCACCGTGCTGGAGAACCCAGAGGCCTTTTCCCTGACCCCAGCCGGACGCCCCCAAGCTATTGGTCCCCCGCAGGATGACCAAGAGAGGAGGAGAAGAACCCTGGCCAGTGTAGCTTCCGCCCGCCTCAGCGCCGCCGCCGCCGACTCCTACTGGGACACCTGGCCCGACGTGGAGTCCAACGCCGGGGAGCTGCTTCGGGAATACGTCTCTGCGCCCAAAGCCCTGATGGAAGACCTGGCAGACAACCCCATTGTGGCCATGACACTTTTAGCGCACGCCAGTCTCATCGCCTCTAGGAATCACCCCCCTTATCCAGCCCCGGCCACAGACCGGGAAGTTATTCTATTGGAACAACGGGAGATGATGGCGCTGCTGGTCGGCACACATCCGGCCTACGCTGCCGCCTTCCTGGGCGCCCCATCGTTCTACGCAGGACTCGGCCTGGTCTCGGCTCTAGCGAGAGATGGGGGTTTGGGAGACCTCCTGTCGGACTCGGTCCTCACCTACAGGCTGGTCAGGAGTCCAGCCTCCGGGAGGGGGGGCATGCCCTCAACCACCCGCGGCAGCAACGACGGGGAAGACGCGCGCCGCCTCACCCGCCACCGCATCGCCGGTCCACCCACCGGCTTCATCTTCTTCCAGGACGCCTGGGAGGAGATGGATACCCGAGCCGCCCTCTGGCCGCACCCCGAGTTCTTGGGCCTGGTCCACAACCAAAGTACGGCCCGCGCCCGAGCCTGCATGCTGCTCCTCGCACGCCGGTGCTTCGCCCCCGAGGCCCTTCAGCAGCTCTGGCACTCATTGCGCCCGCTGGAGGGCCCGGTCGCATTTCAGGACTACCTGCGCGACTTTGTGAAGCAGGCCTATACACGCGGAGAAGAGCTCCCCAGGGCGGAGGGACTCGAGGTCCCCCGCGAAACCCCGTCTTCCTACGGCACCGTTACCGGCCGGGCCCTGAGAAATCTTATGCCTTATGGCACTCCCATTACCGGTCCTAAGAGGGGCTCCGGTGACACCATCCCCGTCTCCGTTTTTGAGGCGGCCGTGGCGGCGGCCTTCCTCGGTCGGCCCCTAACTCTCTTTGTCTCCTCTCAATATCTGTTTAACCTGAAGACCCTGGGACAGGTCAGGGTCGTTGCTCCCCTCCTCTACTGCGACGGGCACTCTGAGCCCTTCCGGTCCCTGGTGGAGACCATCTCGCTGAATTTTCTGCAGGACCTGGACGGCTACTCCGAGTCTTTCGAGCCAGAGATGTCCATCTTTGCACGCCAGGCCGTGTGGCTACGCGAGCTTCTCACCGAGGCCAGGGCCGCCAAACCTAAGGAGGCCAGGCCCCCCACCGTGGCCATCCTGGCCAACAGAAAAAACATCATCTGGAAGTGTTTCACCTATCGGCACAATCTGCCGGACGTGCAGTTCTACTTTAACGCGGCCGGGGCCTCACGATGGCCGACCGATGTACTCAACCCCTCCTTCTACGAGCACGAAGATCCTCCACTGCCGGTTGGATACCAGCTTCCCCCGAATCCACGCAACGTCCAGGAGCTGTTCTCCGGTTTCCCCCCAAGGGTGGGGCACGGACTGGTCAGCGGGGACGGGTTTCAGTCAGCAGATAACACCCCGGCCTCCTCCGACCGGCTCCAGCAGTTGGGAGGAGGGGAGACGGACCAGGGGGAAAAGGGGAGCACTACTGCTGAATCTGAGGCCTCTGGCCCTCCCAGCCCACAGAGCCCCCTCTTAGAGAAGGTGGCCCCTGGCAGGCCCAGGGACTGGCTGTCTCCTACCTCCTCCCCCCGGGACGTGACAGTTACCCCGGGATTGGCCGCCCCCATCACTCTCCCAGGCCCCCGATTGATGGCAAGGCCCTATTTCGGGGCCGAAACGAGGGCTTCCGAGAGCCCAGACCGGTCTCCGGGAAGCTCCCCAAGGCCATGGCCCAAAGATTCCCTGGAGCTCCTTCCCCAACCAGCACCACAACAGCCCCCCTCAAGTCCCTGGGCTTCTGAACAAGGGCCCATCGTCTACACATTGTCTCCACACTCTACACCATCGACTGCCTCGGGGTCACAGAAGAAACATACCATCCAGATTCCAGGGTTGGTGCCTTCACAGAAGCCCAGTTATCCACCCTCAGCCCCCTACAAGCCCGGCCAGTCGACGGGAGGCATAGCTCCCACACCATCAGCGGCATCTTTAACGACTTTTGGGCTCCAGCCCCAGGACACACAAGCCTCCTCTCAGGACCCACCCTATGGCCATTCTATCATGCAACGGGAGAAGAAACAGCAGGGGGGCCGGGAAGAAGCCGCGGAGATTCGGCCCTCCGCCACCCGCCTCCCCACGGCCGTCGGGCTGCGACCCCGTGCGCCCGTGGTGGCCGCCGGCGCAGCAGCCTCCGCTACTCCAGCGTTCGACCCGGGAGAAGCGCCGTCCGGCTTTCCCATCCCCCAGGCACCCGCCCTGGGGTCCGGCTTGGCCGCCCCGGCGCACACCCCAGTTGGTGCATTGGCACCGCGCCCCCAAAAAACGCAAGCACAAAGGCCCCAAGATGCAGCTGCCCTGCCCACCCCCACAATTAAAGCGGTGGGTGCCAGGCCCGTGCCAAAGGCCACGGGGGCGCTGGCGGCCGGCGCCCGTCCTCGGGGGCAGCCCACCGCGGCCCCGCCGTCGGCTGCATCTCCGCCGCGCGTGTCTCTCCCTGTCAGGAGCAGACAGCAACAATCCCCCGCAATCCCATTGCCCCCAATGCATTCCGGCTCGGAGCCTGGCGCGCGGCCCGAGGTGCGCCTATCCCAGTACCGGCATGCGGGTCCCCAAACATACACCGTGCGAAAAGAAGCACCCCCATCCGCCGCCTCCCAGCTGCCCAAAATGCCAAAATGTAAGGATAGCATGTATTACCCGCCATCCGGTAGCGCACGCTATCCCGCGCCTTTTCAAGCACTTTCGTTTTCGCAAAGCGTGGCCTCACCCGCGCCATCTAGCGACCAGACAACATTACTGTGGAACACTCCCTCAGTGGTCACCCAATTTCTGTCTATTGAAGACATTATCAGGGAGGTGGTGACAGGAGGGTCGACCTCCGGCGACCTAGTGGTCCCCTCCGGATCCCCCTCCTCTCTATCCACCGCCGCCCCGGAACAGGACCTGCGTTATAGCCTCACCCTTAGTCAGGCTAGCCGAGTACTGTCTCGCTTCGTGAGCCAGCTTCGCCGCAAGCTGGAGCGTTCCACCCACCGCCTCATCGCAGACCTCGAGAGACTCAAGTTTTTGTATCTGTAATTGTTTATTAATAAAGTGCATACACCATGTTTCGTGCCCTCTACTGTTTCTTACGTGCCCCGCGTGGGGCGGTGTCGTGGGGTTGTCCCCCGCCACCTGACCCGGTATCGACGGCTGCGGCGGCGGAGGCGGCGGCAGTCGCCCCCGAAGTCGCGGCCCGGAGGCTGCTAATAGATGAAGAAACAGAGGGGGTCGCGGACTGGGCTACGGCCGTGGACGGCGCTGATGATGCCAAGGCCCCGGTCCCAGCGGATGCGGCGGCCTGAGCCTGCTGGACGGGGGTGGCGGATGACCCGCCAAGGTGTGCATGAGCACCAGCCCCAGCCACACTGGCTCTCTGCCTCTTGTCTATGGCGCGTTGGCGCCGAGGCACCCCAAAAGTCCTCTGCACGTACTCTTCGTAGCAGAACTGGGATGTCAGAAATACCAGGTAACTTCTTTGAGCCTCCCGAAAAACATCATTGGGGAGATTATTCTGGTTCAGCTCTTGAAATTTAGGAAGCAGGGGACTGTCTGGAAAATCCGCCTCCAGCCTCCCCTGGAGGGTGGGCTTGGGCAGCCGGCGTGCCATAACGCGTCTGATAGAGACGGCAGCCCGCACACCGCTCACCAGGTGGCAATTCTACCTCTAAACAGGAGGAGAACAGGTGAGGCTCGTCGCGGGCGTCCTCTGGAGCTTGGCGTTGCTGACAGATGGAGCAAACGGCTCTGGCCTCTGTCCGCAAAGTTAAATACAGGAGCTGCCTGACCGTCACCCCCCGCAGGACCACCGGCCGCATGCAAGTGCGGTCGGGTCCCAAGCAGGGGATGATGGCATCCAAGAGGCGGGAGCCACGGTCGAGCTCGTAGGCCGCGTTGTGCGGCAGCACTGCCCGGATTCGGGGCCGCCAGCCCGAGCGGGCGCTCGGTGGCTCAGCCAGCCTCTGGCAGCCCACCGCCGCAGAGCCGCAGTTGGAGCAGTACACACGGCCGCTGGCATGGCAGGTCAGCACATGCTTCTCCTTCTGGTCACGGGGATAAAACTGGAGAGTGGGTCTAAAGGAATTGAGCCTGCCTCCTACACCTGTCTGCTTTCCAAAGTTCAAGCAGTAACCGCAGTCCATGCAAAACACGGCCAAGGGAGGGTAATCCGGGCCAGACACCGGTCTGGAGGCGTGGGATCTGAAACACTTGTAGGCCCGGGGACCCGCGGCAGGCACGTTCAGCAGACACGAGAGAACATTGCGGCTTACGATCGCCACGAAAACATCCCGGCTCAGGCAGGGCCCCCCGGCCCCCACGAGCTCCTCCCCTACGCCCCCGCCCGTCTTTCTCCCCCCCTCAGAGACGGCAGGTATAGGCAGAAGACAGTGGGCACTCCTCAGGCACGAGTTTACCAACAGGCGGTACCACATCCACTGAATGGGATTCCCACAGGGGGTGTCGGAGGCCTTCTTCTGGAGGGAGGCCAATAGAGCCGAGGCATGATCAGCCACGAACGAAGGTGCAGTCGCTGGTGTAACTCTGTCGCGAATCTCCCGGGGATCGAGCTCGCTGGCGTGAGACTGGGCCCAGCGGGAGAAGCTCGGGACCGTCACACAGCTTTGTGAGTCCAGGCCCGGGACATAATTCTTGATGGCAAAGCAGCGCTCCACAGGCCTAGAGTTTTGCCTCAACAAGGGGGGGTCATAGCTACTACGCTCAAACACGAATGCCAAGAACCTCTTCACGAGGCCTCGGTAACCCCTGGCCACGGCCCGGGTGTTTTCGCAGAAAGGGGACCGGTCGCAGATCCAGGCAGCTATTCTATCGGAAAACGCGGGGAAAACAGACCGCACAACCAAAAAATAAGCTAGGAAAAAGGCGTTGCAAAAGGCCACGGCTCCACACCCACCACCGGTGACCACTGAAAGGGACAAGAGGGACGGGCCAAGATGGGGCGCGAGGGTCAGGGATGAGGGGCTGGTCTGTGACCTGGCCCAGCGGACAAGGCCCCCGGGCCTCTCCACCTCCGACAACCAGTAGGCGGACGAGTGGCTTCGGAAAAGCGAGCCTGGCGTAGAGGCCACAGCCGCCTCAGAAGCTGGGGGCCTGCCCCAAACCACAAATTCCCTCATTTCCACATAGCTCAGATCCAGGCAGGCCAGCCCCAGATCCAGGAGCCTGGAGAACCCCCGCTCCCCAAGGGCCTGCAACGTCAGGTCCACCTCAGAAACATCAGGAGCAGGGCCACGGCCGTGACAGCCAGCACCCGTGCCAGATAAGGTGTGGCGCGCCAAGAATAACGCCATGCTCCCCCCACCACCGTCTCCCGGGTCTCGGGGGGCACGTGTTCCACCCGTGAATGGCTCCCGCGCATACGGCGAGTCTCGCGTGTCCGGTGCCTGCGGATGGGGTGCCTCACGAGTTCCTTCTTCCACGGCGCCGCCTCGGATTCCGACCACGAGTCTTTGTCCCTCCAAGGAGCGTAACTCGCCTCGTCTTCGGTCTCAGCTTCTGAAAAGTTATCCAAGTCCCAACCACCGCGCCCCCTAACGTGTGAGTCCCCAAGACACCCCGAGTGCGTGACGCCAGGCCTGGGACCTCCTCCACCTGTGACTCTGGCGCCCGTATCCTCGACTTGACCAGACCGAGACAGTTGCTGAGACATATCACTAATCATATCCATGACCCGCGAGGCCTTCTGGGCGTTGGCGGCCTGAAACACCAGAAACTGCATCGTCGTCCGGTGTTCCGTGATGTAGGCCCGGCAGACCACCATAGATTTCAGGAGATCAAGCTCAGCAGGGAAGACCAGGGGGCTTTTGAACTTAATGAAGTCATCCTGGCCCAGCATAATGATGGAGTTCTTTGGTAGGTCAACATCCGTTGAGAGACCCAGGCAAGGGCCGCTCTGGCCCGATCTGAGACCCGACGGCTCGTGCAAAAAGCACCTCAGGGTGGTGGCCAGGCCGTTGTTGGATATCACAAACACGGGCGAGGAGGGGTAGTTGCAGTTCTTCAGCTTAAAGGCCAGGAACTTGTAGACAAACTCCAGGTGGTAAATCTGTCCGTGGCGCAGCTTCACGGTGCAGAGGGGTTGGGAGCTGCCCCTGGAGAACACATGCGCCCCGGAGCATCTCTCCACTTCCAGAGACCCAGAGTCACACAGAAATGACACAATTACGTTATTGAGCTCGTCTAGGAGCCTCTCTTCCGGGCTCGCCATGATTCACTAGATCTAGGGTGCTATCGGCTGCCACAATCCGAGCAATGACCTGTTTTATAATATCCCTTTTCAAAAATAAGACCTCACGCTGGACCCCACCGAGGCCCTGGCCACTATTCTCTTCTTTAAACGCCTCAAGAAAGATGCAGTGATTCAGGAGGTTCAGCCTCGCGTAGGCAGATGGCGCAATTAGGGGGGCGAGATTGGGGTGGATCATAGGCGAGAAACTCAAAAGACTGCCCCCGGAGTCTTCGTAGACTCGAGAACTTGCTAGCCCACCTTGTCCTTGTGGCGGTGTCCCAGAAACTGGTGCCGACCCCGGTATTAAAAACCCAGAAGACCTCACCTTGCCACCCAGATGTGTCATGGCTCACAAAGTCACGAGCGCAAACGAGCCAAACCCCCTGACCGGAAAAAGACTGTCCAGCTGCCCCCTCACGAGGAGTGGCGTAACAGAGGTGGCACAGATCGCGGGCAGAACTCCAAAGATGGAGGACTTTGTGCCCTGGACCGTGGACAATCTGAAAAGCCAGTTCGAGGCAGTCGGCCTTTTGATGGCCCACTCCTATCTTCCAGCCAACGCGGAAGAAGGCATAGCCTACCCACCACTCGTCCACACCTACGAGTCCCTCTCTCCAGCCAGCACCTGCCGAGTTTGTGATCTGCTCGACACCCTGGTCAATCACTCAGATGCCCCCGTGGCCTTCTTTGAGGACTATGCCCTGCTCTGCTACTACTGTCTAAATGCCCCACGAGCCTGGATCTCTAGCCTCATCACAGGCATGGACTTTTTACACATCCTGATAAAATACTTCCCCATGGCCGGGGGGTTGGATTCCCTCTTCATGCCCTCCAGGATTCTTGCCATTGACATCCAGCTTCACTTTTACATTTGCCGGTGCTTCCTCCCTGTGTCCTCTTCTGACATGATTAGAAATGCCAACCTCGGCTACTACAAATTGGAGTTTCTGAAATCCATCCTCACCGGCCAGTCCCCGGCCAACTTCTGCTTCAAGTCCATGTGGCCCAGAACCACCCCCACTTTTCTTACCCTCCCTGGACCCAGAACCTGCAAAGATTCCCAGGATGTCCCAGGGGACGTCGGCAGGGGCCTGTACACCGCCCTGTGCTGCCACCTGCCTACCAGAAACCGAGTTCAGCATCCATTTCTCAGGGCCGAAAAGGGAGGACTCTCTCCTGAAATTACAACCAAGGCCGACTACTGTGGACTACTATTAGGTACGTGGCAGGGGACGGACCTGCTCGGGGGGCCAGGCCACCATGCTATCGGTTTAAACGCGGAATACAGCGGCGATGAGCTGGCGGAGTTGGCCCTGGCCATCACCAGACCGGAGGCTGGCGACCATTCGCAGGGCCCCTGCCTCCTGGCCCCCATGTTTGGACTAAGGCACAAGAATGCCTCACGGACCATCTGCCCACTCTGCGAGAGCCTCGGGGCCCACCCGGACGCCAAGGACACCCTTGACCGCTTCAAGAGCCTGATTCTTGACTCGTTCGGCAACAACATCAAAATCCTAGACAGGATCGTGTTCCTCATCAAGACCCAAAACACGCTGCTGGATGTGCCATGCCCCAGGCTAAGGGCCTGGCTGCAGATGTGCACCCCGCAAGACTTCCACAAGCACCTGTTCTGCGACCCCCTGTGTGCCATCAACCACAGCATCACGAATCCGAGCGTGCTGTTTGGTCAGATTTACCCACCCAGCTTCCAGGCCTTTAAGGCAGCGCTTGCAGCCGGTCAGAATCTGGAACAGGGGGTCTGTGACTCGTTAATTACGCTTGTGTACATATTTAAATCCACACAAGTGGCCAGAGTGGGCAAAACAATCCTCGTGGATGTCACTAAGGAACTGGACGTGGTCCTGCGCATCCACGGCCTTGACCTGGTACAGTCCTATCAAACTTCCCAGGTCTACGTGTGAAAAGTAAACCCGATGGCCCCGGTCACCCCAGATGCCGTGAATGCACGCCAACAGCGACCGGCAGATCCCGCATTGCGCCGCCTAATGCATCCGCACCACAGAAACTACACGGCCTCAAAGGCCTCGGCGCATAGCGTGAAGTCGGTGTCCAGGTGTGGAAAATCTCGCTCAGAGCTGGGAAGAATGGAAAGGGTTGGCAGTGTGGCCCGATCAATATGTTCCCGGCACACCAGACATGGTGTAGACAGATCCCATTTTTCACTACGGGACTTCTTCAGGGGAATCTCTGCCAACTTTGAGCTGGGCAAAGATTTTCTGCGTGAGATGAACACCCCCATACATGTCTCAGAGGCCGTGTTTCTCCCACTGTCACTGTGCACTCTCTCCCCCGGGCGCTGCCTTCGCCTGTCTCCCTTCGGCCACAGCCTGACTCTGGGGTCTCACTGCGAGATCTGCATCAATAGGTCCCAGGTTCATGTGCCTCAGGAGTTTAGCTCCACCCAGCTCTCCTTCTTCAACAATGTCCACAAGATAATACCCAACAAGACCTTCTATGTGTCTCTGCTCAGCAGCTCTCCCAGTGCAGTAAAGGCTGGACTTTCCCAACCCAGCCTTCTCTACGCTTACCTGGTCACCGGACACTTTTGTGGCACCATCTGCCCCATCTTCAGCACAAATGGAAAAGGGCGCCTAATCATGCATCTCCTGCTCCAGGGCACCTCCCTTCACATCCCAGAGACCTGCTTGAAACTGTTATGTGAAAACATAGGCCCCACCTACGAGCTGGCCGTGGACCTAGTAGGGGACGCCTTCTGTATAAAGGTCAGCCCCAGAGACACGGTATATGAGAAGGCTGTCAATGTCGACGAAGATGCCATCTACGAGGCCATCAAGGACCTGGAATGTGGGGATGAGCTGCGCCTACAGATCATCAACTATACCCAGCTCATTTTGGAAAATAAACAGTAGTTGCTTTTAACTCTTAAAACTTGCCTCGTGTTGGATTGGCTGTCATGCTATTGGGTTAACGGGTGGAAGCATGGGGGAAACCTGCGAAACTTGGGGGCAGGCTACAACAGGCTGCTGAAAACCGGCGAGACTTGGACCAAGGGCAGGGCAATGGGACGTCTTGTAAAACTTGGAGGCTGCTAAGCCAGGATAATCAGGCGACAGTAACACAGGGTGGGGGTGGACATGAGGAGGTAATTAGCACGGTAGCCTTGGGGGCCTGGACTGTGGTATCCACCTAGAAAGAGCCATGGTGAGACACCTGGCCCACTGGATGCAGGACCTAGAATGTGGTAACAGGTGGGACAAAATGGGGTCTGTGGCAGTTGAAATATCTAGCACGGCACCCTCCCAAAACCTACTACCCCATTGGGCCCACTTCCAAAGAACACAGGTTCTTCATCATTAACATAGCGTTTATTGAACATGAAAATAAGCAAACATTGTTACATAACAGTTAAATGTAGTGTCAAAAAAGATAAGTAGAGTATAACTCTTACCATTTCCTCCTCCCCCCGAGTCTGGGCTGCAGTATAGGCTCTCACCCGTTAACATAACACATAGTATTCCCATCTTCCCACACTCACCTCAGTTATTTCTTTAGTATCTTGTCCTTGTGTTATTTTAACGAAGAGCGTGAAGCACCGCTTGCAAATTACGTGTGTGCTTACACACTTCCCGTTAGAACACCACAGGCGTATATCCCACCTAGGACACCCAATTGTAGATATGGCCAGCACTTTCAATTTCTGCCGCAAAAGATAACATTGGGTATCAGCTATCTGCTGCAACAGAATTTAAAAGTGGGGGCCGGGTCATTGGCATGTTATTCTTGTAAGCCCCCATGGCCGGCCTAAAACTCACGACCACTGTTTGGTTAAATTATAATGCATGGGCACTGTGTCACCCTTGCCTAATATCCTACTGGCTCAGTTCCCCGCAGGCCCAATGACCCTGATTCATATAAAGTGCTGAGAAAATGTATAGATTAGTGTCTTCCTCTGGAGATAAATAAATAACTACATATAACTAACAGACTCAAAGTCAGTCCAGCAAGAAACAAAGTCCAGCTAAACCTTCTGGATCCAGGAATGTTGTCTTCAATTAATGTAGACCAGCCGCCCTGTTGATGAATCCAACCATCCAGGCCTTCGCTGGCTTCTAACATCCCACGAACTGACAGGTCCACAACATAGTAAGGAGTAGACTGGTTACAACACAATGTCCTGCAGGCATGCATGCACCAGGCCATCCAGGCCAACGCGCGCCCAAGGCTTGGGTCTCCACGGTGAAATATCTCTAAAAATACTGAGTTAAAATCCAGATCCACATGTTCGGTGTGTGTTATAAATCTGTTCCAAGTTTCTGTAAATGTCTCTGAATTTCGTTCAATTATCTCCTCAAGCAACACATGATAACGCAGAACTACAGTGTCCTCTGGCGAAAGGCGGAGAGGTGTTTCTCTTGCTGCTAGCTCCAACACAGGATGCAGGGTACCATTTCCATGCACACGACTGTCCCGTATACACAGGGCTAACAGTATCTCCCTTGTTGAATAGGCCATCTTGCTCTACAAGATCTGGCACAAATGTAATTAAGAGGGAACTAGAAAACCAAAAAATTCAAGTTAGCACCACGTGAACCAACAAACCCAAACAGACCTACAAGGAAACCTAGAGGCTATGCTATCAGGTTAACAAGGGAAGAAGGCAAGCGAAAATTGAGGGTGGGAGCAATTCCAACACATACCCACCAACGGCCGCTCCCTCAGGTGTCCACAGGCCCCAGTACGTGAAAACTGGGGAAATAAGCTGGCAAACACTGAGGGAAGAAATAACCCACCGCAAAACAGGACACAGACCTGAAACACAACTCTATGAGGGTCGCATTTGCCACAGCCAGGACAGGGGTGGGAGGAAAGACAACACAACGTGACATCTCGTACTGCCTGCCCACCCGGAGACCTGCATCTGCACACCCCGGTTCGAAATGGCAGCTAAAGGGGCTAAACCTAATCCCCAACCTTTTAATGGCAAACAGTTACCCGAGGTAAGCCGTTCCAGATGCACCCAACAGCCCCTGCCCTTCAACACACAGACGAAACCTTGACCCTTCTTGTCAACCTCTTCAGGCCCGGGGTTAGTGATGAAACAGGCAACTCCGGGGCTGATCAGGTTAATAAGGAGCCGTCCTTATTCTTGCTCATATTTCCACCCCCACATAGAAAATCACCCCAAGTCCCCTTCCGTCCCCGGGACGTGGTGCTTCCTAAAGGCGGGGCTCATGGATTAGCAGGGGCTTAGTGTGTCATGGTGAGGCAGGCAAGGCGAGCAACGGGGGCTTAGTGGCTCAAAGTGATGCATCCCAAAGGCAGCCACCACGCTGGAGGGACATTGTCCACGGGACAAGGCACAGGCCAGGTCATGACCCAGGAAGTGGCGAGCATCGGTCAGCTGACCAAATGTGCAAAGGTGACAAGTCAGTAAGGCACGCGGGGTGCCACGTCACCCCGGGGTGCTGGGGTGGGGGATGGGCTCAGGCAACCGTAAGGGAGGGGGGGGTAGGGGGGGGAGGGATTACACTATAGGGTTCCCTTCCTCTAGGTTCTATATACCTATAGGTATATACCCAGCTGCAATACCCTATTCCACCACTAGGTTAATAACCTATAGGTTATTCTACCATTAAAACGGAAGGAGGAAGGGTGGCGCACCTTAAGGTAGGGTAGGGGGGTACCCCAGTAGGAACCTAGCTGAATCCTACCTAGCTCCACCCACCTGGTATATAGGGGCGGAGCTTAGGATACCTCCAGGATAATGGAACCCTATGGATACCTACCTCTAGGCTCCACCCACTAGGTATATCGGGGCGGAGCCCAATCCTCCCCCTCCTGGTTCAACCCTATGGAGGGGACCCTCCTGAGGCTCCGCCTACCCCAAATCTCGCGGACCTCTAGCCCCTCCTCCTCTCGTTATCCCAATAGAATAACCTCCAGGTACCACCCACCTGGTGACACACCTTAATGAAACCCAACGGGCTAAAATGACACACCTGAATTAACCAATAAGAAGCCCCCACTCCTGAGCAAACCTTAAAGTATTACACAGAGACCCCAAAAAGAGGATAAAAGAAGGCGAGCCGGCCCGGCTCGCCAGCGTCGTCCAGACGCTCGGGGGGTGCACACCTCCCAGCCGGCCCGGCGTCCTTGCGGCGGCCTCCCCCCCCATGAAGCGGGTGGCGCGGGGTCCCTGCCTGGCACCAGGGTCCGGCCTGGGAGCGCACCCCCCACCCCCGCCGGGCCCCTGGTGGCTCGGCCGCGGTCCTCCCCCGTGAACGGGGCGCGCTGGGCCGCGGCTGCCCCCTGGACCCCTAGGCCTGTGCCATGGGGACCCCCTGCCAGTCGGCGCGGGGTCCCAGGACCACGCCCCTCCCTCACTGCCCCCCCCCCTGCCTTCCAGGTGCACCGGACCAGCAGACCCGGCGGCTACCCCCAGGGTGGGGCCAGCGGACCGCACCCACCCAGGTCGGACTAGCGGATGCAGCATCCCCGGATGAGCTCCAGGACCAGGCAAGCGGGGCACGCCCTGGGGGAGGGAACCGGGTGGGAGCAGGGAGGGGGCGTCCCGGGACCCCAGCCCCCAGCCGGCAATCCAGGCGTACCGGGCCAGCAGAGCAAGCGGACCACGCCCATTCGAACCCTACCGGCGGATGCAGCGACCCCCAGAGGAGCCCCAGAACCAGGCAAGCCGGGTACGCCCTGGGGGAGGGATCGGCGGGGCTGGGGTCCAGGGGACCACGCCCCCACCCTGCATTCCAGGTGCAGTGGAGCGCCAGGAACCCCGGCTGCCCCAGGACCTGGCGGCGGCGCAGCGGTGCCCAGCGGGGCCACCCCCCACCCGGAGCGGGGCAGCGGCCCAGCGGACCCACCGGCGGCCGCCCGGCTGCCCCCGGAGCGCCAGGAACCCCGGCTGCCCCAGGACCTGGCGGCGGCGCAGCGGTGCCCAGCGGGGCCACCCCCCACCCGGAGCGGGGCAGCGGCCCAGCGGACCCACCGGCGGCCGCCCGGCTGCCCCCGGAGCGCCAGGAACCCCGGCTGCCCCAGGACCTGGCGGCGGCGCAGCGGTGCCCAGCGGGGCCACCCCCCACCCGGAGCGGGGCAGCGGCCCAGCGGACCCACCGGCGGCCGCCCGGCTGCCCCCGGAGCGCCAGGAACCCCGGCTGCCCCAGGACCTGGCGGCGGCGCAGCGGTGCCCAGCGGGGCCACCCCCCACCCGGAGCGGGGCAGCGGCCCAGCGGACCCACCGGCGGCCGCCCGGCTGCCCCCGGAGCGCCAGGAACCCCGGCTGCCCCAGGACCTGGCGGCGGCGCAGCGGTGCCCAGCGGGGCCACCCCCCACCCGGAGCGGGGCAGCGGCCCAGCGGACCCACCGGCGGCCGCCCGGCTGCCCCCGGAGCGCCAGGAACCCCGGCTGCCCCAGGACCTGGCGGCGGCGCAGCGGTGCCCAGCGGGGCCACCCCCCACCCGGAGCGGGGCAGCGGCCCAGCGGACCCACCGGCGGCCGCCCGGCTGCCCCCGGAGCGCCAGGAACCCCGGCTGCCCCAGGACCTGGCGGCGGCGCAGCGGTGCCCAGCGGGGCCACCCCCCACCCGGAGCGGGGCAGCGGCCCAGCGGACCCACCGGCGGCCGCCCGGCTGCCCCCGGAGCGCCAGGAACCCCGGCTGCCCCAGGACCTGGCGGCGGCGCAGCGGTGCCCAGCGGGGCCACCCCCCACCCGGAGCGGGGCAGCGGCCCAGCGGACCCACCGGCGGCCGCCCGGCTGCCCCCGGAGCGCCAGGAACCCCGGCTGCCCCAGGACCTGGCGGCGGCGCAGCGGTGCCCAGCGGGGCCACCCCCCACCCGGAGCGGGGCAGCGGCCCAGCGGACCCACCGGCGGCCGCCCGGCTGCCCCCGGAGCGCCAGGAACCCCGGCTGCCCCAGGACCTGGCGGCGGCGCAGCGGTGCCCAGCGGGGCCACCCCCCACCCGGAGCGGGGCAGCGGCCCAGCGGACCCACCGGCGGCCGCCCGGCTGCCCCCGGAGCGCCAGGAACCCCGGCTGCCCCAGGACCTGGCGGCGGCGCAGCGGTGCCCAGCGGGGCCACCCCCCACCCGGAGCGGGGCAGCGGCCCAGCGGACCCACCGGCGGCCGCCCGGCTGCCCCCGGAGCGCCAGGAACCCCGGCTGCCCCAGGACCTGGCGGCGGCGCAGCGGTGCCCAGCGGGGCCACCCCCCACCCGGAGCGGGGCAGCGGCCCAGCGGACCCACCGGCGGCCGCCCGGCTGCCCCCGGAGCGCCAGGAACCCCGGCTGCCCCAGGACCTGGCGGTAGTGCAGTGTCCCTGCTGCCCATGGAATGCTCAGACCCCGGGTTGGTGGCACTGTTGCGCCCGGCCCTGTACACTACACTCTAAAAGTAACCTGTCTACTTCGCCATGCTTCTTACACTACTCACCTACATGTCAACCGCCTCTACCCTCCCCATGGGATGGCGGCGGTTATGTTTTCCCCATGTTGCGGGTGCCGGCCCTTACAACAGGTTTTGGCAACGAGAGCAATACACAATTAGGCTAAAAGCAGCCACCTATCAATAAACTGTTTAAACTAACAATTCTATGTGTTGTGTGTGGTTTTGGGTTGGGACTGGGGTAAAAGTGGGAGGGCAGGAAATGCATAGGAGTGCGAACATGGACTGGGAGTGGAGAGTAGGCTGGGCAGTAAGACGGGCCGAGTTGAGCTGCCTACCATGCTATAAGTTGCTGGCAAAGTGCTGAGAGCAAGGCACCAATTTTGGCAAGCCTTCCTTGGGGTCGTGTTGGTGGAATAGCTAAACCTTTTTCCCTTGTTTAATTGATAGAATGACAGGCGTGTCAATGGTTAAGAGCAAAAGAAGTAACATTTATTTGGGATACATTGGTTGCTGGAGAGGGCAAGGGTTTTTACTGGATGGAGGGGCGAGGTCTTTTACTGGGTCCCTCCACATAATCTTCATCTGAGCTAGGAGATTCTGTTGTCTCAAAAATGTAATCCCAACTTTCGTCTAAGTCTGCGGGGTCTATAGATGGAGGATACCAATCATCGGGGAAGAGAATGGGAGCCTCTGGGCTATTATGGGACTCCGGTTCATGTATTGGTGAAACGTTAGGGGTTGCCGTGTGTGAATTTCTACAAACGGGGGCGGCATTGGATGGGCCAGGAGTTGGTGAGTCCCCAGCCCCTTGTCCCTGATGAAGACCGAGGACTGGACTTAGTTCAGGCATGCTAGGACTGGAGGTGTTTGGCTCTGGTCTCCAAGGTCCACCGGGCTTGCGTTGCTTGTCCCTGGACTTGCCCTTGCCCCTGCCCCTGCCCCTGCCCCTGCCCCTCCCCCTGCTCTGTCCCCGGCTCTGGCCTTGAGTCTTAGAGGGTTGCGGGGGGTCGCAGATGGGTGGCCACCATGGTGGCCCCGAGGGTAGATGATGTAATTGTTGGTCGTTGATGACCCCTGGAGGTGGCTGTGCTGGTGCTGCTGGTGGTGGCAATTGTGAGGGGGGTAATGGCATAGGTGGAATGTTATAAAATACAGTCGGGGACCGTGGTTCTGGACTATCTGGATCATTTGGGGTGCTTTGATGAGTAAGAGGGTGCATTGATTGGTCTGGCACATGCAAGACAGGGAGATGCATGCGTGGTGGTGATGGTGTGGGTTGAAGTTCGGTAGGCCTTTGTAGTACCGTGAGTAGTGGTGTGGGTGGCAGAGTGGTAGGACGGGTAGGCCTTGGTGGCACCGTTAGTGTTGCAGGTGGCAGAGGGGTAGGAGGGGTAGGCCTTGGTGGCATCATGAGTGGTTGTGGAGGGGTAAGCCTCGGTTGTGACAGAGGTGACAAAATGGTGGGTGCTGTCGGGCGTAGAGGGGGGACATGTGGCTGGACCAACCTGGCCTGAGGGGCTGTTTGTGGGCCTTGTGGCAAAATAAGGCCCCGGTCACCCCGTGATTGTCTTACAATATAATTAGCCATCCAAAGCATTCGCATAGCAGATGCTAGAGGTCCATGCCCGACGTCATATCCTAGCGGATCCCTATCAAGAGGTGATGGCTCTTGTGTCCAGGCATCCCTGCGCTGAGGTGGTGGGGGTGGTGGGGGCGGGGGTGGTGGTGAAGGTGGTGGAGGTGGTGGGGGTGGTGGGGGTGGTGGGGGTGGTGGGGGTGGTGGGGGTGGTGGTGGGGGGGGTGGTGGGAGTGGTGGGGGCACCCCCGTGTTTTCCCCAACAAAGATTGTTAGTGGAATTAATGGAGTGTCTGACAGTTGTTCCTGGTAGGGATTCGAGGGAATTACTGAGAGTGACGGGTTTCCAAGACTATCCGTGTCAACAATTAGATGATATGTTTGTCCCCCATGTAACGCAAGATAGAATGTAGGCATGATGGCGGCAGATAAAGCAAAACACAAGCGCGGGTGCTTAGAAGGTTGTTGGCATGTACCTGCCCAACCACAGGTTCAGGCAAAACTTTACACCACGTCACACGCCAGTGCTGGGTTACTGCGGGTGGAGGGAAAGGGATACAGGTGAATTAATCCTAGATTGCGCCACCTGGCAGCCCTAAAGCAGACCTAACATTAAGGGGTACTGCACATCTATAAACAGGCTGCCACCTGGCGGCAACGCATTACATAGCACTAACACAAGCCAACAACACACATGGCATAAAGAGAGGGTAGGAGGATTTTGGGGGGAAATCCTCAGGGTGGGCAGCCTGGGATAACACGCGTCCCTTGGCTGACCTTGGTTAAGTTTAGCGTCTTGCACGTTAATCTAATAGAACGGATACTAAGTCCCCCATGGAAAACCCATAACTAGGACCTAACAAGCGGAGGCTGGGAAAGCTTGATTGGAAGAAAGTAAATAAACTGAAATTCACAAATCACCTGGCTAAGCCTGTGACTTAGTCTTCATCCTCTTCTTCTTCTATGTAGACAGATTGGCGCTGGGTGGTTACTGTGGGTGGCTCAAAGTGGTCTCTAATGCGTAGCAGCCACTCTCTAAGAGACTACATTGGAAGGTGGCTGGTGATTGGAGGTTTGCCTAGAACTTATAGAGGAGGGGCTGGGGCTAAAAATGAAAAAGCACTTACCCGAGCGGGAGGCCGGGGACGTGGCCGTAGTGGCTTGGTTGTAAGTGGAGGTATGAGCAGGGGGAATCAGGTTGATTGAATAGCAAATACAAGGGGAGAAAGTTAACACCATTCCCAAAAATATCCCAGGAATCAAAGCAGCTTGGGCGAGAGGGGGCTGGGCCTCACCCTCGGGGACCCCTGGACATCTGGACAAAGTTTGGGGGCGCCCGGGGGTCGGGCTGGGCCGCCAGGGGGGCAAAAGGGGCTCTGGAGGCACCTACTCGAGGCAGGCTTACATGGGAGTCTATGGGGAGCCAGGCCCAAGGGTCACATAAAGTCCCCCCTGGACGGGACTGGGGTGGACACAGGGGGGCGGGGATGGCCCGGGTGGACAGAGGGCCTGTCCACCGTGGGGAGGGGTGGACGAGGCTGGGCCCGGGAGCCGTGGACGGGCGTGGGAGGCTGGACTTTACAGACAGTGCACAGGAGACTGGGCCTCAGGCTGGGGGGAGAAAAGCTGGCGCCCTTGCCTGGAGGCAGAGACTGGGCGGCTGCAGGGGGGACTGACACCGGGCCGCCGGGGTCCCTCCGGCCGGCCTGATGGACCCGGTGGGGAGGCAAGCTGAGGGGGCTCGGGTGGGAGGCGGGAAGGAGAGGCCAGGGGAGAGGGAAGGCGACTCGCCCGGGCTGCCGGGGTCCCTCCGGCTGGCCTGGTGGACCCGGGGAGGCCAGAAGCTGGGGTCTAGGGTGGAGCGAAGGTTGGAGAGGAGCAGGGGGACAGAGAGAAGGGCCGGTGGGGGGATCCGGGCCACTCGGGTCTCGGTGGGGCTGGACTTGAGGGCCCAAAGAGGCCCCTCTCCGCGAGGGAGAGGCTCGGGCCTGGAGGGGAGGAGAGGGGACGCCTAGGGTCCCTTCTGGGGGACATCCTGGGCTCTGAAGCCCGGGGAAGGGGCGAGGAACCGGCCTCTGGGGCCGCCCGGGCTGCCGGGGTCCCTCCGGCTGGCCTGGGACCCGGGGAGGCACCCTGAGGTGCCCCTGACCTCTGGACTCTGGGGCCTGGGCCCCGAGGGTGGCTCCCCTCAGACATTCTTTGGGTTTAACGGGGCTCAGAGGGGAGCGGAGACCAGGAGGGCGCCTGGAGGCGGGCCCGAGGGGCTCTGGGGTGCCCGAGGTCCCTGGTTCCTCTGAAGGACAGAGAGAGGGGCAGAACCAACCCCGGCGGCTGGCCCCGAGGAGGCGCCAGGCGCGGGGCCGGTCGGCTCGGCTGGCCGAGACCCGGGTCTGGGGGGCCTGTGGTGGTGAGCCTGCTGCCCCTGAAGATGCCGGACCCTGCCTGGAGACCCTGGGGTCTGTCTGGGGGGCTGAGGGCGACCGTCCGGGCCCGGAGGGTCTCAGAGGATCGCCCGGACTCTGCCAACAGAGACCCGGGCGATCCCCCTCCACTTCCCCGGGCCTAGGCCGACCCTCTGCCTCCCAGACTTACCCCAGGGCCACCCGGCGGAGCCAGGCCCCTCCTGAGACAGCAGGCTCGCCACCCCAGACCTCCCAGACCCGGGCTCGGCCAGCCCAGCCGACCGGCCCCACTCCGGGCGCCTCCTCGGGGCCAGCTGCCGGGGGGCCCTGCCTGTCTCTGCCCCCCGGAGGGACCGGGTGCTGGGACCTCGGGTGCCCGCTGGCTCCAACCTCGGGCCCCTGGACTGGTCTCTCAATCTGGGCCCAATGGCCGCGGGCCTCTACTTCTTCTCTGCTCGTTACCAGAGAGAATGGCCGCTGGGTCTTCAGGGATGGGGCTTGGCCGGGTCTAAGGTGGCCTGGCCCGGGGTGCGTGGCCAAGAGGGGCAGGTACTGGGTGCAGGGGGGCAGGCGGCCCTACTGGGGACCGGGGGAGGATCAGGAGCGAAGGGGGACGGGGAGGGGGGGAGGCTGGGGTGGCAGGAGGGGAGCAGCAGGGTTGCTGAGGCCGGGGTCCAGGGGGACCCGAGGGCCTTAGAGGCCAAGGCGTCTGGCACATGTGTCCAGGCTGTGGTTCTAAAAGGGTAACAGGAGAGGCAGGGCCTGAAGCCCGGGTCTCTGGAGGACGGGGACGGAGGGGGCCTGAAGCCCGGGGACTAGGGAACTGAGGAGGGCATGAAGCCCTGGCTGATGCAACTTGAGGCAGCCTAATCCCACCCAGACTAGCCCCCAGGTTCCTGTGAAAAGCAAGAAGCATGTATACTAAGCCTCCCTTTATGTGAGCCCTGGAGAGGTCAGGTTACTTACCCCTGAAGGTGAACCGCTTACCACCTCCTCTTCTTGCTGGACGAGGACCCTTCTACGGACTCGTCTGGGTTCTTGGCCCCCTCTGGTAGGACTGGGCGACCGGTGCCTTCTTAGGAGCTGTCCGAGGGGACCCTGAGACGGGTGGGTGTGTGTAGTGTGTGCCTGGGTGTGGTGGAGTGTTGGGCTTAGCAGAAAAAATTAAAGTCCACTTACCTCTGGCCCGATACCGGGGGGCCCGGGCCGGGTTGGTCCAGGGCCTTCACTTCGGTCTCCCCTAGGCTTGGATGGCGGAGTCAGCGACGGTGATGAAGGTGGCCCCGGGCGCAGGGCAAGACGAGGGAGGGAAGGGGAAAAGTTAGAAACTGGGCCCGAGTCCTTGGAGGGGGCGGAGGGCTAGGGAGAGGTAGAAGACCCCCTCTTACATTTGTGTGGACTCCTGGCGCTCTGATGCGACCAGAAATAGCTGCAGGACCACTTTATACCAGGGGCAGTGGTCCCCCTCCCTAGAACTGACAATTGGCTGCTGTCTGGCTTACGTAAACGCGCTGGACTGAGAAGGTGGCCTAGCAACGCGAACCCCCTTGGGCCCTGACCTTTGGTGAAGTCACAAACAAGCCCACTCCCCTGTCTGGGGGCTTATTCCTCTTTTCCCCTCTAAAGATAGCAGCAGCGCAGCCAACCATAGACCCGCTTCCTGGGGGTTTTAGGCCTAGGTCCGCCATTATGCGCGCGTGGGGACAAAATGGCGCCCATTCGCCTCTAAAGTTTTGATTTTTAGAGTTTTAAAGTCCTCCAGAGCTCTAAAGTGTCAGATTTCGGGTCCAAATCACTACCAGAGATTACCTGTTACTGCACCCGCTTTGGGGCTGCCTCTCCCGGCCTTAGATCTGGCTCTTTGGCAGGCCTGGTGACAGGGCGCGCATGGCCTGAGCCTCTACTTTTGGGGGCTTCTGGGGGGACCGGGGCAGTGGACAGGGGCGGGAGGGGGCTGGGCCTCACCCTCGGGGACCCCTGGACATCTGGACAAAGTTTGGGGGCGCCCGGGGGTCGGGCTGGGCCGCCAGGGGGGCAAAAGGGGCTCTGGAGGCACCTACTCGAGGCAGGCTTACATGGGAGTCTATGGGGAGCCAGGCCCAAGGGTCACATAAAGTCCCCCCTGGACGGGACTGGGGTGGACACAGGGGGGCGGGGATGGCCCGGGTGGACAGAGGGCCTGTCCACCGTGGGGAGGGGTGGACGAGGCTGGGCCCGGGAGCCGTGGACGGGCGTGGGAGGCTGGACTTTACAGACAGTGCACAGGAGACTGGGCCTCAGGCTGGGGGGAGAAAAGCTGGCGCCCTTGCCTGGAGGCAGAGACTGGGCGGCTGCAGGGGGGACTGACACCGGGCCGCCGGGGTCCCTCCGGCCGGCCTGATGGACCCGGTGGGGAGGCAAGCTGAGGGGGCTCGGGTGGGAGGCGGGAAGGAGAGGCCAGGGGAGAGGGAAGGCGACTCGCCCGGGCTGCCGGGGTCCCTCCGGCTGGCCTGGTGGACCCGGGGAGGCCAGAAGCTGGGGTCTAGGGTGGAGCGAAGGTTGGAGAGGAGCAGGGGGACAGAGAGAAGGGCCGGTGGGGGGATCCGGGCCACTCGGGTCTCGGTGGGGCTGGACTTGAGGGCCCAAAGAGGCCCCTCTCCGCGAGGGAGAGGCTCGGGCCTGGAGGGGAGGAGAGGGGACGCCTAGGGTCCCTTCTGGGGGACATCCTGGGCTCTGAAGCCCGGGGAAGGGGCGAGGAACCGGCCTCTGGGGCCGCCCGGGCTGCCGGGGTCCCTCCGGCTGGCCTGGGACCCGGGGAGGCACCCTGAGGTGCCCCTGACCTCTGGACTCTGGGGCCTGGGCCCCGAGGGTGGCTCCCCTCAGACATTCTTTGGGTTTAACGGGGCTCAGAGGGGAGCGGAGACCAGGAGGGCGCCTGGAGGCGGGCCCGAGGGGCTCTGGGGTGCCCGAGGTCCCTGGTTCCTCTGAAGGACAGAGAGAGGGGCAGAACCAACCCCGGCGGCTGGCCCCGAGGAGGCGCCAGGCGCGGGGCCGGTCGGCTCGGCTGGCCGAGACCCGGGTCTGGGGGGCCTGTGGTGGTGAGCCTGCTGCCCCTGAAGATGCCGGACCCTGCCTGGAGACCCTGGGGTCTGTCTGGGGGGCTGAGGGCGACCGTCCGGGCCCGGAGGGTCTCAGAGGATCGCCCGGACTCTGCCAACAGAGACCCGGGCGATCCCCCTCCACTTCCCCGGGCCTAGGCCGACCCTCTGCCTCCCAGACTTACCCCAGGGCCACCCGGCGGAGCCAGGCCCCTCCTGAGACAGCAGGCTCGCCACCCCAGACCTCCCAGACCCGGGCTCGGCCAGCCCAGCCGACCGGCCCCACTCCGGGCGCCTCCTCGGGGCCAGCTGCCGGGGGGCCCTGCCTGTCTCTGCCCCCCGGAGGGACCGGGTGCTGGGACCTCGGGTGCCCGCTGGCTCCAACCTCGGGCCCCTGGACTGGTCTCTCAATCTGGGCCCAATGGCCGCGGGCCTCTACTTCTTCTCTGCTCGTTACCAGAGAGAATGGCCGCTGGGTCTTCAGGGATGGGGCTTGGCCGGGTCTAAGGTGGCCTGGCCCGGGGTGCGTGGCCAAGAGGGGCAGGTACTGGGTGCAGGGGGGCAGGCGGCCCTACTGGGGACCGGGGGAGGATCAGGAGCGAAGGGGGACGGGGAGGGGGGGAGGCTGGGGTGGCAGGAGGGGAGCAGCAGGGTTGCTGAGGCCGGGGTCCAGGGGGACCCGAGGGCCTTAGAGGCCAAGGCGTCTGGCACATGTGTCCAGGCTGTGGTTCTAAAAGGGTAACAGGAGAGGCAGGGCCTGAAGCCCGGGTCTCTGGAGGACGGGGACGGAGGGGGCCTGAAGCCCGGGGACTAGGGAACTGAGGAGGGCATGAAGCCCTGGCTGATGCAACTTGAGGCAGCCTAATCCCACCCAGACTAGCCCCCAGGTTCCTGTGAAAAGCAAGAAGCATGTATACTAAGCCTCCCTTTATGTGAGCCCTGGAGAGGTCAGGTTACTTACCCCTGAAGGTGAACCGCTTACCACCTCCTCTTCTTGCTGGACGAGGACCCTTCTACGGACTCGTCTGGGTTCTTGGCCCCCTCTGGTAGGACTGGGCGACCGGTGCCTTCTTAGGAGCTGTCCGAGGGGACCCTGAGACGGGTGGGTGTGTGTAGTGTGTGCCTGGGTGTGGTGGAGTGTTGGGCTTAGCAGAAAAAATTAAAGTCCACTTACCTCTGGCCCGATACCGGGGGGCCCGGGCCGGGTTGGTCCAGGGCCTTCACTTCGGTCTCCCCTAGGCTTGGATGGCGGAGTCAGCGACGGTGATGAAGGTGGCCCCGGGCGCAGGGCAAGACGAGGGAGGGAAGGGGAAAAGTTAGAAACTGGGCCCGAGTCCTTGGAGGGGGCGGAGGGCTAGGGAGAGGTAGAAGACCCCCTCTTACATTTGTGTGGACTCCTGGCGCTCTGATGCGACCAGAAATAGCTGCAGGACCACTTTATACCAGGGGCAGTGGTCCCCCTCCCTAGAACTGACAATTGGCTGCTGTCTGGCTTACGTAAACGCGCTGGACTGAGAAGGTGGCCTAGCAACGCGAACCCCCTTGGGCCCTGACCTTTGGTGAAGTCACAAACAAGCCCACTCCCCTGTCTGGGGGCTTATTCCTCTTTTCCCCTCTAAAGATAGCAGCAGCGCAGCCAACCATAGACCCGCTTCCTGGGGGTTTTAGGCCTAGGTCCGCCATTATGCGCGCGTGGGGACAAAATGGCGCCCATTCGCCTCTAAAGTTTTGATTTTTAGAGTTTTAAAGTCCTCCAGAGCTCTAAAGTGTCAGATTTCGGGTCCAAATCACTACCAGAGATTACCTGTTACTGCACCCGCTTTGGGGCTGCCTCTCCCGGCCTTAGATCTGGCTCTTTGGCAGGCCTGGTGACAGGGCGCGCATGGCCTGAGCCTCTACTTTTGGGGGCTTCTGGGGGGACCGGGGCAGTGGACAGGGGCGGGAGGGGGCTGGGCCTCACCCTCGGGGACCCCTGGACATCTGGACAAAGTTTGGGGGCGCCCGGGGGTCGGGCTGGGCCGCCAGGGGGGCAAAAGGGGCTCTGGAGGCACCTACTCGAGGCAGGCTTACATGGGAGTCTATGGGGAGCCAGGCCCAAGGGTCACATAAAGTCCCCCCTGGACGGGACTGGGGTGGACACAGGGGGGCGGGGATGGCCCGGGTGGACAGAGGGCCTGTCCACCGTGGGGAGGGGTGGACGAGGCTGGGCCCGGGAGCCGTGGACGGGCGTGGGAGGCTGGACTTTACAGACAGTGCACAGGAGACTGGGCCTCAGGCTGGGGGGAGAAAAGCTGGCGCCCTTGCCTGGAGGCAGAGACTGGGCGGCTGCAGGGGGGACTGACACCGGGCCGCCGGGGTCCCTCCGGCCGGCCTGATGGACCCGGTGGGGAGGCAAGCTGAGGGGGCTCGGGTGGGAGGCGGGAAGGAGAGGCCAGGGGAGAGGGAAGGCGACTCGCCCGGGCTGCCGGGGTCCCTCCGGCTGGCCTGGTGGACCCGGGGAGGCCAGAAGCTGGGGTCTAGGGTGGAGCGAAGGTTGGAGAGGAGCAGGGGGACAGAGAGAAGGGCCGGTGGGGGGATCCGGGCCACTCGGGTCTCGGTGGGGCTGGACTTGAGGGCCCAAAGAGGCCCCTCTCCGCGAGGGAGAGGCTCGGGCCTGGAGGGGAGGAGAGGGGACGCCTAGGGTCCCTTCTGGGGGACATCCTGGGCTCTGAAGCCCGGGGAAGGGGCGAGGAACCGGCCTCTGGGGCCGCCCGGGCTGCCGGGGTCCCTCCGGCTGGCCTGGGACCCGGGGAGGCACCCTGAGGTGCCCCTGACCTCTGGACTCTGGGGCCTGGGCCCCGAGGGTGGCTCCCCTCAGACATTCTTTGGGTTTAACGGGGCTCAGAGGGGAGCGGAGACCAGGAGGGCGCCTGGAGGCGGGCCCGAGGGGCTCTGGGGTGCCCGAGGTCCCTGGTTCCTCTGAAGGACAGAGAGAGGGGCAGAACCAACCCCGGCGGCTGGCCCCGAGGAGGCGCCAGGCGCGGGGCCGGTCGGCTCGGCTGGCCGAGACCCGGGTCTGGGGGGCCTGTGGTGGTGAGCCTGCTGCCCCTGAAGATGCCGGACCCTGCCTGGAGACCCTGGGGTCTGTCTGGGGGGCTGAGGGCGACCGTCCGGGCCCGGAGGGTCTCAGAGGATCGCCCGGACTCTGCCAACAGAGACCCGGGCGATCCCCCTCCACTTCCCCGGGCCTAGGCCGACCCTCTGCCTCCCAGACTTACCCCAGGGCCACCCGGCGGAGCCAGGCCCCTCCTGAGACAGCAGGCTCGCCACCCCAGACCTCCCAGACCCGGGCTCGGCCAGCCCAGCCGACCGGCCCCACTCCGGGCGCCTCCTCGGGGCCAGCTGCCGGGGGGCCCTGCCTGTCTCTGCCCCCCGGAGGGACCGGGTGCTGGGACCTCGGGTGCCCGCTGGCTCCAACCTCGGGCCCCTGGACTGGTCTCTCAATCTGGGCCCAATGGCCGCGGGCCTCTACTTCTTCTCTGCTCGTTACCAGAGAGAATGGCCGCTGGGTCTTCAGGGATGGGGCTTGGCCGGGTCTAAGGTGGCCTGGCCCGGGGTGCGTGGCCAAGAGGGGCAGGTACTGGGTGCAGGGGGGCAGGCGGCCCTACTGGGGACCGGGGGAGGATCAGGAGCGAAGGGGGACGGGGAGGGGGGGAGGCTGGGGTGGCAGGAGGGGAGCAGCAGGGTTGCTGAGGCCGGGGTCCAGGGGGACCCGAGGGCCTTAGAGGCCAAGGCGTCTGGCACATGTGTCCAGGCTGTGGTTCTAAAAGGGTAACAGGAGAGGCAGGGCCTGAAGCCCGGGTCTCTGGAGGACGGGGACGGAGGGGGCCTGAAGCCCGGGGACTAGGGAACTGAGGAGGGCATGAAGCCCTGGCTGATGCAACTTGAGGCAGCCTAATCCCACCCAGACTAGCCCCCAGGTTCCTGTGAAAAGCAAGAAGCATGTATACTAAGCCTCCCTTTATGTGAGCCCTGGAGAGGTCAGGTTACTTACCCCTGAAGGTGAACCGCTTACCACCTCCTCTTCTTGCTGGACGAGGACCCTTCTACGGACTCGTCTGGGTTCTTGGCCCCCTCTGGTAGGACTGGGCGACCGGTGCCTTCTTAGGAGCTGTCCGAGGGGACCCTGAGACGGGTGGGTGTGTGTAGTGTGTGCCTGGGTGTGGTGGAGTGTTGGGCTTAGCAGAAAAAATTAAAGTCCACTTACCTCTGGCCCGATACCGGGGGGCCCGGGCCGGGTTGGTCCAGGGCCTTCACTTCGGTCTCCCCTAGGCTTGGATGGCGGAGTCAGCGACGGTGATGAAGGTGGCCCCGGGCGCAGGGCAAGACGAGGGAGGGAAGGGGAAAAGTTAGAAACTGGGCCCGAGTCCTTGGAGGGGGCGGAGGGCTAGGGAGAGGTAGAAGACCCCCTCTTACATTTGTGTGGACTCCTGGCGCTCTGATGCGACCAGAAATAGCTGCAGGACCACTTTATACCAGGGGCAGTGGTCCCCCTCCCTAGAACTGACAATTGGCTGCTGTCTGGCTTACGTAAACGCGCTGGACTGAGAAGGTGGCCTAGCAACGCGAACCCCCTTGGGCCCTGACCTTTGGTGAAGTCACAAACAAGCCCACTCCCCTGTCTGGGGGCTTATTCCTCTTTTCCCCTCTAAAGATAGCAGCAGCGCAGCCAACCATAGACCCGCTTCCTGGGGGTTTTAGGCCTAGGTCCGCCATTATGCGCGCGTGGGGACAAAATGGCGCCCATTCGCCTCTAAAGTTTTGATTTTTAGAGTTTTAAAGTCCTCCAGAGCTCTAAAGTGTCAGATTTCGGGTCCAAATCACTACCAGAGATTACCTGTTACTGCACCCGCTTTGGGGCTGCCTCTCCCGGCCTTAGATCTGGCTCTTTGGCAGGCCTGGTGACAGGGCGCGCATGGCCTGAGCCTCTACTTTTGGGGGCTTCTGGGGGGACCGGGGCAGTGGACAGGGGCGGGAGGGGGCTGGGCCTCACCCTCGGGGACCCCTGGACATCTGGACAAAGTTTGGGGGCGCCCGGGGGTCGGGCTGGGCCGCCAGGGGGGCAAAAGGGGCTCTGGAGGCACCTACTCGAGGCAGGCTTACATGGGAGTCTATGGGGAGCCAGGCCCAAGGGTCACATAAAGTCCCCCCTGGACGGGACTGGGGTGGACACAGGGGGGCGGGGATGGCCCGGGTGGACAGAGGGCCTGTCCACCGTGGGGAGGGGTGGACGAGGCTGGGCCCGGGAGCCGTGGACGGGCGTGGGAGGCTGGACTTTACAGACAGTGCACAGGAGACTGGGCCTCAGGCTGGGGGGAGAAAAGCTGGCGCCCTTGCCTGGAGGCAGAGACTGGGCGGCTGCAGGGGGGACTGACACCGGGCCGCCGGGGTCCCTCCGGCCGGCCTGATGGACCCGGTGGGGAGGCAAGCTGAGGGGGCTCGGGTGGGAGGCGGGAAGGAGAGGCCAGGGGAGAGGGAAGGCGACTCGCCCGGGCTGCCGGGGTCCCTCCGGCTGGCCTGGTGGACCCGGGGAGGCCAGAAGCTGGGGTCTAGGGTGGAGCGAAGGTTGGAGAGGAGCAGGGGGACAGAGAGAAGGGCCGGTGGGGGGATCCGGGCCACTCGGGTCTCGGTGGGGCTGGACTTGAGGGCCCAAAGAGGCCCCTCTCCGCGAGGGAGAGGCTCGGGCCTGGAGGGGAGGAGAGGGGACGCCTAGGGTCCCTTCTGGGGGACATCCTGGGCTCTGAAGCCCGGGGAAGGGGCGAGGAACCGGCCTCTGGGGCCGCCCGGGCTGCCGGGGTCCCTCCGGCTGGCCTGGGACCCGGGGAGGCACCCTGAGGTGCCCCTGACCTCTGGACTCTGGGGCCTGGGCCCCGAGGGTGGCTCCCCTCAGACATTCTTTGGGTTTAACGGGGCTCAGAGGGGAGCGGAGACCAGGAGGGCGCCTGGAGGCGGGCCCGAGGGGCTCTGGGGTGCCCGAGGTCCCTGGTTCCTCTGAAGGACAGAGAGAGGGGCAGAACCAACCCCGGCGGCTGGCCCCGAGGAGGCGCCAGGCGCGGGGCCGGTCGGCTCGGCTGGCCGAGACCCGGGTCTGGGGGGCCTGTGGTGGTGAGCCTGCTGCCCCTGAAGATGCCGGACCCTGCCTGGAGACCCTGGGGTCTGTCTGGGGGGCTGAGGGCGACCGTCCGGGCCCGGAGGGTCTCAGAGGATCGCCCGGACTCTGCCAACAGAGACCCGGGCGATCCCCCTCCACTTCCCCGGGCCTAGGCCGACCCTCTGCCTCCCAGACTTACCCCAGGGCCACCCGGCGGAGCCAGGCCCCTCCTGAGACAGCAGGCTCGCCACCCCAGACCTCCCAGACCCGGGCTCGGCCAGCCCAGCCGACCGGCCCCACTCCGGGCGCCTCCTCGGGGCCAGCTGCCGGGGGGCCCTGCCTGTCTCTGCCCCCCGGAGGGACCGGGTGCTGGGACCTCGGGTGCCCGCTGGCTCCAACCTCGGGCCCCTGGACTGGTCTCTCAATCTGGGCCCAATGGCCGCGGGCCTCTACTTCTTCTCTGCTCGTTACCAGAGAGAATGGCCGCTGGGTCTTCAGGGATGGGGCTTGGCCGGGTCTAAGGTGGCCTGGCCCGGGGTGCGTGGCCAAGAGGGGCAGGTACTGGGTGCAGGGGGGCAGGCGGCCCTACTGGGGACCGGGGGAGGATCAGGAGCGAAGGGGGACGGGGAGGGGGGGAGGCTGGGGTGGCAGGAGGGGAGCAGCAGGGTTGCTGAGGCCGGGGTCCAGGGGGACCCGAGGGCCTTAGAGGCCAAGGCGTCTGGCACATGTGTCCAGGCTGTGGTTCTAAAAGGGTAACAGGAGAGGCAGGGCCTGAAGCCCGGGTCTCTGGAGGACGGGGACGGAGGGGGCCTGAAGCCCGGGGACTAGGGAACTGAGGAGGGCATGAAGCCCTGGCTGATGCAACTTGAGGCAGCCTAATCCCACCCAGACTAGCCCCCAGGTTCCTGTGAAAAGCAAGAAGCATGTATACTAAGCCTCCCTTTATGTGAGCCCTGGAGAGGTCAGGTTACTTACCCCTGAAGGTGAACCGCTTACCACCTCCTCTTCTTGCTGGACGAGGACCCTTCTACGGACTCGTCTGGGTTCTTGGCCCCCTCTGGTAGGACTGGGCGACCGGTGCCTTCTTAGGAGCTGTCCGAGGGGACCCTGAGACGGGTGGGTGTGTGTAGTGTGTGCCTGGGTGTGGTGGAGTGTTGGGCTTAGCAGAAAAAATTAAAGTCCACTTACCTCTGGCCCGATACCGGGGGGCCCGGGCCGGGTTGGTCCAGGGCCTTCACTTCGGTCTCCCCTAGGCTTGGATGGCGGAGTCAGCGACGGTGATGAAGGTGGCCCCGGGCGCAGGGCAAGACGAGGGAGGGAAGGGGAAAAGTTAGAAACTGGGCCCGAGTCCTTGGAGGGGGCGGAGGGCTAGGGAGAGGTAGAAGACCCCCTCTTACATTTGTGTGGACTCCTGGCGCTCTGATGCGACCAGAAATAGCTGCAGGACCACTTTATACCAGGGGCAGTGGTCCCCCTCCCTAGAACTGACAATTGGCTGCTGTCTGGCTTACGTAAACGCGCTGGACTGAGAAGGTGGCCTAGCAACGCGAACCCCCTTGGGCCCTGACCTTTGGTGAAGTCACAAACAAGCCCACTCCCCTGTCTGGGGGCTTATTCCTCTTTTCCCCTCTAAAGATAGCAGCAGCGCAGCCAACCATAGACCCGCTTCCTGGGGGTTTTAGGCCTAGGTCCGCCATTATGCGCGCGTGGGGACAAAATGGCGCCCATTCGCCTCTAAAGTTTTGATTTTTAGAGTTTTAAAGTCCTCCAGAGCTCTAAAGTGTCAGATTTCGGGTCCAAATCACTACCAGAGATTACCTGTTACTGCACCCGCTTTGGGGCTGCCTCTCCCGGCCTTAGATCTGGCTCTTTGGCAGGCCTGGTGACAGGGCGCGCATGGCCTGAGCCTCTACTTTTGGGGGCTTCTGGGGGGACCGGGGCAGTGGACAGGGGCGGGAGGGGGCTGGGCCTCACCCTCGGGGACCCCTGGACATCTGGACAAAGTTTGGGGGCGCCCGGGGGTCGGGCTGGGCCGCCAGGGGGGCAAAAGGGGCTCTGGAGGCACCTACTCGAGGCAGGCTTACATGGGAGTCTATGGGGAGCCAGGCCCAAGGGTCACATAAAGTCCCCCCTGGACGGGACTGGGGTGGACACAGGGGGGCGGGGATGGCCCGGGTGGACAGAGGGCCTGTCCACCGTGGGGAGGGGTGGACGAGGCTGGGCCCGGGAGCCGTGGACGGGCGTGGGAGGCTGGACTTTACAGACAGTGCACAGGAGACTGGGCCTCAGGCTGGGGGGAGAAAAGCTGGCGCCCTTGCCTGGAGGCAGAGACTGGGCGGCTGCAGGGGGGACTGACACCGGGCCGCCGGGGTCCCTCCGGCCGGCCTGATGGACCCGGTGGGGAGGCAAGCTGAGGGGGCTCGGGTGGGAGGCGGGAAGGAGAGGCCAGGGGAGAGGGAAGGCGACTCGCCCGGGCTGCCGGGGTCCCTCCGGCTGGCCTGGTGGACCCGGGGAGGCCAGAAGCTGGGGTCTAGGGTGGAGCGAAGGTTGGAGAGGAGCAGGGGGACAGAGAGAAGGGCCGGTGGGGGGATCCGGGCCACTCGGGTCTCGGTGGGGCTGGACTTGAGGGCCCAAAGAGGCCCCTCTCCGCGAGGGAGAGGCTCGGGCCTGGAGGGGAGGAGAGGGGACGCCTAGGGTCCCTTCTGGGGGACATCCTGGGCTCTGAAGCCCGGGGAAGGGGCGAGGAACCGGCCTCTGGGGCCGCCCGGGCTGCCGGGGTCCCTCCGGCTGGCCTGGGACCCGGGGAGGCACCCTGAGGTGCCCCTGACCTCTGGACTCTGGGGCCTGGGCCCCGAGGGTGGCTCCCCTCAGACATTCTTTGGGTTTAACGGGGCTCAGAGGGGAGCGGAGACCAGGAGGGCGCCTGGAGGCGGGCCCGAGGGGCTCTGGGGTGCCCGAGGTCCCTGGTTCCTCTGAAGGACAGAGAGAGGGGCAGAACCAACCCCGGCGGCTGGCCCCGAGGAGGCGCCAGGCGCGGGGCCGGTCGGCTCGGCTGGCCGAGACCCGGGTCTGGGGGGCCTGTGGTGGTGAGCCTGCTGCCCCTGAAGATGCCGGACCCTGCCTGGAGACCCTGGGGTCTGTCTGGGGGGCTGAGGGCGACCGTCCGGGCCCGGAGGGTCTCAGAGGATCGCCCGGACTCTGCCAACAGAGACCCGGGCGATCCCCCTCCACTTCCCCGGGCCTAGGCCGACCCTCTGCCTCCCAGACTTACCCCAGGGCCACCCGGCGGAGCCAGGCCCCTCCTGAGACAGCAGGCTCGCCACCCCAGACCTCCCAGACCCGGGCTCGGCCAGCCCAGCCGACCGGCCCCACTCCGGGCGCCTCCTCGGGGCCAGCTGCCGGGGGGCCCTGCCTGTCTCTGCCCCCCGGAGGGACCGGGTGCTGGGACCTCGGGTGCCCGCTGGCTCCAACCTCGGGCCCCTGGACTGGTCTCTCAATCTGGGCCCAATGGCCGCGGGCCTCTACTTCTTCTCTGCTCGTTACCAGAGAGAATGGCCGCTGGGTCTTCAGGGATGGGGCTTGGCCGGGTCTAAGGTGGCCTGGCCCGGGGTGCGTGGCCAAGAGGGGCAGGTACTGGGTGCAGGGGGGCAGGCGGCCCTACTGGGGACCGGGGGAGGATCAGGAGCGAAGGGGGACGGGGAGGGGGGGAGGCTGGGGTGGCAGGAGGGGAGCAGCAGGGTTGCTGAGGCCGGGGTCCAGGGGGACCCGAGGGCCTTAGAGGCCAAGGCGTCTGGCACATGTGTCCAGGCTGTGGTTCTAAAAGGGTAACAGGAGAGGCAGGGCCTGAAGCCCGGGTCTCTGGAGGACGGGGACGGAGGGGGCCTGAAGCCCGGGGACTAGGGAACTGAGGAGGGCATGAAGCCCTGGCTGATGCAACTTGAGGCAGCCTAATCCCACCCAGACTAGCCCCCAGGTTCCTGTGAAAAGCAAGAAGCATGTATACTAAGCCTCCCTTTATGTGAGCCCTGGAGAGGTCAGGTTACTTACCCCTGAAGGTGAACCGCTTACCACCTCCTCTTCTTGCTGGACGAGGACCCTTCTACGGACTCGTCTGGGTTCTTGGCCCCCTCTGGTAGGACTGGGCGACCGGTGCCTTCTTAGGAGCTGTCCGAGGGGACCCTGAGACGGGTGGGTGTGTGTAGTGTGTGCCTGGGTGTGGTGGAGTGTTGGGCTTAGCAGAAAAAATTAAAGTCCACTTACCTCTGGCCCGATACCGGGGGGCCCGGGCCGGGTTGGTCCAGGGCCTTCACTTCGGTCTCCCCTAGGCTTGGATGGCGGAGTCAGCGACGGTGATGAAGGTGGCCCCGGGCGCAGGGCAAGACGAGGGAGGGAAGGGGAAAAGTTAGAAACTGGGCCCGAGTCCTTGGAGGGGGCGGAGGGCTAGGGAGAGGTAGAAGACCCCCTCTTACATTTGTGTGGACTCCTGGCGCTCTGATGCGACCAGAAATAGCTGCAGGACCACTTTATACCAGGGGCAGTGGTCCCCCTCCCTAGAACTGACAATTGGCTGCTGTCTGGCTTACGTAAACGCGCTGGACTGAGAAGGTGGCCTAGCAACGCGAACCCCCTTGGGCCCTGACCTTTGGTGAAGTCACAAACAAGCCCACTCCCCTGTCTGGGGGCTTATTCCTCTTTTCCCCTCTAAAGATAGCAGCAGCGCAGCCAACCATAGACCCGCTTCCTGGGGGTTTTAGGCCTAGGTCCGCCATTATGCGCGCGTGGGGACAAAATGGCGCCCATTCGCCTCTAAAGTTTTGATTTTTAGAGTTTTAAAGTCCTCCAGAGCTCTAAAGTGTCAGATTTCGGGTCCAAATCACTACCAGAGATTACCTGTTACTGCACCCGCTTTGGGGCTGCCTCTCCCGGCCTTAGATCTGGCTCTTTGGCAGGCCTGGTGACAGGGCGCGCATGGCCTGAGCCTCTACTTTTGGGGGCTTCTGGGGGGACCGGGGCAGTGGACAGGGGCGGGAGGGGGCTGGGCCTCACCCTCGGGGACCCCTGGACATCTGGACAAAGTTTGGGGGCGCCCGGGGGTCGGGCTGGGCCGCCAGGGGGGCAAAAGGGGCTCTGGAGGCACCTACTCGAGGCAGGCTTACATGGGAGTCTATGGGGAGCCAGGCCCAAGGGTCACATAAAGTCCCCCCTGGACGGGACTGGGGTGGACACAGGGGGGCGGGGATGGCCCGGGTGGACAGAGGGCCTGTCCACCGTGGGGAGGGGTGGACGAGGCTGGGCCCGGGAGCCGTGGACGGGCGTGGGAGGCTGGACTTTACAGACAGTGCACAGGAGACTGGGCCTCAGGCTGGGGGGAGAAAAGCTGGCGCCCTTGCCTGGAGGCAGAGACTGGGCGGCTGCAGGGGGGACTGACACCGGGCCGCCGGGGTCCCTCCGGCCGGCCTGATGGACCCGGTGGGGAGGCAAGCTGAGGGGGCTCGGGTGGGAGGCGGGAAGGAGAGGCCAGGGGAGAGGGAAGGCGACTCGCCCGGGCTGCCGGGGTCCCTCCGGCTGGCCTGGTGGACCCGGGGAGGCCAGAAGCTGGGGTCTAGGGTGGAGCGAAGGTTGGAGAGGAGCAGGGGGACAGAGAGAAGGGCCGGTGGGGGGATCCGGGCCACTCGGGTCTCGGTGGGGCTGGACTTGAGGGCCCAAAGAGGCCCCTCTCCGCGAGGGAGAGGCTCGGGCCTGGAGGGGAGGAGAGGGGACGCCTAGGGTCCCTTCTGGGGGACATCCTGGGCTCTGAAGCCCGGGGAAGGGGCGAGGAACCGGCCTCTGGGGCCGCCCGGGCTGCCGGGGTCCCTCCGGCTGGCCTGGGACCCGGGGAGGCACCCTGAGGTGCCCCTGACCTCTGGACTCTGGGGCCTGGGCCCCGAGGGTGGCTCCCCTCAGACATTCTTTGGGTTTAACGGGGCTCAGAGGGGAGCGGAGACCAGGAGGGCGCCTGGAGGCGGGCCCGAGGGGCTCTGGGGTGCCCGAGGTCCCTGGTTCCTCTGAAGGACAGAGAGAGGGGCAGAACCAACCCCGGCGGCTGGCCCCGAGGAGGCGCCAGGCGCGGGGCCGGTCGGCTCGGCTGGCCGAGACCCGGGTCTGGGGGGCCTGTGGTGGTGAGCCTGCTGCCCCTGAAGATGCCGGACCCTGCCTGGAGACCCTGGGGTCTGTCTGGGGGGCTGAGGGCGACCGTCCGGGCCCGGAGGGTCTCAGAGGATCGCCCGGACTCTGCCAACAGAGACCCGGGCGATCCCCCTCCACTTCCCCGGGCCTAGGCCGACCCTCTGCCTCCCAGACTTACCCCAGGGCCACCCGGCGGAGCCAGGCCCCTCCTGAGACAGCAGGCTCGCCACCCCAGACCTCCCAGACCCGGGCTCGGCCAGCCCAGCCGACCGGCCCCACTCCGGGCGCCTCCTCGGGGCCAGCTGCCGGGGGGCCCTGCCTGTCTCTGCCCCCCGGAGGGACCGGGTGCTGGGACCTCGGGTGCCCGCTGGCTCCAACCTCGGGCCCCTGGACTGGTCTCTCAATCTGGGCCCAATGGCCGCGGGCCTCTACTTCTTCTCTGCTCGTTACCAGAGAGAATGGCCGCTGGGTCTTCAGGGATGGGGCTTGGCCGGGTCTAAGGTGGCCTGGCCCGGGGTGCGTGGCCAAGAGGGGCAGGTACTGGGTGCAGGGGGGCAGGCGGCCCTACTGGGGACCGGGGGAGGATCAGGAGCGAAGGGGGACGGGGAGGGGGGGAGGCTGGGGTGGCAGGAGGGGAGCAGCAGGGTTGCTGAGGCCGGGGTCCAGGGGGACCCGAGGGCCTTAGAGGCCAAGGCGTCTGGCACATGTGTCCAGGCTGTGGTTCTAAAAGGGTAACAGGAGAGGCAGGGCCTGAAGCCCGGGTCTCTGGAGGACGGGGACGGAGGGGGCCTGAAGCCCGGGGACTAGGGAACTGAGGAGGGCATGAAGCCCTGGCTGATGCAACTTGAGGCAGCCTAATCCCACCCAGACTAGCCCCCAGGTTCCTGTGAAAAGCAAGAAGCATGTATACTAAGCCTCCCTTTATGTGAGCCCTGGAGAGGTCAGGTTACTTACCCCTGAAGGTGAACCGCTTACCACCTCCTCTTCTTGCTGGACGAGGACCCTTCTACGGACTCGTCTGGGTTCTTGGCCCCCTCTGGTAGGACTGGGCGACCGGTGCCTTCTTAGGAGCTGTCCGAGGGGACCCTGAGACGGGTGGGTGTGTGTAGTGTGTGCCTGGGTGTGGTGGAGTGTTGGGCTTAGCAGAAAAAATTAAAGTCCACTTACCTCTGGCCCGATACCGGGGGGCCCGGGCCGGGTTGGTCCAGGGCCTTCACTTCGGTCTCCCCTAGGCTTGGATGGCGGAGTCAGCGACGGTGATGAAGGTGGCCCCGGGCGCAGGGCAAGACGAGGGAGGGAAGGGGAAAAGTTAGAAACTGGGCCCGAGTCCTTGGAGGGGGCGGAGGGCTAGGGAGAGGTAGAAGACCCCCTCTTACATTTGTGTGGACTCCTGGCGCTCTGATGCGACCAGAAATAGCTGCAGGACCACTTTATACCAGGGGCAGTGGTCCCCCTCCCTAGAACTGACAATTGGCTGCTGTCTGGCTTACGTAAACGCGCTGGACTGAGAAGGTGGCCTAGCAACGCGAACCCCCTTGGGCCCTGACCTTTGGTGAAGTCACAAACAAGCCCACTCCCCTGTCTGGGGGCTTATTCCTCTTTTCCCCTCTAAAGATAGCAGCAGCGCAGCCAACCATAGACCCGCTTCCTGGGGGTTTTAGGCCTAGGTCCGCCATTATGCGCGCGTGGGGACAAAATGGCGCCCATTCGCCTCTAAAGTTTTGATTTTTAGAGTTTTAAAGTCCTCCAGAGCTCTAAAGTGTCAGATTTCGGGTCCAAATCACTACCAGAGATTACCTGTTACTGCACCCGCTTTGGGGCTGCCTCTCCCGGCCTTAGATCTGGCTCTTTGGCAGGCCTGGTGACAGGGCGCGCATGGCCTGAGCCTCTACTTTTGGGGGCTTCTGGGGGGACCGGGGCAGTGGACAGGGGCGGGAGGGGGCTGGGCCTCACCCTCGGGGACCCCTGGACATCTGGACAAAGTTTGGGGGCGCCCGGGGGTCGGGCTGGGCCGCCAGGGGGGCAAAAGGGGCTCTGGAGGCACCTACTCGAGGCAGGCTTACATGGGAGTCTATGGGGAGCCAGGCCCAAGGGTCACATAAAGTCCCCCCTGGACGGGACTGGGGTGGACACAGGGGGGCGGGGATGGCCCGGGTGGACAGAGGGCCTGTCCACCGTGGGGAGGGGTGGACGAGGCTGGGCCCGGGAGCCGTGGACGGGCGTGGGAGGCTGGACTTTACAGACAGTGCACAGGAGACTGGGCCTCAGGCTGGGGGGAGAAAAGCTGGCGCCCTTGCCTGGAGGCAGAGACTGGGCGGCTGCAGGGGGGACTGACACCGGGCCGCCGGGGTCCCTCCGGCCGGCCTGATGGACCCGGTGGGGAGGCAAGCTGAGGGGGCTCGGGTGGGAGGCGGGAAGGAGAGGCCAGGGGAGAGGGAAGGCGACTCGCCCGGGCTGCCGGGGTCCCTCCGGCTGGCCTGGTGGACCCGGGGAGGCCAGAAGCTGGGGTCTAGGGTGGAGCGAAGGTTGGAGAGGAGCAGGGGGACAGAGAGAAGGGCCGGTGGGGGGATCCGGGCCACTCGGGTCTCGGTGGGGCTGGACTTGAGGGCCCAAAGAGGCCCCTCTCCGCGAGGGAGAGGCTCGGGCCTGGAGGGGAGGAGAGGGGACGCCTAGGGTCCCTTCTGGGGGACATCCTGGGCTCTGAAGCCCGGGGAAGGGGCGAGGAACCGGCCTCTGGGGCCGCCCGGGCTGCCGGGGTCCCTCCGGCTGGCCTGGGACCCGGGGAGGCACCCTGAGGTGCCCCTGACCTCTGGACTCTGGGGCCTGGGCCCCGAGGGTGGCTCCCCTCAGACATTCTTTGGGTTTAACGGGGCTCAGAGGGGAGCGGAGACCAGGAGGGCGCCTGGAGGCGGGCCCGAGGGGCTCTGGGGTGCCCGAGGTCCCTGGTTCCTCTGAAGGACAGAGAGAGGGGCAGAACCAACCCCGGCGGCTGGCCCCGAGGAGGCGCCAGGCGCGGGGCCGGTCGGCTCGGCTGGCCGAGACCCGGGTCTGGGGGGCCTGTGGTGGTGAGCCTGCTGCCCCTGAAGATGCCGGACCCTGCCTGGAGACCCTGGGGTCTGTCTGGGGGGCTGAGGGCGACCGTCCGGGCCCGGAGGGTCTCAGAGGATCGCCCGGACTCTGCCAACAGAGACCCGGGCGATCCCCCTCCACTTCCCCGGGCCTAGGCCGACCCTCTGCCTCCCAGACTTACCCCAGGGCCACCCGGCGGAGCCAGGCCCCTCCTGAGACAGCAGGCTCGCCACCCCAGACCTCCCAGACCCGGGCTCGGCCAGCCCAGCCGACCGGCCCCACTCCGGGCGCCTCCTCGGGGCCAGCTGCCGGGGGGCCCTGCCTGTCTCTGCCCCCCGGAGGGACCGGGTGCTGGGACCTCGGGTGCCCGCTGGCTCCAACCTCGGGCCCCTGGACTGGTCTCTCAATCTGGGCCCAATGGCCGCGGGCCTCTACTTCTTCTCTGCTCGTTACCAGAGAGAATGGCCGCTGGGTCTTCAGGGATGGGGCTTGGCCGGGTCTAAGGTGGCCTGGCCCGGGGTGCGTGGCCAAGAGGGGCAGGTACTGGGTGCAGGGGGGCAGGCGGCCCTACTGGGGACCGGGGGAGGATCAGGAGCGAAGGGGGACGGGGAGGGGGGGAGGCTGGGGTGGCAGGAGGGGAGCAGCAGGGTTGCTGAGGCCGGGGTCCAGGGGGACCCGAGGGCCTTAGAGGCCAAGGCGTCTGGCACATGTGTCCAGGCTGTGGTTCTAAAAGGGTAACAGGAGAGGCAGGGCCTGAAGCCCGGGTCTCTGGAGGACGGGGACGGAGGGGGCCTGAAGCCCGGGGACTAGGGAACTGAGGAGGGCATGAAGCCCTGGCTGATGCAACTTGAGGCAGCCTAATCCCACCCAGACTAGCCCCCAGGTTCCTGTGAAAAGCAAGAAGCATGTATACTAAGCCTCCCTTTATGTGAGCCCTGGAGAGGTCAGGTTACTTACCCCTGAAGGTGAACCGCTTACCACCTCCTCTTCTTGCTGGACGAGGACCCTTCTACGGACTCGTCTGGGTTCTTGGCCCCCTCTGGTAGGACTGGGCGACCGGTGCCTTCTTAGGAGCTGTCCGAGGGGACCCTGAGACGGGTGGGTGTGTGTAGTGTGTGCCTGGGTGTGGTGGAGTGTTGGGCTTAGCAGAAAAAATTAAAGTCCACTTACCTCTGGCCCGATACCGGGGGGCCCGGGCCGGGTTGGTCCAGGGCCTTCACTTCGGTCTCCCCTAGGCTTGGATGGCGGAGTCAGCGACGGTGATGAAGGTGGCCCCGGGCGCAGGGCAAGACGAGGGAGGGAAGGGGAAAAGTTAGAAACTGGGCCCGAGTCCTTGGAGGGGGCGGAGGGCTAGGGAGAGGTAGAAGACCCCCTCTTACATTTGTGTGGACTCCTGGCGCTCTGATGCGACCAGAAATAGCTGCAGGACCACTTTATACCAGGGGCAGTGGTCCCCCTCCCTAGAACTGACAATTGGCTGCTGTCTGGCTTACGTAAACGCGCTGGACTGAGAAGGTGGCCTAGCAACGCGAACCCCCTTGGGCCCTGACCTTTGGTGAAGTCACAAACAAGCCCACTCCCCTGTCTGGGGGCTTATTCCTCTTTTCCCCTCTAAAGATAGCAGCAGCGCAGCCAACCATAGACCCGCTTCCTGGGGGTTTTAGGCCTAGGTCCGCCATTATGCGCGCGTGGGGACAAAATGGCGCCCATTCGCCTCTAAAGTTTTGATTTTTAGAGTTTTAAAGTCCTCCAGAGCTCTAAAGTGTCAGATTTCGGGTCCAAATCACTACCAGAGATTACCTGTTACTGCACCCGCTTTGGGGCTGCCTCTCCCGGCCTTAGATCTGGCTCTTTGGCAGGCCTGGTGACAGGGCGCGCATGGCCTGAGCCTCTACTTTTGGGGGCTTCTGGGGGGACCGGGGCAGTGGACAGGGGCGGGAGGGGGCTGGGCCTCACCCTCGGGGACCCCTGGACATCTGGACAAAGTTTGGGGGCGCCCGGGGGTCGGGCTGGGCCGCCAGGGGGGCAAAAGGGGCTCTGGAGGCACCTACTCGAGGCAGGCTTACATGGGAGTCTATGGGGAGCCAGGCCCAAGGGTCACATAAAGTCCCCCCTGGACGGGACTGGGGTGGACACAGGGGGGCGGGGATGGCCCGGGTGGACAGAGGGCCTGTCCACCGTGGGGAGGGGTGGACGAGGCTGGGCCCGGGAGCCGTGGACGGGCGTGGGAGGCTGGACTTTACAGACAGTGCACAGGAGACTGGGCCTCAGGCTGGGGGGAGAAAAGCTGGCGCCCTTGCCTGGAGGCAGAGACTGGGCGGCTGCAGGGGGGACTGACACCGGGCCGCCGGGGTCCCTCCGGCCGGCCTGATGGACCCGGTGGGGAGGCAAGCTGAGGGGGCTCGGGTGGGAGGCGGGAAGGAGAGGCCAGGGGAGAGGGAAGGCGACTCGCCCGGGCTGCCGGGGTCCCTCCGGCTGGCCTGGTGGACCCGGGGAGGCCAGAAGCTGGGGTCTAGGGTGGAGCGAAGGTTGGAGAGGAGCAGGGGGACAGAGAGAAGGGCCGGTGGGGGGATCCGGGCCACTCGGGTCTCGGTGGGGCTGGACTTGAGGGCCCAAAGAGGCCCCTCTCCGCGAGGGAGAGGCTCGGGCCTGGAGGGGAGGAGAGGGGACGCCTAGGGTCCCTTCTGGGGGACATCCTGGGCTCTGAAGCCCGGGGAAGGGGCGAGGAACCGGCCTCTGGGGCCGCCCGGGCTGCCGGGGTCCCTCCGGCTGGCCTGGGACCCGGGGAGGCACCCTGAGGTGCCCCTGACCTCTGGACTCTGGGGCCTGGGCCCCGAGGGTGGCTCCCCTCAGACATTCTTTGGGTTTAACGGGGCTCAGAGGGGAGCGGAGACCAGGAGGGCGCCTGGAGGCGGGCCCGAGGGGCTCTGGGGTGCCCGAGGTCCCTGGTTCCTCTGAAGGACAGAGAGAGGGGCAGAACCAACCCCGGCGGCTGGCCCCGAGGAGGCGCCAGGCGCGGGGCCGGTCGGCTCGGCTGGCCGAGACCCGGGTCTGGGGGGCCTGTGGTGGTGAGCCTGCTGCCCCTGAAGATGCCGGACCCTGCCTGGAGACCCTGGGGTCTGTCTGGGGGGCTGAGGGCGACCGTCCGGGCCCGGAGGGTCTCAGAGGATCGCCCGGACTCTGCCAACAGAGACCCGGGCGATCCCCCTCCACTTCCCCGGGCCTAGGCCGACCCTCTGCCTCCCAGACTTACCCCAGGGCCACCCGGCGGAGCCAGGCCCCTCCTGAGACAGCAGGCTCGCCACCCCAGACCTCCCAGACCCGGGCTCGGCCAGCCCAGCCGACCGGCCCCACTCCGGGCGCCTCCTCGGGGCCAGCTGCCGGGGGGCCCTGCCTGTCTCTGCCCCCCGGAGGGACCGGGTGCTGGGACCTCGGGTGCCCGCTGGCTCCAACCTCGGGCCCCTGGACTGGTCTCTCAATCTGGGCCCAATGGCCGCGGGCCTCTACTTCTTCTCTGCTCGTTACCAGAGAGAATGGCCGCTGGGTCTTCAGGGATGGGGCTTGGCCGGGTCTAAGGTGGCCTGGCCCGGGGTGCGTGGCCAAGAGGGGCAGGTACTGGGTGCAGGGGGGCAGGCGGCCCTACTGGGGACCGGGGGAGGAACAGGAGCGAAGGGGGACGGGGAGGGGGGGAGGCTGGGGTGGCAGGAGGGGAGCAGCAGGGTTGCTGAGGCCGGGGTCCAGGGGGACCCGAGGGCCTTAGAGGCCCAGGCGTCTGGCACATGTGTCCAGAATGTTTTTGTGAGAGTGCAATAGAAGGCATCTGAAGCCCAGTTTGGGGCAAAAGAATTACATACATAAGATTCTTTGAAGTTTTCATTGGAATTATTTTGAGAGAAATTTCAATTTTAATTTTAAAATTTTCTGAAACTTAAAATGCGGAAGTGACACCAAATATCTCTTAGGTTTTACTGAAATCACTGTTCACACACTTATAAAAGGGGAAGTGACCCCGAAATCGAACACGTTAGTCTTTAGAAGTACCCCAAAATTCAGTGCCCAGATTCATGTAAAGGGAAGTGGGTTTATGACTTTCTAATCATTACACTTATGACATAATAATTATTTCAGATACATGCTCACGTGCAGGAGGCTGTTTCTTCAGTCCTAGAGGGAAGGAGAATCACATAAATTATTAATCTGCAAATAAAGTCTGGCCTAAAATGAGTGTAACCTACTTTTTTAAAATCAAATGCATGATTAATTATACATTAGGGCCTCCTGAGAAAACCTCAGGAGGCCCTTAGACTTACGGTTTAGATGATTTGTGGGTTACATGATGAATGGAGAGGCGTAGGTCTTGTAGTGTTAAGTGGGCCTACATGGCCGCATGGTAAGAACCCTGCGATGAGGGCTCTGGGGGTCTTCGGTGTCCTTGTCTCTATGCCATCTGATCTAAAATTTGCAGCAGAACACAGAGTTTTTGTAGTGGGACCTTAGTCCCCCCCTTAGGGGCCGCCAATTGGTTAAGGGCTACATTTTTCAAGTCGTGGGCGAATTAACTGAGCTTGCGTAAGCAAGGCGTAATTAATCCCGCCCGTAGGACCCCTTTGCCCAGCCCCGCCTGGTGTTATTACCACTTTAGACGTTGCTCCACCTCTAAGGTCCCACGGGGCCACTATACTTTGCGAGCCCTGCGTCTTGAGCTCTCTTATTGGCTATAATCCGTCGCTCCTCCCAGATAAGGCGTTATTCCTTCTCCCGCCAACAAGGTTCAATTTTCTACTGTTCCAAAGATAGCACTCGACGCACTGAACCATAAATTTTTTCCCACGGCGTGTTTACACCAACTTGATAATCTTGTGACATTATCTCTGGCTGGCCTAGGGTGCATGTTTAAAACACTAGCCTCTCAACTAATTTCTGCGCTTGGGTTTCTAATTGGGACACATTAATTTAAAAATAAGAGTGGAATATGTGAGTGGACACGGCCGGGTGACTGGTGGGGGGCATCTGGGGGCCCTTGTTGGTAGCTACTAATAATTGTTCGCAAGGCCGCCCTCCTTAGCCGAGCCGCCCGGCTCCCGGACGCTTGAGGGCGGGGTGGACCGTGGTCCAGTTTCGCCGGCATTCTTGTGCCCCTTCCCGCCCACCTGCCACACTTGTCCCCTTGTCAGCCTAACCGTCTGCCCTGCAAGGCCTGGGCCCGGGCCTGTAGTTTCGCATCTTGGCGGTCTCTAGTGGCGAATAGAGCAAACAGCTAGTGTACTTTTGTAGGCTGCAGGTGTTAAGGTTAGTGGGCGAGTGCCCTCCCCACTTCTCTTCCCGTTAAGCTGATAGAATGCTGGCCCGGGCTCCTAAGATGGACCTAGAACAAAATGTGCTGTAAGTGGCTGGGTCGGGTAATCCCCACGGGCAAAACTTGCGTCAATGGCCTTCTGCAGAAGCTATTCTTTTTCCCGTGGGGAGAACACAGGAAGGTACCTGGGCGGCAAGAACACAAGAGGCAATCAAGAATAAAAGGTTTCATTTTATTGTAAATGACAGTCGAAAGGGGGGGTTGGGGTGAAATGCACCCATCTCCTGCTTCCAGGGTATGGAATTATCACCTGGCTTTAATTGTCATGTATGCTTCTATGTAGTTAATAAAAATGTCAAATTCACTCATGGCTTTGTAAATTCCTTTTTCCTGCAGCTTGTTAAAGGCATTTTTTATCTGTTCCACAGCTTTACTCTTGTTCTCACACGGCAGGAACCTGTGGCACCTGCGCAGGCGGAGCCGTAGGGTCTTTAGATTTTCACCCAAAGAATTGACATGGTCTTTGGCTTCAGGGTCCTGGTTTTCAGCCTGTGGCATGACTTCCTCCAGGTAGAATTGGATCATTTCTGACAGGGCCTGGCATCCAAGGTAGCCCTTAAAGTCCTCTAGCAGAGACTCCTTGAGCAAAAGGTTATCTACCTCGTCCTTTGTCTGGAAAAAGGTTTTAACACGACTGAAGGCATCTCTTAGGTCCCTCAACATTTGGGGAAAATTGTCACATTGGTCTGTACCTCCACACTCAGGTGCCAGGTAAAGCAGCACCAGGCACTGCAGAGTGACCACTAACCTTCGCTCCATACCTAAGGTGTGCAGGCCTACCTGAGATAGGGAAGTGATTTATAGAGCATGGCATGGCTAAAAGCTGCATTGCACAGTGGGGCAGTTCCAGGGCGTTCTATTTTTACAGCTTCTGGGAAACACTGTTTCGGGTTCCTGGGTAGGACGTATTTCCCGCGGGGCAGTGCATGTAATCCCTTCAGTTGGTTGGTACAACTTGCCAACTGGGCCCTGTTCCACATGTGACACGGGGGGGGACCAAACACAAAGGGGTTCTCTGACTGTAGTTGACATCCTTATAAATGGATGTGCACATTTGCCAACACTGAGTGGCTTTCATCCTGGAGCAGACTTTGCAGTCTGTGGACTGCAACACAACATTGCCTTTATGTGTAACTCTTGGCTGAAGCTCTTACACCAATGCTGGGGGACATGTACCTCCCAGGGGCCCAGGAAGACTACGGGAGGCTACACCAACGTCAATCAGAGGGGCCTGTGTAGCTACCGATAAGCGGACCCTCAAGAGGGCATTAGCAATAGTGTTTATAAGGCCCCCTTGTTAACCCTAAACGGGTAGCATATGCTTCCCGGGTAGTAGTATATACTATCCAGACTAACCCTAATTCAATAGCATATGTTACCCAACGGGAAGCATATGCTATCGAATTAGGGTTAGTAAAAGGGTCCTAAGGAACAGCGATATCTCCCACCCCATGAGCTGTCACGGTTTTATTTACATGGGGTCAGGATTCCACGAGGGTAGTGAACCATTTTAGTCACAAGGGCAGTGGCTGAAGATCAAGGAGCGGGCAGTGAACTCTCCTGAATCTTCGCCTGCTTCTTCATTCTCCTTCGTTTAGCTAATAGAATAACTGCTGAGTTGTGAACAGTAAGGTGTATGTGAGGTGCTCGAAAACAAGGTTTCAGGTGACGCCCCCAGAATAAAATTTGGACGGGGGGTTCAGTGGTGGCATTGTGCTATGACACCAATATAACCCTCACAAACCCCTTGGGCAATAAATACTAGTGTAGGAATGAAACATTCTGAATATCTTTAACAATAGAAATCCATGGGGTGGGGACAAGCCGTAAAGACTGGATGTCCATCTCACACGAATTTATGGCTATGGGCAACACATAATCCTAGTGCAATATGATACTGGGGTTATTAAGATGTGTCCCAGGCAGGGACCAAGACAGGTGAACCATGTTGTTACACTCTATTTGTAACAAGGGGAAAGAGAGTGGACGCCGACAGCAGCGGACTCCACTGGTTGTCTCTAACACCCCCGAAAATTAAACGGGGCTCCACGCCAATGGGGCCCATAAACAAAGACAAGTGGCCACTCTTTTTTTTGAAATTGTGGAGTGGGGGCACGCGTCAGCCCCCACACGCCGCCCTGCGGTTTTGGACTGTAAAATAAGGGTGTAATAACTTGGCTGATTGTAACCCCGCTAACCACTGCGGTCAAACCACTTGCCCACAAAACCACTAATGGCACCCCGGGGAATACCTGCATAAGTAGGTGGGCGGGCCAAGATAGGGGCGCGATTGCTGCGATCTGGAGGACAAATTACACACACTTGCGCCTGAGCGCCAAGCACAGGGTTGTTGGTCCTCATATTCACGAGGTCGCTGAGAGCACGGTGGGCTAATGTTGCCATGGGTAGCATATACTACCCAAATATCTGGATAGCATATGCTATCCTAATCTATATCTGGGTAGCATAGGCTATCCTAATCTATATCTGGGTAGCATATGCTATCCTAATCTATATCTGGGTAGTATATGCTATCCTAATTTATATCTGGGTAGCATAGGCTATCCTAATCTATATCTGGGTAGCATATGCTATCCTAATCTATATCTGGGTAGTATATGCTATCCTAATCTGTATCCGGGTAGCATATGCTATCCTAATAGAGATTAGGGTAGTATATGCTATCCTAATTTATATCTGGGTAGCATATACTACCCAAATATCTGGATAGCATATGCTATCCTAATCTATATCTGGGTAGCATATGCTATCCTAATCTATATCTGGGTAGCATAGGCTATCCTAATCTATATCTGGGTAGCATATGCTATCCTAATCTATATCTGGGTAGTATATGCTATCCTAATTTATATCTGGGTAGCATAGGCTATCCTAATCTATATCTGGGTAGCATATGCTATCCTAATCTATATCTGGGTAGTATATGCTATCCTAATCTGTATCCGGGTAGCATATGCTATCCTCATGCATATACAGTCAGCATATGATACCCAGTAGTAGAGTGGGAGTGCTATCCTTTGCATATGCCGCCACCTCCCAAGGGGGCGTGAATTTTCGCTGCTTGTCCTTTTCCTGCATGCCGTTTAATGATAGAATTCCAGGAGGTTTAAAAATGGTTGGAATTGGTGGCACTGCATAACTGGGTGTCTACCTGAACTAAGACTGGGTGTCCAGGAAACCCTGTCACAGAATTGATTGGCAAAAGGATGGTTAGGGGAGATAGTTTGTTTTGTGTTGTAGGGGTAGCGGGCCCTTACATGTTGTGGGTGCAAAACTAGCCACAAAAAAATAGCGGACAAGCCGAATACCCTTCTCCCAGAGGGATTAGAGAATCCTGACTTGCAAATGCTCTAGGCGGGAAGCCTCTCTTCTCCTCCCCCGGGACTTGACCTCGGGTCGGTAGCACCGCACTGAGCGTTGGCGGTGTGTCCGAAACCACTAGGGCAACGGCTGTCCTGTTTGATGTAGCGAACCGTAACTCTATACATGCTGGTAAACAGCTACGTCACGGTTGTAGGCGGGGTTAAGCGTGCATCTTCTGGGATGCAACGTTAAGCCCCGTTTAGGTGGAACTGCGGGATAATGGATGCATAAATCCTAAAACAAAAGTTTGGATCAAAACATGCGGACCACCAGCTGGTACTTGACCGAAGACGGCAGAAAGCAGAGTCTGGGAAGACAACCACAGACACCGTCCTCACCACCCGGGACTTGTACCCGGGACGGGTGGCTACAGCCACACACGTCTCCTCCCTAGCAAAACCTCTAGGGCAGCGTAGGTCCTGAGGTTTTGCAGTGTCTACAAGTCTACATCTCCTCAAGACAGACTACGTCACCGTGACGGGGCGGGGTTTGCTATAGTTGGTGTGTAGGCGGGGGTTGCCTATGCTAACCCTCATTTCCCCCACGTGTGCCATCTGGTGGCGCGGTCGGTGTTTTACACCCTGGGCTTTATGGCCCCCTCTTTTACCCTCTCTGGGAACCCGTGTTGGGAGCCCCGCTGCGGGGACGCTTGGTCATTTCGACACATTCTAGGGTCTCTATCACCCAGCACTGCACGTAGCGGGGATAACCTCAGAAAACACGCCATCCACCTTGCAGGCTGACCTTTCGTGGTCTGACCTAGGAGCTCCGAGACCCCGCTTGAGTGTGTGCCCTGGTGGGCATTTAGCTGTGACATTGCTAGGCCCCGCCTGCCTTCCGAGCCCTTCACTTTGCTTACACTTCTGTAGTGCGGGGGATATGGCCAGCTGCCCCGTGGCCCACACCTGCCCAATGTCCTCTGCCCTCACCTCATCTCTCCTCGTTATCTTATAGAATGTCTGCCATAGTTTCGAGTGGTGAGGAGGGACTCTTAATTTATCTACCATGTAATTAGGTTGAACTCCAGATGGGTGTATTGTCCGGGAACCCCCAGCCCATGAATCATCTCCAGTATATGTGGTTACTTTCTCCAACCCCCATTTTGTGGTTGAGGTTAATGTCCCGTGACTGAGGGTTTCCACTTCTATTGTTGCATTTTTTAGGAACACAAAGTAGCCATACAAACCACATTTGCACATTGGGTTTATTGTAGTGTTTGTAAATACAGCACACAGGTCTGGGGGGGAGGTTCACGTCCAGCTTCTCCATGCAGAGTTTTCTGAGGAGGGCTGGGCCCGGGGCTAGGGGGACAATATCAGGCTAAATTCAGTGTATGCATAGTCTGGAAGGTGACTGGTCACTCGGAGGGGCGACCGTGCCTGAGTGACCATAGGTGAGCTGCTTGAAACATAAGTGTCCAGGGGGAGCACCCCGTGGGGTGCCCAAAGGCGGGGGGAATGTGCTCCCATTGCCAAAAGTCTGTACAAAGTGAGGGGTCACACAGGAGAGCCAGATGACGACCATCGCGTGAACAGAGCCCTGCAATGTTGCCCTGCTCCGTGGGGTTTCTTGGATAATTCATAGCAAAGCGCCAGGCATCCGTGCCATTGCTGTGGAAGTGGCAGGCGATCTGGTGGGCATTCTGCAAAACATATGGCATCCCGAGGTTAGTAAATTGCAGGCCCAGGCACGAGCCTTGCACCCAACAAGGCAGGACGCAGCCCCGGAGGCCACGCAGCATGACAGAGCTGGTGGTCGCCGGGATGCTAATGTTCAGCCAGCGGGACTCAAACATGCCAGAGGCGTTGGGGGCCAGAATCAGAGGTGATCTCTGGACATTAACTTCCACGCCAGGGGCGGGTGGATTATCTGTTGACCCCACGGCCCCCAGGCCAGCCAAAACTTGCACCCCCAGCTCCCCCAAGGCCACCGAGAACGTATCTGGCCTGTTGAGGAACTTTAGAATAGCGTCACGCAGGGCGGGGAAACGATTAATCAGCGCCACGGTGGCACGGCCTGCCAGGGCAGAGTCCCTGGCCCCATGAACTCCTCCGATGGCCAGACCCACGTACTTGTCGAGGAACGTGTTGTCCCTAACCTCGCGAAAGAACACCCGTCGGCACAGGCATCCGGCATTCGTGAAGGCCGCCAGGAGGCTTTCATGGCCCCTGGTGCCCGGGGCGCATAGCACGGCCACCTGACATCGTGGGTCAGGCTCTGTCACCAACCGGCGTGGGCTGAGATTCTTTCCTGTCAACGGGGAGACTGCCAGTGCTTCGTTATAGCCGTAGTCGGACACGTGCATGGACCGGTTAATCCGATCTGGTCGCAGGCACTCGTACTGCTCGCTGGCAAAGGATGACCAGGTTCCCAGCAGCAGGCGCAGCGACTGGCGCAACACCGTCTCTGGGCCGTGCTGCACCTCAAACATTTGATCTGGACCTTGCTCGCCCACTCGACCGAGGACTGCCGGGTACATGTTCATGGAGCGCAGGGTCTGCAGCACCTCACCCACGCTGCGCTCCTCCACCTCAAACACCAGGCCGGGGTGCTCTGCAAACATCTCCGGGAGGTAGTCGGAGGCCACCGGCATAGTGATGGTCACTCCCCGCTGCCCGGCCAGGGCCATCTCCACCAGGCAGGTCACCAGGCCCCCGTCGCTGATGTCATGCCCTGACAGCACGATGCCGCTCTTGACCAGCTGCTGGACTGCCCGGAAGAGATTCTTCAGAGACAACGCCTCGGGTGCCCGTGGGGTCGTGGCCACGTCGCTAAAGAGCTGCTCAAACAGCGACCCTCCCTGGATCTTGCCATCCCCGCAACGCACCGCAATCAGGAGACTGCCCGTCTTCTGAAGCACTGGCGTGATCAGAGGACCCGAGAATTCCCCTGGGGCGGAGACAGAGGCCACCACGGTCATGAAGTTGGAGGCGGACGAGCCGGTCTCGGGGCAGGAGGCCGAGCCAAAGGTCAGCTTCACGCCCAGGCCACGCGCGTAGTCACTCGCCGCCGTCATAGCCTCCATCACGGCCGAGTTGTCTGCCCGGCGCGGATCCAGGTGTAGATGCAGGGTGAGCAAGACGTCTTCCGGATCCAAGATTGGGGCACATGCTGCGTTCAGCAGCGCCTCAGCCATTGCCAGCCTGGTTCCCTCCCTCAGATCCAACGACACTTTGTACCCCTGTTCTCCCAATGTAATCACGGTACCTGAAACCTTAACGTTCTCTCCGCCGGGTTTTGCGGAGACAAGCAGCTTCTCTGTCATTCGATCCCAGGTACGATAGGGCAAGGGAGGAGCCCCACCGGGCCTGGTCCAGACCTGACTGTGGGCAACGAAGGCGTAGTCCGCCAGCGGCAGGTCCAGGGGACCTACCCCGGGCTGCTGTGCCACGCGTCCTCCGCTGACCCTGTCCGTGTGCCTGACCAAGTGCTCCTTGCTTCCCACGGTGGGGTGTGACAGGATGCTTGTGAGGCATGACTCCAGCGAGAGCCAGGGCAACTCGTAAGACGGAGAGATGTCCATGCTCTCGTCCACATCTAAGGGTACCGGAGAACTTGCGCCCTCCTCTTGAATCGGGGGAAACTCCACGGTGAAGAAGGGAGAGAAATCATCCATCATCTCGGCGGTGGAAACCGGGGACGCCAGGTCGTTGACAAAGTTGAGTCCACCGAGGGGAACCGTGGAGCCCAGCACATAGTGCTGGCAGCCTGCCATATCGCATGCGCGTCCGAGCGCTTGGAGGACGGTACGGCCGTTGATCTTCTCCCCTCGCTGCCTCACTGTAATGAAGACGTTGGAACAGGCGGGGTTGAGGAAGTAGCTGCTGACAAACTGCTGCATTCCAGGTCCCGTGGCCCTGGCCGGCCCCATTTCTCCGAGCCCGTCCTTAACATCATCCGGTAGGTGAGACAGAAACAACAGCAGACCCCCCTTTGGAACTAGGGACCCCAGATGCTCGATCACAGCACTGGGGCCCGGGGGGCGCGCGTAGCCCGAGATGCACGGGGCCGGGTACAGGGCCGAGAACAGCTCGAGGGCCGTCTGCACGGCCGCCTGTGCCCATGAACTTTCGGCGTAGGGGCACGGAGGGGCCGTCAGTCCGCTCCATGGCTGGAATGGCCCCAACATTATGAGATAGTGGCCGTAGTCATACCTCACAGTGTCAAGTGCCTGGTGCTTGATGGCCCCCAGCTCCCCGTTAAACATAGTGGGCTGTAGGCCCTCTCCTCCCTTGAGCGTGGCGTTGATGGTCCTGTAGAAGCCGGCCACGACCGGCACCCCGCTTTTGGCATGGCATTCAGCCGCCGCCCTGGTCTGAAAGGCCTGTTGGCGCCGGGCCGCCGCCCTGGCATCTGCTCCGGGGCCGGTGGCGGTCTGGTAGTACCAGCCCAGCGATGATGCTATTGCATTAACGAAGGGAAAGAGGCCGGGGTGCTGGCGTCTCATAAACAGCTGTGGGCAGTTGGCCTGGATGGTCCCCGCGGCATGAATGAATCCGTGCTCCAAACTATGAGCGGTTCGTGTGTCCCTGCTCAACACCTTCCATGTGTCAAGGGTCTCCGTGGGCTGAAGGACCAAGTGGCCCGAGTAAGTGTCTCGCAGCGCGGACACGATCTTTAGCTCGTCGGCCAGCTGTCTGCCACCAGCAGCCCTGCCACCAAACACCCACTCATTCAGCTTGCGGAGGTCCGGCCTCGTGTCAGCGGTCTCTGGCCCGGCCACCAGAAGGGCCCTCTGGAAGCCCGCCGCCACCTGGCCGGAATCGTACTTGCGAAGGGCGTTGTCAAACAGGACAAGGTGATTGATGGCCTGGAACTGACGGAAGGAGGGCCGGCTTCTATGCACCTCGAAGCCAAACTGCCTGCCCATCTCCACGCGAAGCACGTACGTGGCGCCCAGGAGTCGCAGGAATTGCTGGATTTCCGCGGACCATGTGGAAGGCCTTGCCATCCAGTCTGGTCCGTAGGCATACACATAGTTGTTGCCTGAGGCCTCCAGGGCACTCTCCGTGCCCAAGTGTTCACCCTGCTCGCCGTTTCCTAGTAGAATGCCAACGAGGGCCAGTTCTCTGGCCCTCTCCTGACGCTGAGGCCTGGGATCGTTGTTGGTGCCACGCAGCGCCACTAGCAGCAGGTTCTCAGCAATCAGGGGCCCCGGGTCTAGGCCGAGCGCGGAGCGTGGGTCAGAGAGTAGCTCATATAGCCTTTCCTCCTGTATGTTTGCCTCTCCATCTTGCCCGAAGAGCCTTACCATAATAAACGGGCCCCCATACCGGGCAACCGGCATTTGCGTTTCCCTGCCCCTCTCTTCCATCCTTGCACGTCAAGTTACACGTGATAGTGTCTCTAAAATTTAATAATACTTACCTTTATACAGTGTTGCGATATGGGGTCGGTGGGCGCTCCTCACTTTCCAGTGTAAGGCAGTAGTAGCAGCAGTAGCGGCAGCATCTAATGACCCCAAAGAGGGCAAAGCCTACAAAAGCCAAACCCATGTAAGTCATGTGTCAGAACGGTGACATAACAAGGCAACACCTGTTGGTGTCACACTTACCAATGAGGAAAATCAGGAATCCTGCTGTAAGAATCCAGGCAGACAAAAGCGTGTTAGACATCACCGTCAGCCACACAGCGCCGGCTACCATGGTGAGCAGGCCACCGAGGCACATAAAAACTGGACCGTATGTTCTATTTCCACTGCCCCATTCGGTCAGGATAGCAAGAATGAAGAGTATGCCAGCGACAATCAGTAATAACATGCAGAACAAATCTAAGGAACAAAGCGTAAAATGTGTGTTACAATCCAATAGCTTGTTTTCTTCAACTAAACAGGAGTAACAAATAGATACTCACTGGGTATAAATTCAGTGCTGCTTAAACTCTTGAAGTTTGTTTGCAAAATACTGCCACCAGCGATTAGCGCGGAGGCTAGCAACAAGAGTGCGAGAGCATATAGGAACAGTCGTGCCAGAAGGATCTTGCTCAGTGGACATGAAGAGCACGAAGAGCAAATCAGGAGAACCACTGTAAAAGAGATGCCAAGTTAGAGCTGCGATTACAAAAGAACAAGTAATGAGTTAAAGGAAGGGAAAACTTACCAAGTGTCCATAGGAGCATGAGAAGGAACATTGTAGTCAAGTTAAGTGTGCCCAAAATCAGTGACGCTAGCAGTGCCAGAGCTATAATCAGAGATGGCATGGTTAGTCCTGTGTCCAGAAAACATGTGGCAAAAAGGCAAGCAATGTCACACGTGTGGCTTACCTGCTGCCAATGTTAAAAGGGCTGCACCAAGAGTACCTAGGCCCCCTGGCGAAGAGAGCCAGAGGACGAAAGCCAGTAGCAGCAGCGTCATGGAAACCACAGTTACAGCTCCAAGGAGGGGACTCAGCTGCAAAACAGCGTCGACGATGAGGACAAGTACACATGCCAAAAACATGATGCCGCCACAAACAGTCAAACGGCGCCATCTCCTTCTGTACGCTAGTATCAGGAGCACAAGCATCACCAGAACTGAAATAAAAGTAAAGTTGACGTCATGCCAAGGCATACATATGAAGTCAAACCTGCATTTCATAACAGAGGCACACTAACCGTAAATGCCTTGTAGTCCGCCAGCTGCGGCCAGCAATGCAAACAGAAGAGAATTAAAAGGTGGGTCCTCAATCCTCCATGTTAGGCAAATTGCAAAGACTGAGGAGAAAAGCAGAGGAAGTGAACTGTTAGAGACAGATCAATCTCACGAACATCATGCATTGTAAATGGTGCGTGTGTACTCACAAGTGACAACCGCAGTAAGCACTGTCACCGGTGTCAGCAGTTTCCTTTGTGCAGCGGCATATGAGCTGGCCACTGCTGCCAAGAGTAGAAGTGAGAGGGCCAAGCCGGTGGCGGTCACAACGGTACTAACTGAGGCCGTGAAACACGAGGCGGCAATAGCCGCCAGCCAAAAGAGGTAGGGCGCAACAATTACAGGCAGGCATACTGGATTCATACTAAGAAAGAGAACGGGCAAGAAGAAAAGTAAGGGTGAATAGAGCAAGACGAATTCT